GCCGAGTCCGGGCATCCGTCCTCATGCGTGATCACTCCCTCGGTAAGGGGAGCCATGCAGGCTGAGCAGCACCAGATCCCGTCCGGGTATCCGCCGCTCAGGGTGAGAAGCCAGCGTCCGGCCTCGGGCGGCAGTGGCTCAGCCACGGTAATCCCACCTGAACAGGTCGTCGTAGTGGGCAAGGATGGCGTCCCAGGTCCGGTCGCCGTCTGCGACGGACTGGATAGCGGACTTGCCGCCCCACGCTGCCAATGGCCTGCTGAGCGCGTCGGCCGGGTCAATGGCGAAGTACCGCTTCAGGCGGTCGATCACGAGATCCGGTATCACCAGCGGATAGCGGCTGGCTATGCGCGCCAGCGTCTCCGGGTTGAGTTCGTCTTTCCGCAGGCCGGCCCGCTCTAGCGCGGTGACGGCCTCTGGCGGTAGTGGCTCGCTCATGCCGCACGCCGCCTCTCCGTGATCACCCTGCGCCACTCGTCCTCAAGGTCCGCTATGAAGGCGTGGGAACTGAACCCGGACCCGAAGCCGGCAGACGGCCACGTGAACCCGTGCCGGGCGGCACCGAAGTCGTCAAGGCGGAGTGCCCGGCATCCCTTCGCGTAGGAGCCGAACGTCTGGCCGAGGGGGCAGTCGCATGAGGATGCGATCCGCATCTCAGCCGGGTCGAGCAGGGCTACCGCGCCGGGCCGCTTGTCCTCGATGAGCGCCACCCCGGCGGCGACGAGGGGCGCAACATCGGCGCTCATGCCGCACTCGCCGGGTGCCGGTTCGCGATTCCCTTAACCTCTGCGGGCTCCAAAACAGCAGCCCTTTCCCTCGGCGGATTCGGCTTCGCAATGGCGAAGGATGCGGTAATCCGGTATCCTTGGTGCATGGCGTCGCGGAATACGTATGCGATCGTGAGAATGCCTATAACGGCAGCGGCGCTGACGGCGATAGTTGCGATCACGGCTGCCCCCTTTCATCGGTGCGGTCAGGGTCGTAGTCGGCTGCGTACGGGGCACCGAGGATGTCGGTCACCCGTCGCCAGTGCGGGTCATCTTCAAGGCCGCTGAAGGCATCCAGCTCGGCCCACAGCAGGCGGCTGGCGGAATCCATCACCTGCCCCGAGGGGTGGCGGGAGCGGGCTTCCTGGCGGCGTTCCCGGCAGTCACAGCACCACGGGTGAGAGCGGCGGTCCCTGCGCGCGGCGAGCTTTCCGGTCAGCCATGCAAAGAGCAGCGGGGAAGTGAGGATGGCAATGGCGGCGAGGAGGGCCAGGAAGGTGCCCAGGGCGTGGTTCATGCGGGCACTCCCTCTGCGGGAACGTCGCCAATCCGCACGAGGTTGATCGGGCATTCGTGGCCGTCGAAGTCATGGCAGGTCTGGCACAGCGCGGCCTCGGTGAACATGGCGTGCAGCTCGCACAGCCAGCCGTCGCGGACGTGCTCATGGACGCACGCGCGTCGGTACTGGCCTTCTGCCGGGGCGCCGCAGATGAAGGGCAGCATTTCCCACTGCGCCTCGCAGGCGAGCGCGCTCATGCCGCGCCATCCCACGAATGAACAAGAAAGCCAAGGTCATACATCCAGGGCTGCTCGTCGGCGGCGAACATGAAGTTGCACGGGTTGCAGACCTTGCGGATTGCGTCGCGGTCGAGAATGTCGCCGCCCCGTGCCCGCGTTAGCGGCTCATGCGGGTCGGTGGCGATGTTCGTGCACCACGGCACTTCGCAGATGGACGGCTCGGCGAACATCTCGGCGACGATGGCGCGGCGCGTCACGTACTTGCGGGCTGTCTTAGCGCTGCGGAATCGCAGTCCCTTGCTGCGGCCTTGCGAGAAACCCGTTTCCCTGCGCGTTTTCCGTTTCTGCGCTCCGGACGCCCCTGCAACTTCGGGCAATTTTCCGCGCGCATTAAGGCCCGTCGCCCTCCGTAGCGGCCTGGTGCCCTTGGGCATCTCCGCCTTGCGCTGGAGGTTCCCGCCGCGCTTCAAAATCCCTCACCCCTCTGGCCCCGGTAGGCGTCCGCCACGGACTTTGTGAGCGTCTGCTGGAAGCTGCCCTGCTTGCCGACTTTCCGCAGGTGATCGGATGCCGCCTGCCGTGCCACCTTCGCCAGCCGGTAAGCGCGCTCCTCGTCCTTGATCTGGTCCTCAACCCAGGCGGTGACATAGGCGACCGTGATCCGGACGCCGTTAAACACGCCGGCTGGCGGGCAATCGGGCGACATCTGTGCCCGGCGGCGTGCGGAGTCGCGTGCCTCCTCGGCTTCGAGCTCGGCGTTGCGGGCGCGCGCGAGCAGTTCGCCCGCCTCCTCAAGCGCGTCGGAGTAGGACTGGAGGTCGCGCTCGGCACCGGGCGGCGTCTGCGGGTCGCGGCTGCCGGAGATGTGGCGCTTGCAGTCACAGAGCCGGCACTCGCCGATCTCATCGGGCCGCGCCCAGTGGCCGCATTCGCAGCGGCCGGCGGGGATGGTCTCGTGACGGGCGGGCATGCTCACGGCGTCTCCCACCCTTCAGGCTGGTGACGTGGCGGAAGCTCGTCCACGGCTGCCGCCAGGTCCCTCGCGGGAAGATCCAGGGCTTCCGGGGTGGCGTCGTGGGCCAGGACTTCCCTCGCTACCCGCAGGAGTTCCCGGCGGGCGTTCACGGCTGCCTGAAGGGCGCTCACGCTGCAGCCTGCTTGCGCCACAGGTCTTGCAGGTAGGGCTTGAGCGGTTCCCAGGTGTCGTTCTGGCGGTCGGAGCAGACGTGCTCGTCGCCCAGCCCCTTATCCTCGGCCTCGGCGGCGCACGCCTCGATCCCGCGCCGTGACGTGGCGTTCCTGGCCTTCGCCGCGATCTGCTCGGCGCGCTCCCAGTCCTCAAGGCCGGGCTCGTCCGCTGGCACATCTGGCAGCGGTGGCGCGGGCTGCGCTACAGACTCAGCAGCAGGGACGGGCGGCGGCGCTGCGGCGATGGCCTTCGGCTGCTCTCCGGGAGCGGGCGGAAGCTGAGCCATGATCCCCCGGCCTTCGAGCGCCCCGGAGGCGATCTGGCGGAACGTGGCCAGCACTTCCAGCACGGGGACCGGGTAGTTGGTCGTCTTGCCCCCGGCGATCCGCTGCCGCTGCTCGATGCGCAGGATGGCGGGCAGCAGGACGCCCTTGTCGCGGGCTGCCTGCATGAGGATCGCCGCGTCGCCTATCTCGCTGGCGGCGTAGTAGCTGCCTGAATCCAGGCGGAAGATTCCCAGGCCGGGCAGGTCGGGGATCATGACCGAGATGCGGGTGACGAGCTTGCACGCCTGCGGCGGGTTCAGCTTGGCCAGCCCGGCGCGCTCCAAGGCGCAGCGCGCAACCTCGTCCTCGTCGCCAGGGTCAGCGGCGTGCGGGCACAGGCACGGACCATTGCTTATCTGCTCGTGCCGGGAATCGCAGCGCCTCTCCGCTCCCCCCTTGTTCCACTTCTCATACCATTGCGAGATCACCTGATCGCGCGGCGGCACGGTCACGCCGATGGCCGACTCTTTGGTGATGACCTCAAACTGCCCGCGCTGCCAGTCGCGCACTTCGCCGCCGTAAAGCTCGGCGATGGCGTCGGCAGCGACTCGCGACGCAGTAGTGAATCTGAAGGTGCTCAGCTTGTCGGGTCGCATCTTTCCGTTGGACGCCTGGACTAGCTGGCCAAGGCGTATCCGTCCGATCTGCTGCCCGCGTCTTTGGATATCCAAGATGGCCATTACGCCGCCTCCCCCGATGCGGTGGCTTCCCCGGCAAGGCTCAGCCCGTGATCGGCGAGCATTACCCGGATGGTTTCGATCAGCTTCGGCCCGACGCCCTTGACGGCGAGCACGTCGGCCACGGTGAACCGGGCCAGGTCTTCCAGTTCCGTCGCCGGCCCGAGTGCCTTGCCGAGCGGCGACAGTGCCCGGCCGTAGCCCTCGCCGGCCAGGTCGCAGATCCGCGGCCCCGGCATGGTGCCGTCAGCCCGCAGCGGGCGCACGGCGTAGCCCGGCTTGGCCTTCTCCACCTGCCGGTCCCGGTAGACCCCGGCGGCGTTCCGGAACCGCTCCCACGCAACCTCGTCCTTCGGCCCGGCCACCAGCATCAGCAGGTAGCCGTCCGGGTACTCGGGCCGCAGGTGCAGGACGGCTCCGGCGTCGGTGCGCGGCATCGGCTGCAGGTCGCCCATCGGCAGCAGGCATTCCGTCATCCGCCGGTACGCGGCAAGCTGCTCTTTCCAGGTGCCTTCCTGGTTGCGGCCCGTCTTGGTGTCCACGCAGACCGACACGACGCTGCCGGGGCAGGCGATGAGCCGGGAGCCATCCGGGTGAATCGCGTACCCGGTCAGGACGATGATCATGTCGAGCGTCCCGGCGATGCCGAGAGGCTGGTTGTAGACCGCCATCTCCGTCGCCTCGAAAACCGGGTTGAAGTGCGCGACGAAGCTCAGGAACCCCTCGATCATGAAGTCCGCGACATCCTCGACGGGCTCGCCGTCATACAGGGCGTCCCGCAGGTGATCCGGCAGCACGGGGATGGCGATGTCGGCCCCGGTGCGGCCCGGCGACGCGGCCCAGAGGATCAGGGCCTCCTGCACGTCGTGCACGTAGGTCCCGGCGTCGGCCTTGACCGCGCGTAGCTGCTCGGCGGCGTCCTTCCCGAGGTCGATCGCGGCCTGGCGCCGCTCGTCCTGCGGTATCCGCTCATCCCGCAGCGTCTGCGCCAGTAGCGTCATGTGATCGACGGCCCACGCCATTGACGACGTGCCGTACCACTTCTTGATCCACGGCTTGCTGTTGGTCGCGCTGATGACCGTGGTGACGGAATCAAGCTGCTCGCCGGTCGGCGGGTACGGGTAAAACCTAGAGTCGTCCTCGCGCGTCGTCCGCACTTCCGTCGCGGCGGTCATCTAGTGCCTGCCATCAGGTAGCGCAGCGCATCGTCAACCTCAGCGCACGCGAGCTGGAGCGCCTCCTCTTGCCGGCCTGCGCACGTGAGTTCGGGCCAGACTTCTGCCCACGTCACCAGCCCCGTAGCCAGCCCGTTCCGGACCCGGACGGCTTCGGTAAAGTCCATCCACGCAAGCGCCAGTTCTTCCTCGCTGAGGCTTGCGCTTGCCCACGGCCGGACCTCGAACAGCGGGGCGTCCCGCTCAGCCATCGCGTCGAGCACGTCCGCTGCCGTCTGCTCTGAGACCGGGAGGGTTATCACGTCTGCGGTGGTGGTCATGAGGCACGCTCCACGCTGTCAACCCACGCCTCAGCCGACAGGTCCGCGAACCCGTCCAGGAAGCCGGCATCGCGCAGGTTCGCGCCGCGAAGGGCGACTTCCGCGTAATCCTCTAGCGACCTGTCGCCCCAGCCGCCGGGCTCGGCCTCCACCGATACCGTGACGAGGAACTGCACCTCGGCTTGCCTGGTGCTCATCTCGCGGCCTCCTGCTCATCGACGTAGCGGCTCATGCCACGGCAGTACGGGCAGACGGCGAGGTGCCAGCGTCCATTACCGAAGGCGAGGGATTCCCGGAGGCAGTAGAGCCGGGTCCAGCGCGGGCGCCTCATGCCGCCGCTCCGTCGTCCTCAACCGCGTCAATCACGGTCGTGTGCATGTCCGCTGCCGGCATGATCACGGTCCCCGGAGCGTCCTCGTCAGGCTCCAGAACCGGGTCGGCGGGCATCGGCTCCGAGTCGTGAAGCTCAAGGAACTTCGTCACGCCTTCATCGCGGCGCTCGTCTGCCTCGGTGCGGGGACCGAAGATCTCGTCAAAGGGATCGGGCGACACGTCATCGCGGGGTACGGGAACGAACTCGTACCCGGCTGCGGCAGCCTCGGCTAGCGTGACGGGCGCCAGCCCGAACTCCGCGCGGTCGGCCTCTGCTGCCGCTGCCAGCGCGTCCAGTTCCGGTGCTGGCCCGGCGTCCACGGCGACTACGGGCAGGAGCGCCACGTCCTCTCCCCTTAGTGCCTGCTCGGACAGGGCGTAAAGGGCACCGAACGCGGGGTCGGTCAGCCGGCGTTCCTCGTAGCGGGCCTTCTCCTCGTCGGTGGCTTCCCGCGGCTCGCCGATGCCCAGCACCCAGGCGAGGTCGGTGCGCTCACGCAGGAGTTGCGCAGCGAAGTCAACGGATAGCGGTCCATGGTCCATGGCCCGTGGCTTGGCGGCAGGCTTCGGCTTCGTTGCTGTAGGCATGTCAGTGGTCCCCCTCGTTGCAAGTCAGTCGCGGCAGCAGCCGGGCGCGTATGCGGTCCTCGACGTCTGCCCGGTGCTGGATAGCGGCGGCAAGCCGCTCGTAGGCGCTAGCGATACGGTTGCGGGCTGCCTGGTCCTCGGTGATGTGGTCCCGCTCTGCGATGGCGCGGAGCGTGGCCTGCATGCCGGTCATGACGCCTCCCGGCAGGCGCGAGGCAGAACGGATGCCAGGAACTCGCGGGCCACGTCAGCGGCCCGGTGCGCGGACGGCTCGGCTACGCAGTAGCAGCCGTCACGGTCCTCGTTCGCGTCATGCTCGATGCCCTGCGCCGTGCCCTCCAGCCAGGCGGCGACGGCGAGCGCGACTGCTGGCTGCATAGCTGCCACGTAGCGGGCGTCCGCGTGGTCCGCCTTCCACTCCTTCCGGCCGAACATCGCGACCCGCTTGCGGTCCCGCAGGTGCCCGTCGTTGAGTACCTGGCAGCCCTCGAAGCCCATGCACAGGTGATCCCAGTTGCCGGAGGTTGCGCCCTCGGCGAGTCCCCGCATCATTCGCGCGGCTTCGCGCAGGCTGGCCATGACCTCGGCGGATTCGGTGGCGCTCATCGCCCGATCACCGCCCTGCCGGTCCCGCTGCACTCCGTACCGGGGCACAGCACGTGGCTGTGAGTGCCTACCGTCCCGTTGTCCACCCGGACCTGACGGAGGCACTGGGGGCAGTAGACGAGGCCGTGGCGGGCTACGGGCCGGTAGTCCTCGCAGCTTGCGCGGTGGGTTTCGTGGCGCCCGGTGCCGCTGCCGACCCCGAAGCATTTGGGGCAGACGTAGCCGATGCTCACCGGCTGGGGCATGGCCAGGGTCACGTTCCGGCCTGTCACCGGGAGGGCTGCCGGGGCGCTCATGACGCACTCTCCGTCTGCTGCAGCGCCTCGCGGCGGGAAGCGCACCACGCGGAGAACTCAGCGACGTGATCGCGTATCCGCTGCTGCTGCCCGTAGGCGGTCCTGACGGTGCGCGCGTGGCGTCCCCGGCTGGTCAGCCCGCGCCATGCGTGGCGCTGCTCGCGCCTCAGCACGCGCGTTCCCTGGGGCCTCATAGCGCGCCCTCGTCAGTGACAAGGGGTGCTTTGGTGGACATTGCGGTTCCTCCCTGTATCGTGGTCGTGCGGTTCCTTCCGGGGCGTCAGTGGTAGCTGGCGCCCCGTTTCACGTCTCAGGCCGCGTCGGCGCCCTTCTTGCCTGCCGCTTCCGCTAGCCCCTCGTCCAGCAGCCGCACTGCCCGTTCCAGGGGAGCCGGTGACCGTCCGGGAGATGCGGCGAGGGCGTCACGTGCTGCCTTCTCCCCTGCCGCGCGGACCGCGTGCTGGCCGGGGCAGGACTCGCGGGGAGCGGTACTGGCGGTCATGCGGCACCGCCCGTTCCGGGAAGCTCGATCTCGCCGCGCTCGGCCGCCTGATACCAGCGCTCGTACTTGCTGCCGGTCCTGTCCCAGTGGACGCCCAGCAGGCCCGCAGCCTCGATGGCGGTTGCGCCCTTGTGCCGGAGGTCGGCGTACTGACGCACGCGCTCAGCGAAGGCACCGCGCAGTGCGGCTCCTGCTCCCGGCACGTTCCCGGCTGCCCTGTTGCGGGCTGCCACGTCGGGGCGCTTCACGCCGCTGTCCCCGCCGTGAGCGGGTCGCACTCCGGGTCCTGCATCAGGCTGGCCACTGGCGCTTCTAGCGCGGCGGCCAGCCGGTGCAGTACCTCGATGCTCGGCGCGTAGTTCTCCTTCTCCAGCTCCGCTACGTAGCGGGCTGAGATGTCGCAGGCGACGGCAAGCTGGGACTTCGTCATGCCGCGCCCGACGCGCTGTCGCCGTAGCTCCAGACCCTTGATATCAGGCATGGACCCATGGTGGAAGTGAATGGAAGCAAAGTCAAGTCAATTGACCTGGATTCCCTGATTCTTTACTCAGGGTGGAAGGTGATCGCGCGTGCTGCGGCTGGGGTCACTGGTAGTTCTGCGGTCAGGGTGGATTCTTCCTAACCCTTCCGGCATAGTGTCTGCATGGCGCAAGAGGACTGGAAACGCCTTGCCAGCTACGTGGTCGCGCGCAGGGTGAAGCTCGGCTACCGCGACCGGCTGGCCTTTGCCGACGTCTCCGGCGTGACGGCACGGACTCTCGGCAAGCTGGAGAAAGGGCTAAAGGTCGGCGCGGTCACCCTGGCGGACGTTGAGATTGCGCTGGGCTGGGAGCCGGACTCGGCGCGGAGCATCCTGGCCGGCCGCGAGCCGGTGATCAAGGCAGCGCCTGCCCTTGCGCCGCAGATACCGGAACTCACCGAGGACGAGCGCCGCGCCGTCCTGGCCTACCTGGAAGTGCGCCGCGCGGGCGGCTGATCGCGCACGAGATGCAGCGAGGGGACCGGGGCCGCAGCCTGATACCAGGCGAGCCGCTCGGCAAGCGCGCACTCCCGGCCGCGGGAATCTGCCAGGTCGCCGGCCAGCCGGGTAACCAGGACGTCCCGTCGCTGCCGTGAGCGCATCGCCACGACGACTCCTGCCGCCACGGCTGCCGCTGCCGCCAGTGCCGCCGTCCATGCCAGGCCCCGTCGCCGCATACCACTATCCCCGCTATCTGCGCACTGCCGGGGGCGGCAGCGCGGGACAGATGTTAACGCCGCTGACCTGAGAGGCAGCGGCGGGTCTAGTGGCCGGAGACTACCCGCGTGGCGGGTGAACGCACTCCGTAGCATACAGTGATGGCCAAGTCACGCACCGTGAACGGCGGTTTGCGTAAAAAGGCCGCGACGGCGGGCCGGCATCCACCACGCGCTGTCTCCGGCCAAGGAAACGTTCGCGCAGGTTGCCGGCCACGCCGTCGCGGCGCTTGGCTCCCGGTACCGGAGGGGGCGGCCGGGAAGCTATACACCATCGTGCACTGCCGCGCGGGCGACTTCTCACGATGAGACACTCTTGTCTGAAATACCTTGGCATGCCGGGCGCCACCCCAGTAGTGACCAGATGCCTGCGCCCTTCCCTCCCGTAGCGCTAGCCTCCGCACCGGAGGGGAGTCACGGCGGCGCGCTGCCTTAAAGACCGCTCGCAGCGTTCCCTGTCGGGGTCGATAGGAATCTCCTCTGCATGCAAGCCTGACGCGCCGCCGTGACAACTAAGGCTGCCGTGCCGGAGGCGGGGGACAACCGGCACGGCAGCCGGCTCAGCCCCAGGATGCCCCTTCCTCCTTGGCCACCTCGATCAGCTCCAGCAGCTCGTCCGGCCCTTCCGCCTCCAGCGGCGGCTGGGGCCTGGTGGCGCGCTCATGCTTCGTCAGTTCCCCCGTGCGCCGCGCGAACCACTTTCCGCCGGCTACGTACGATGCCCAGCCAGGGTTAGCGGCGTCGATGCGCGCAATGGCCTCGGTGACGGTCTCGAGCGCGTCAGCCACGGCCGACCTCCGCGTAGGCCGCGCTGACAAGGGCGTCATCGAGGAAGCAGCGGAGCACCTGCGCGCTGCTGGCCGTCAGCGTGTCGCCGTCGCCTCGCGGGACCGCGGTGAAGACGCCGTCTCCCTCGGTGATGACCCACGCCCCGCCGTAGCGGGCCTGCAGGCGTGCCAGTTCCCAGCCGCCGCCGTTCACCGGGAGCCCCTGTCCACGGGCGCGGCCTGCCGGAGCTTGGCCCGGAGAGCTGCCGCACTGTCCGCCGTGATGGGCGTGCCGCCGTCAGCGGGCCGGGCTTTCCAGATGGCACCAGCGCGGCGGTAGTCGATCGAGAACGTGTAGCACGGCTGCCATTGATCCTCCAGGTCTGCCAGGTCGTGCAGGTCCCTGGTGCCCTGCGATTCCTGTAAGCGCGCTCGTTCCTCAGCCATGCCCGTCCCCGCTTCCGGTAGCCGTTCGCTCACTCACTGCTCACCATACGCCGGGTATCCCTGGACATCTACTGTTATGCACATGCGCATTAGGATGCCCCGGATTGTGCACATGTTACTCCGGGTGCCTAATGTTGATCTTGTGACGCTCGACTATGAAGGGGAGATACCCCTTTACCGGCAGCTGGCAGCCATCCTGCGGGCTCAGATCGAGGCTGGGGAGATAGCGCCGGGGCGGCCGATCCCGAGCAAGAAGCGCCTGTGCCAGGAGTTCGAGGTGAGCGCCGGCACAGCCGAGCACGCACTTAGCCTGCTCAAGGCGGAGGGCCTGATCCGCCCGGCCCCCGGCAAGGGCCTGTACGTGGTGCCGGAGGACCAGCGACACGCACCGTGACCAGCGGTTACGTGCGCCCCGTCGCTGCCTTGTTACGCTACGGAGCGCGACCTTCTACCCTGTCGGCCGCCTGGTGGTCTTTGCGCAGACTGCCCGCGAGGCCGTCCGCTTTCCCCCCGGGAGCGGCGGCCTCGCTTTTTCCGCGCCTGGACGCCAAGATGCCCGGCCAGTCTTCGCAAATGGCCGGGCATCTCGTGGCGAGAGTCCCGGGATGCGATCGGGAACCTCTGAACCCCCGCGCAGGATGCTAGCGCAGGGTGAGCGTGAGAGCACTCAGCGACACGAGGGGAAGCTGGGCCTGCCGCCGAGATTCACGGTTCGCCATCCAAGAACTGCGGCCGGATATCCTTGCTGCGGATGCCGCCGCTAGGAGGGTCCGGCGTTACGAACGGCGAAACCCGCTAGATCAAGGCCCCTGATCACGGCATCTAGCCTATCTACCTGCGGATTGCCGCCGAAAACCGGCGTAGTGGCCTCTTACCGGCCGGATGATGGTCTCAGGAGCCGGATTTCGCTGTCCGGGCATGGCGAAGTGCCCGCCTGCGGCGGGCTGCGGAGCAGGAAGCCCTACGCTCGCGTGACAGCGAGCGCGCTGGCGAGCGTGGCCAGGATGACCAGGTCAACATGCAGCCGGACGCGGGGCAGGCGTCGCACCCGTAGCGGGAGCATCCCCCACTCGTGCTTGAGCCGGCCGAACTCGCGCTCGACCGCGCCGCGCTGGTGATACAGATCCTTGTACCGCTCGGTCTCGCGGGGGATCAGCGGGTGCAGCCGGGATGCCTTAACCCATACCGACGCGGGCTGGCATTCACCGGAGGGACACCTCCACTTGGACGCGCCCCGCTTCGTGTCGGAGCCGGCGAAGGTCCACGTGCCGTGCTCGCACTGCGGCGGGTTTGCCTTCCCGGCCTTGACGGCGGGAGTCATCCGCAGCGGTATGACGGGCCGGATTCCCCGGCTCTCGGCTAGCTCGTAGATGTCCTCAGCGTCGTAGCCACGGTCCATGACGGCCACGGCGGGAGCGAAGCCACGCCCGGCGGCGGCGTCCAGCAGGACGGGCACGAGCGGCAGTTCGGAATCCTTCGCCGTCTCCACCTGCCATGCCACCGGCAAGCCCGTAACGGTGCAGACGGCGGCATGCACCTTGTAGCCGTAATAGCCACCTCCGGAGCGAGTGGAAATGGATGAGCGGTGACCCCAGGTGGCGTCCGGGTCGGAGAACCGCTTACGCAGCGCACCGCCCCGTGAAACGTATTTCTGGCCATTCGCGTAGGCCGGAAGGTCGCTTCCGTCAATGGCGACGGTCTGGCCCATTCCCGGCTTGACGGCGCGCAGTGAGGCGAGAACCGCATCGATGCACGCGGTGAGCATGTCGCCGTGCAGCCGGAGCTTCGCCCCGAAGCGGTAGGCGGCATCCACGGACGGGACCGCCCCCAGCACGTCGCGCAGCGCGGCGTGGTCACGGACCAGCGCGACGGTTCGGGTCCAGGTCGGGAGCGTGTACAGGCTCTTGACCAGCGTCAGGCCGACCATCGCCCGCAGCGGGTAGCCGGGTCGCCCGGTCCACCGGGTCGTCTCAAGCTGAGCGATCAGCCCGGCAATCTCAGGGCTGTCCAGCAGCAAGCGGACCTGTGCAGCGTCGCGGGGCAGTGATACCGTGGTAGCGGCCATGGGGTCCTATCCCTTGGTCCAAGCCCCCGGAGTGTTGACGCACTCGCGGGGGCGCCTGTCATTTACTTACAGGCTCATTTTATCCAAGGGGTCTGACAATCCCTGCTGCCTAAGCTATGCAACAGCGAAACGCACTGACTCATTTCTGACGAAGGCTATATTCAAGGAGTCGAAAACTCCCATGCGACCGAGCAACGGCATGGGGCAGGCTTCGGAGAAAAGGGCCAGTACCTCTATCCCCTTGCCGAAAATGTGGGCGACGAGATCTGCTGCGGGTAGCTTTATCTTCTCCCCTCCAAACGCATGGGCAGCATCCTTTTTTGGCAGGTCGTCCGCCGACAAATGGAATACCTGAAGAAGTGAGGTGGGAAGAAAAGTACAGTCGGAACCCGAATCTACCAGGCAGCCGAGACGCTTATGGCCGAGAAGCCGCCCTGCTGCGTCAATGGCCGCAAACTCCACATAAATTGCTGGCTCAGGTAAGCCCGCACCAAACATAAAGCTATATGGCTCGCCGTGCGTGAACGTCAAAACGTGAGGCTTTCGGAGGCGGTCCAATTACTTACCCCGCCAGGCGCCCTGAAGATCGCACAAAGACCAGGGTAGCGCCGCGCGTCTCGTCCTCGTCAAAGTCGGTGGGCGAGCCTTCCACGGCGATTACGCGCCCGCTTGCCTCATCCAGCGCTACCCAGCGACCCCTGTATGCGGCGGCCTGCCGGGTCCGTTGCCATGCGACCACGGGATCAGCGCTCGCAGGGGACTCATCTGGACCTGATGCTCCAGGAACGACCGTGGACCCGACGGACTCGTACGGTACAGGGCTCTGCGCCGCTTCCTGATCAGGATCAGGTTCAACAGTCGTTGACAAGAACCGGCGCGTCTTATCCTCGTCAGGCATCTTCCCCTCCAGACGGAGTTTGGCCCGCTTCCACTTCAGGTAGCATGCGAGGCGCAAGCTGCTCTACGCTGGGAAGCGGGCCAAATTTAGACTCCCAATCCGATACAGCCTTGGTGAGCAAGTTGGCCAGTACCTTCGCGTGCGTAGGCGAAACGAGAATCCGAACAACCGTCTGTGAAGTGAGGCGCTGATTCTCGACAGTGCTGTCAGGTGCCGGAAATGAAAGAGTGAAGGCGACAGCTAGATCCCACTGCGTCATGCCTATTTGTGCGCCGTTCACATATTGCGCAGTAGCCTCAACCGAGTCCTGGGGCGATGGCGACGTAGTCCCCCATGGCAGCGTATAAGTCACTAAGAGCCCCCTCCTGCTGATTCGGGGCTACCCTCGGCCCAGCGGATCACAGCGGCGCCCCGCCGAACGCGCGTGCGTAAGCGATCAGGCATAGGCCAAACGATACAGCTTACTCCTATGATCAGTTGATCATCTGTATCCCCTCCCTTCCACTACAGGATGGGTCTGACTCCGCGCGCCTAGATTACCCTTACTGCCGGGCGTGGGGTAATGATCAAGGAATCGTGGGGTCTAGCATGATCACCAAGCCGGCCTTACCGCAGGTCAGGTGAGTTTCGCCGGACCCTCCTAGTGGCTGACGGGCCTCTCATCGCCCGCTGCACGGAAACGATGGCACCGAGGCGGGAGCCGTCTTTGCCGATGATCCAGACTGTCTCGCCGTGGCCGGCTGAGCGGACCGCCTGCCGCAGGGCATCGCGCACGGGCTGCGGGGCGATCCTGTCAATGTGCAGCTCACCCGTCACGACTTCCTCGCCAGCCACCCACGGCAGCAGCCCGCTCCCGCCGCAAGGATCGTAGTTCCTCGCGGATCCGCAGTACAGGTAGTGGGTCTGCACCGTGCCGTCTTTGCGCAGCCGGAACGAGTAGCGGCAGCGGGAGCACCGGCCGCGCTTCACGGGGGCGGCACTCCCGTCCTCCGCGCCTCCGCGAGCGACAGCGCATCCACGTTAGCACCGCCTACCGCGGCTTCATGGCAGCGGTCCTTGTGGTCCTGGCCTGCGAGCCGTCCGCAGTGCGGGCACCTTTCCGTGAGGCTGGGGCAGTCGCAGGCCATCAGGCCTCCGTCTCGCGGAGTTTGCGCTCGAGCCGTTCCGCCCGGACCGGATCCGTGGTCAGCCCCGGATGGCACAGGAAGTCGCACACGTCGCTGCCTGCACCGAGCACAATGCAGTCACCGTTGCAGCCGTGGCGGCAGTCGGACGGGTCGATCAGCGGCACGATGGACGCCAGCCACTCATCGTCAGCGACCGGGGCCAGCTCGCGTGCCAGCTCGCGCCGCTCGATCCGCCGCCGCCAGCGGGTCGTGTCGTCATCCCGGCAGCACCGGCACTTGTAGCCGCCCGGTCCCCGGCAGTAGCGGCCGAGCATCTTGCGCTGGCTGACGGCCATCACGCCACCTCCAGCCTGTCAGGATGCACCCTGCCGCCTTCCAGGTAGCCACCCGGCAGGTAGTCGGCCCGCGCCTCGTCGTCCAGCAGAGCCCAGCATTCATCGCACGGGAAGTCGCGCAGGGGCCCGTGGAACACGATGAAGGACCCGAGGAACGGCAGGTCTAGGCAGACGGACGGGTTGTCCCATTCATCGCTGCCGGTCCAGATCCACAGGCGCCACCAGTGCGTGCAGGACCACGGCGGCCACCACATGAAGCGGCGGCCGATGTTCACCTGACCGCGCGCCATCAGGGACTCATCTCCCGCGCTTCCACCACCGCGTTGTGAGCCCGGCAGGCATCCTGCGCCAGTTCCCGCGCGAACATGACCCCGATGAAAGGATCACGCCCGGGGTCCGGCTCCGCGCCGAGCTGGGCGTAGATGGTCTGGCCGGCGCCGGGGAATCCCCGCTTGGTGCCGGTGCGCCACGGGAGCTTCATCGCGGCGTGAGCGTCGCGGTAGTCCATGGCCATCAGATCGAGCTGTTGAAGGCCGCCACGGGAACCGGCTGCGGCACGACCAGCCTTCTCAGTGCCTCATCCAGCACGTCGTCTGACAGCGAGGGGAAGTCACCGAGGGGGACGGAGCGGAGATCCGGCAGTGCGGTCCCGATCACGGCTGCTGGTGCCACGGCTCCTCCTCGGTGCGCTCTTGCTGGCGTTCTAGTGCAGGTACACGGGCCGCAGGGTCAGTTCCTCATCGCCGCCCGGAAGCTCCTGCTCGTCCGCGACCTGGACGCCGCCCATCGTGAACAGGCCAAGCTCCGGCTCGCACGGTCGCAGCAGCGCGAGCACCGCGCCGGCAGTGCCGTGGCCGGCCGCGAACGGGATCTCAAGGATCCCGCCGTTATAGATGATCTTCTGCCTGTCGATGGCGCTCACCCTCAGCATTCTACCGCTCACGCCCTGCTATCCCTAGTGCCTCCGGTGCTTCCTGTGCCGCCTGTTCATCATTGGCGGCTCACCCGAGCAGAAGGCCGCGTAGCCGGCACCCAGGGCGACGACAGCGGCGATGCCCAGGCGGATCAGGTGATCATGCAGCACGCGCCGATCATGGCACCTGACCGGGTTTGCACGCGGTAGCCACACCGTCACCGCTGCCACCACAGCCACATCACCGCATCGAAGGCCACGATGCCGGCCAGGGCAGCGAAGACGGCAGGGCGCAGCCACTCGTCCCGGAACTCGCGCAATGCCTTGCGGAGTGCCTTCAGGGGCTGCGGGCGCGGTGCCGGGTATCCCGCTTGCTGCGGGTGCCAGTGGCGGCCAGGGCCGGTCACGGGCTTACCTCCAGAAGTTCGCATGCCCGCAGGTAGACCGAGTGGGACATCTCCGCGCACACGCAGGATGACGGATCCGGGCACTGGCCGTCCGGGTGCAGCGGGATGTCGAGTTCCCCCATGGCCTGCCAGAAGGCGCGGATGACGCTCTGGTCATGCGGCGGCAGGGTGTTGAGCCGGGCCGCGATGGTCGCGTTAGCGGCGCTCACCGGGACTCATCCCAGTCACCCTGAGCGGGCCCGCGCCACGGCTCTCCGGTCTCCACGGGGGCAACGTACTGCCGCGGCCCCTCCGTAGTCCCGGTAGCTGTCACCCTGTCAGGGACGGCGGAGAGCGTGCCAAGGTAGGCGCGGGCGACCGCAAGAGCCTGCGGAAAGCGCAAGGGGAATATGCGCGCGTCCTCAGCCTCAGCGTCCAGCCAGTCAGCGACAGCAAGGGCGGGCTCGCGGCTCCAGCCCGCGATGTGCTCGGCGTCGCGGTGGTCGGCTTTCCATTCCTTCCGGCCGCAGAACGTGACCCTGACGCGCTCCCGCAGGTGCCCGTCGTTGTGGACCGCGCAGCCCTCCGAGCCCATGCACATGTGCGCCCAGCGGCCCTGCGATGCCCCCTCGGCGCGCTCCCGGATCAGTGCTGCGGCTTCACGCAATTCGTCGGCGTCGCTCATCTCTCAGCCGCCCTGTCTGCCGGGTCACTCAGGGTAATGACGTGATGCTCCACATGGGATACCACCATCACCCGCTCTGGTCCCTTGTCGGGGATGATGCGGACCGTATCCCCCTTGGTAACGGTCACGAGTGCGGCGTCTCCTTCGAGCACGCGGACGGGCTTCGCCTTTTCTGCCCAATAGTCGCTCATCGGTCCTCCCCTGCAGGTGGCTGGCCGTACAACTCCGGATGGTCGGCCATGTAGAGCGCTGAGCAGAACGGGCAGCTGACATCCTCGGCCGAGTCGGATCGCGGCTCGGCCATGCCGATCACTCCGCAGTAGGCGCGATGCCGACTTGAGCCGACTAGGTGGACGCGCTCGCTCAGCGGGTATGGCCTCGGCCTCATCGTTCCTCCTGTCCAGTCTCACGGGTATCCGGGGATAGCTGGGAACGGAGACGGGAGAGTGCCTCAGCGAGGATGGCGTTGACAGCCTGCCCGGTTGCCTTCGCGTGCGCGAGCAGCCATGCCCGGTCGTCAGGCGCGGGCCGGAAGCACACGGGGCGCTCGGCGTGACGGTCAGGCATCAGGAAATCCCGAGCAGTCCCGCCAGCGGGTCCGAGCGCCGCTTGGCCACGAACATGGCGCAGACCTGGATGCCCGTGAGGAACCCAACAATCCCTTCCTTGGTGACGAACTTGAGGATCTGGCCGTTCCAGCCGACGATCCACTGCTCTCCGAGCGGCTCAGTCGGCAGCACGTACTCGATGAGGCCACCGTCCTGGTAAGCCTTCAGGTCTTCGTAGATCCGCTCGTCTGTTACTTCTGGAGGATCGGCAGTGACGTCCATCTCGTGTCTCCCTCGCTAGGTGGTAGACCCCACGCTAGTCCCGTGGTCTACCACTGTCAAGCCGGGCCGCCGTACCTGTGCCCGTACACCTCCGTCAGGCAGCGGGGAAGTTGAGATGGGCCGCCGCTCCCCAGCAAGCAAAGGCTGCCGCGTCGTAGGCCCGTGCAGCATCTTCCTCGTTGCTGAACCAGCCGAGGTACTGATCAGGCTCGTAATCCACGGGGCATATCAGCGCGCGCCATCGCTTCTGGGTGCTGTGCCAGGACACACCCCGGAACCGCGAGGTCTTGCCGCGCCGTAGCCGCTGGTTTCGCGACTGCTGTGATTGCGTCGCCCACCGGCAGTTCCCTGGTTCGTAGCTGCCGTCATTATCGAGGCGGTCGATGGAGGTTCCTTGCGGGCGCGCGCCCATGTCCGCATAGAAGTTTTCAAAACTGGTGAGCCAGCGTTCGCAGACGGTGATCCCGCGACCCCCATAGTCGTCCCACCCTGGATTCTTAGGGTCAATACAACGGCGCTTCATGGACATCCACGACCGGTATTCCGGCGAATCCGTCATGCCGTGCTTTGGGTGCGCCCCCGTCAGCACGATCTCCGGGTCGCCGTGCTTGCGCCAGCGCGCATAGTGCGTTCCGCACAGCCCTCGCGCAACGGCGTCCTTGCCGCATCCGTCGAATGTGCATGTGGGGATGTGCTCGCCGCGCACGCGCTCCGCTGGCCCAGGATCACCGTGATCACGAAGGCGCCGGAGATGCATGTTGCAGTACCCGCGCCCCTTGTGCTTGCGGTCGCATCCTTCGACGCTGCATTTACGCTCAGCCGGGGTATCGTCTCGGGCTAGGGTCATTTCCAGCTCCCACTGGTAGTGATCTCAGGCCCCGTTTGGTGTTGACGCACCGGACGGGGCCGCTTGCCCTGCAATTCTACTCGCCTGACCTCGGGTAATGCCGCTTAGTCGTCATCGGGAGCGAGGGAATATCTATAAGAGACGACCCTATCCGGCGGCATGGCCGATTCGGTGTACAGCAGCGGGCCGTCGTCATCGGAGAAGATCGCCACTGGCGCGAGGATGGGCGACCCGATCCGCAGCCGCAGGTGGTCAGCTTCACGTCCATCGGCAGCCCGGCCTCGCAGGTGCTCCTCGACGTAGGTTGCCCTGCGCCGCGTGGCCCGCTCGATGAAGGCCAGGACGCCGCCGGCGACCGGCAGCGGTGCGAGCAGCGACCCCGCGTCCATCTGGCCCATGCCCGGTATCCAGTCCACGGTCAGCCGCACGGGCCGGTTCTCCTGTGACCCGACTTCCTCGCGGCGGATCACTAGGCCGCCCGGCGTGATCCCCAGCAACTCGGACACGTAGACCGGGGGCACCTGGATTGCCGCACCCGTGACCACGACCGTCTCCCCGGTGAGTTGCGACGCCGAGCGGGCCATGTCCAGCCGCTCGCGGGCTGTCGGCGCTATCACGTCGTTGCCCGCGGCGAACGTTCCCTGCGGCGAGGTCCACACCGCGCCCTCCACCTGCAGCTGCCCGATGGCCTTCGCCGCGGTCGCGCTTGAAACTCCCCAGTCCTTCGCCAGCGTGAGCACCGAGGGAAGCTGAGCGCCCGGCGGGAGTTCCCCGGACAGGATGAGCGCGCGGTAGTGGTTTGCAAGCTGCACGTAGAGCGGGGGCGGTCGCTCAGGCTGCGGCACTCCCGGCCTCCCCGCAATGTCGTGTCCTATGTGGCGGCAGGCTATCAGCGTGATAATCCGCGCGGTCAGTCTCCCGGCACCCATGCTAGTACGCGATTGCCACTTGCACTATGGCACACATTTGCGTATGGTCGCACTGACAGCACCCGGATTTGCTGACAGGGCCAAGAGGAGCGCGCATGCCGACCTACAGCCGCCGCATAGCGACGCGCATAACCCCGGACGCCGACAACCGGCTCCGGCTGGCCGCCGTCGTCCTGCGCATGCCGCTGTCGGCGCTCCTCACGCTCGCCATCGACAAGCAGCTTCCCCCGGCTGCCGAACTGGCCGCATCCCTGCGGGACGACGCAGATGAGGCGGTGGCGTCATGAGCCGCTACGAGTCAGGTGCCCCGATGATCAGCGGTCCTCCACGCCGCAGGGCGCGGATCTGGGCGTGCGGCATCTGCGCTAAGCGGAAGTGGGCAGTGCGCCAGCCCCAGTGCCCGCGATGCCGCGTCCTGATGGAGGCCGAGTCATGACCACCGACACTGCCGCTTGCGCCTACCTCGCCGAGACCGCTAAGGCATACGCCGAGTATGAGGCCGAGATCACCAGGGCGACGGCGGGGGCCGGCGCCCGGTGGCACGAGAAGCTCGGCGCCGCAGCGCGCCGGCTCGAACAAGCAACTAACGGGGGAACCACCATGACCGCACCCACTACCCGCACCCTGGCCGCTACCGCTGCCTGCGCCACTCTCATCGCCGCTTCCGTAGCCTGCGCCGCCATTCCGGCGTCAGCTTCCGCGCAGGCTCCCCGCTGCCGCACAGGGCAGGTAGCCGTCACCCTTGAGCACCCCGTCCGGCAGGGCGGCAACCAGGGCTGGACGATCGGGCTCCAGGACAAGGGCAACGCCGCCTGCACCGTCCACGGCTACCCGCGACTGGGGCTGGAGGGACGCCACGGCCAGCGCCTCCGCAGCACCACGCAGGACGGCCCCACGTACTTCCACGGCGACCCCGGCCCGTCCTCGGTGCTCTTGCAGCCCGGCGGATTCGCTGTCGCGTGGCTGGCCTACGGGACCGTCAGCGGGCCCGGGAACGTCCGTGCCCATTCCCTCACCGTCCGCACCGAGGGAGCGGCATCGCACAAGACTGACGTACTCGCCAGCCGGTCCGTCACCATCACGCGCGGAATGCTCGACGTGACCGCGTGGGCACCGAGAGGGAAGGGCTAGCGATGACCGCGCCCCTGCGCTTCGCTGCCGCCATTCCTGGCTGGCACAATGCCGCAGCCTGCCGTCACGCGGACCCTGGCCTGTTCTTCGGCCCGGACGGCGAGAGCGACGATGGCCGCAGCCGCCGCGAGAGGCGGGCCGGCCACATCTGCGCCGGCTGCCCGGTCCGCGCTGCCTGCGCCCAGTGGGCCGATGAGCACCAGCCCCGCGCCGGCATCTGGGCAGGCGTCAGCCACGACCGCTGGACGGCCGAGCACCGCCGGGAGAACGACCGTGCGCGGAAAGCCCGGCAGCGCGAGGTGGCGGCATGAAGGCGTCATCGAAACTGGGTGCCGCAGCCGTCGCGTTCGTCGTGATGGCAGGCGTGAGCCACGGCAAGCACGGGCACCTCGGGCTGGGATCGCTGGATTCCTTCGGCGCTACGCCTGTTGGCTCCAGCACGTCCAGCGCTAACGAGCGGCTCGCCATGCACATGGCTAAGGACGCGGGCTGGCCGCGCTCGCAGCGCCGCTGCCTGGACTGGCTGTGGACCCGCGAGAGCGGATTCCAGATGGTGTGGAACACCGCAGGCAGCGGTGCCTACGGAATCCCGCAGGCGCTGCCCGCCTCGAAGATGGCGAGCGCCGGATCCGACTACATGACCAACCCGGCTACGGACATCAGATGGGGCCTGTCTTACGTGACCGGCCGCTACGGAGATGCCTGCCGTGCCTGGCAGCACGAGGAAGCCAACTCCTGGTACTGAGCGGATCGCCCGCCCGGACCTAACCCGAGAGGAAAGCACGATGAAGCCCGACAAGTTCGCACTCACCGCCGAACTCCACCGCACGCACTCGCTGCTGCACGGCAACGCGCTCCAGCACCAGATCGGCATCAGCACGACGGCGAACGAGATGACCGTGGTCATCATGATCGCGATCGTGCTCGTGGTAGTCGGCATCGCCGCCGCGCTGATCAAGGCCCTCTGACCGCGCTGACCCGTAACCACCGGAAGGGAGTCCCGCAATGGCCGCCAGCCTCAGGGAGCGCGCCCAGCGCCGCTCAGCCGAGGTCTACCAGGCTGCCATCAGGGACGCCCTGGCCGAGGGGAATGGGCGGCAGGCGCTGCACCTCGCGATCCGGGCGCTCCTGTCCGAGTCCGCGAAGATCCGGCGCCGCCGCCCCGCCAGCGCATCGCTGGCGGATGCGGAACTGGCCGGTTCGATCGCGGCAATCGCCGCCGGGCTGCACGCCTACAAGCCCCGCAAGCCGGCCGGGTGCACGAGGGTGCCGGGACCGCACCACCTGCTGTCCGTGTACGAGGCCAGCCTTGAGCAGGCCGAGGGAGCAAGCCATGAGTGAACCGGGAGTTATCCTGCGATTGCACCGGGGAGGCGACGATGACGGCGCGTTCCCCGACGCTGAGGCACCCGCCGAGGCTCCCCGGGACACCGCAGCCGGCGGCGCGCTCGTGACCCTCAGCGGAGGCCAGATGGCCCTGCCCGATCAGGCGAAGGCTGCGCTCGCGCATGCCTTGCGGGCGGCACTGAGGCGGGCGAAGGACCTGTCCGAGCGCGAGGGCGGCATCGTCCACGGGCTGATCAATGCGAAGCCGCCATCGGTCGGGGACCAGCACCGCTACTCCGCGTCCCGCGCATGGGTTCCGCCAGGTCACGACAACGGGATCGCCGAGAGGGCAGGCGTGATCTATCACCTGCTGATCGGCCGGCCCGGCGTCGCGCTCGGGAACACCATCTCGGCGCTGGCGTCCCGCCCCCTGCGGTTCTTCCTGGCGCTGGGCGTCATCGCCATCGCAATCATCGTCGTTCTTTTCGCAGCCTGAGAGCAGGACCCATGCACGGCATCCACGGATTCCCGGTGGCCCTCGCCGCCATCACGTTCTCGATTGCAGCGGGCCTGTGGAGCTACAGAAAGCTTCACCGCGTCACGGCGTGGGGCTTCGGCCTCGCCGCGTTCTTCCTGGCCGCTGGCCTGACGCCGTGGACCGACGCCCTGGCATCGCTGGTTGCTACGGGTGCCGGGATCACGGTCCTGGTGATCGTGGCCATCGTCGGGGGCTTCGGGTTCCACTTCGAGGCCATCCTCAAGCACCAGCACCACCGCATCCGGACCCCGGTCATCGCCGTGACCTTCGGGACCGCGATCGTGCTGACCATCGGCAGCCTGTCCCGGCTGCTCCGCAAGGCCGCGGAAAGCCCGTCTAAGACCAGTGATGCGCTCGGCTCGGCCATCTCCCGCATCCAGTCGGGAAAGGCCGCTCACGCCGTGCCTGCGGGTCACGGGCTGTTCGTCCTCGCCATCGGTGCCGCCGTCCTGATGGCCCTGATCATGTTCGGCCACAAGATGGAGAACCGCCGGAAGGGCGGCGGCAGGGGCATGATCCCGGCTGCTGCCCGTCCCGCAGGGCGCCCGGCCCTTCCCGCTGGCAGGGGGCGCCGGCCATGAAATCCGACCTGATCCTGCTCGGCGCGGGAGCAGTTGCCCTGCTCGGCTGGTACCTGCGCTGCAAGTCGTGGGAGCGCGAGGAAGACGCATACGCCGCTGAGGACGAATACGAGGATCACCTGTCATGAACGAGTCCCGGCAGCCCGGCGAGCTGCGCGCCGTCGTCCGCGCCCACGATGCCATCCTCGCGCCGTATGCCTGGATGCTCGCGGTGGACGCGGTGGCGCTGTTCGCCCGCTACGGCGTGCGCGGCTCCACTGCGCCCATCACGGATGCATGGTGGACCGTGCTGCTCGCCGCTGCCGCTGCCGGGATCTGGATCCTGCGGGCGCGCAAAGCCCGGCCGTTCCGCTTCATGACCGCCGTCATCTTCCGCCATCCGCTGCCCGCCCCGGCGCGCAAGCACGGCACCCGCTACGCCGCCTGGTGCTGGGGACTGGGCACGCTGTGGGCGCTCGTGTCGGTCACGTGGTCGCCCGGCTGGCTGATGCAGGCCATCCTCATCATCGGCGGCACCTGCCTCGCCGCCCCGCACCTGTACCGCAGCCGCGTCAGCCATTCCGGCCCGCGCATCCTCGGCGGTCACCTGATGGGCGATGACGACCCGGAGCCCGCTCACGTCGAGGACATGGAAGTCACCCAGACGGGACCCTATGACAGCCCGGTAGTGGGCGAGACCGTGACACCGGAGCCCGGCACGTACGCCGCTCCCGGCTCGTCCGTGCTGCGGCCCGGCGCGAAGCCGAAGGGACGCACCGCGGCCAATGACGCCGCCCGCGAGGCCCTGGCCCGGGTTCTGTCGGACTTCGCCGTCGATGCCGAGGTGACCGGCTTCACGCGCGGCCCGACCGTGACCCGCTACCAGATCGAGATCGGCAGCGGCACGAAGGTGGAGGCGGTCCTGCGGCTGCTGAAGAACATCTGCTACGCCCTCGGAACCGAGTCTGTGCGGATGCTCGCCCCCGTCCCCGGCATGTCCGCGATCGGCGTCGAGGTGCCGAACGCGGACCCGGAAGTGGTCTCCCTCGGCGATGTCCTGCGCTCCCCGGCGGCGGCGAAGGACCGGCACCCGCTGACGGTCGCCCTCGGCGTGGACGTGGAAGGCCGGCCCGTGCTCGCCTGCCTCGCGAAGATGCCCCACGTTTTGATTGCGGGCGCCACTGGCAGCGGAAAAAGTACCTGCGTAAACAGCCTGATCACGTCGGTGCTGATCCGCGCCACCCCGGACGAGGTGCGGATGCTCCTGATCGACCCCAAGCGCGTCGAGCTGGCCGCCTACCGCGGCATCCCGCACCTGATCACGCCCATCGTCACAAGCCCGCAGAAAGCCGCCGAGGCCCTCCAGTGGGTCACGGGCGAGATGGAGCGCCGCTACGACGACATGGCCGCGTTCGGAGTCAAGCACATCGACGACTTCAACCTCAATGCCGCCGCCGGGAAGCTGATCCGCCACGGCGAGCACTCGGCCGCCCTGCCGTACCCATACCTGCTGGTGGTCGTGGACGAGCTGGCCGACCTGATGATGGTCGCCCCCCGCGATGTTGAGGACTCGGTAGTGCGCATCACGCAGCTAGCCCGCGCCGCCGGCATCCACCTCGTGCTGGCCACGCAGCGGCCCTCGGTAGACGTGGTGACCGGGCTGATCAAGGCCAACATCCCGTCGCGGCTGGCGTTCATGACGGCGAGCCTGACGGACTCCCGCGTGATCCTGGACATGCCGGGAGCGGAGAAGCTGATCGGCCAGGGTGACGCGCTGTTCGTCCCCATCGGCGCCTCCCGCCCGATCCGCATCCAGGGCGCCTACGTGTCCGACCCGGACATCGCCGCCGTGGTCCGCCAGTGCCGCCAGCAGAACGGGCCGCACCTCGCGTCAGGCCCGGAGCCCGCGCCCGTGGTGATCAACCCCACGGTAACGATCGCCCCTTCCGATGACGGCGATGACGCGGAACTGATCGTGCAGGCCGCCGAGCTCGTGATCCGCACGCAGTTCGGCTCCACGTCGATGCTCCAGCGGAAGCTTCGCCTCGGGTTCGCCCGCGCGGGCCGCGTCATGGACCTGCTCGAAAACCGGGGCATCGTCGGCCCCAGCGAGGGATCGAAGGCCAGGGACGTCCTGGTCGGACCTGACGGGATGGACGCGGCACTAGCCGCGCTGAGCACGGAGGCAAGCTGATGGGGATCTTCAAGCGGGGCTTCGGCCGGGCGTCTAACGCCGCCAAGTCGGCGATCTCGCGCACCGACTGGCACCCCGATGGCAATGGCGTGTTCGAGGGCTACGACCGCACCGCCGACATCGTGGCCGGCGACGCCTGGAGCATCTGCTTCGCGCGTGACGATAAGCCCGGCTCGCTGATCACTGTCACGTTCTACCCGGTCGAGTATGACGAGAGCCCGGGCGAGTTCGTGGTTCAGCGCGAGGTCGAGTGGATGGTCTGCGAGAACCCGGCCGACCCCGGCGGCACCGAGGTCTGGTCAGACGCCTTCACGGACGACCCGATGCCGGAAACGTGGGCATCGGCAGCAGAGGCGGAAGCTGACTGCCGGTCGGCTGCCGAGGATGCGCTCGGCGTTGCCTGGGCGTACGGCACCTGGGACGGCGAGCCTGAGTGGAACGCGGAGGCAGTCTGATGACCACTCCCCCGACCGGACCCACGCCCCCTCGAATTCGCACCCAACGTGCCTATACGCACACCCGTAACACCCGTATACGCGCCCGCGCGCGAGAAATGAGCCCGTCATGACCCGGATACTCGCCATGCTGGTGCCGGCGGTTGCCATAGCGGCGCTGCCCTGGCGCTTCGCCCTGCTGATCGCCGGCGGCATCGCCCTGCTTGCCGCCCTCGTCGCGGTGGGATCCAGTACGCGCCGGACCGGCGCGGTGATCGTGGCAGCCCTGGCGGTCGCGGCGCTCACCGCCGGGCGGGACGCCTTCGACGCCAGCCACATCGGCGCTCCCATCCACGCCTGGACCGCCAGCTACCACTGCCCGGCCAAGAGGCAGACGCTCTCCACCAACGACTGGGTGAAAGCCCCGAACCCGAACGTCCAGTACTACTACAACGGCTGGCAGGACCTGATCGGCTGCCAGGAGAGCATCCAGCTAGGTATCGGCTCCCGCTAAGCGGGTAGCGCGGCACGGACGGAAATGCAGCGATTGATCAAGCTACGCACGGAGGATGACCAGATGACCGCAATCCCGTGGGAAGCGCCCGCCGCGCTCGGCGCAGGCGCGGTCCTGCTGCTGTCGCTGCCCCGTGCTGTCCGCTCGCTGCGCCCCGGTCGCCGGCAGCGCAAGGCCAGCGACTGGACCCGGCCGCAGCGGTTTCTGGCTGGCGTCCTGATCGTGCTCGGCGTCGGGATCACGATCCCGGCCTTCACTGAGATCTACCTTACGGTCACGCACCTGATCCGCCCGGCGTTCGGCGCCTGGTCGTGGACGGTCCCGGTGTCCGGGGAGATTGCGTTCACTTACCTGTTCCTCAATGGCGTGCTGCTGGCGATGCGCCGGGCACCCGCCGGGGCGCTGCGCAGCATGCTCATCGCCGTGATCATCGCCGGCTCGGTGATCCTCAACATCTGGGCTTACCTCGGCTCGGTGCCCGCCATCACGGGTCACCTGATCGTCGTCGCCGCGTTCTTCGGCGTGCTGCTGGCCGGCAAGGAAACGGTGATGACCCTGCGCGGCGGCAAGGTCCGCGCGGACCGGATCACCGCGTCCGCGTGGATCGCTCACCCGCTGCACTCGGCGCGGCTGTGGCGGTGGATGGCGACCTGGGGCGAGCCGTCCCGCGCCGTGGCGCACGCCCGGTACATGCGGCTGCTGTTCGCCATCACGATCGCGCAGGCAGACGACCGGATCGGCAGCCAGCGGCGGCGCTGGCGCCGCAATCTTCCGGAGATCCTGCGCTACCAGATAGCCATGGGGGAACTGCCGGATCCGCCGAGGTACGGCGACTGGCAGGAGGCACTGGCGGGACACGTCACGGCGCAGCTTGAGAGGCTCCCTGCGGCGCAGTCCGGTGACACCGATGAGCGCAGCGGCGGTGACACGGAAAGTGGCAGCGGTGGTGACAGCGATCGGCGCAGGCAGGATGACAGCGAGCGTGGCACGCGCCGGCGCAATGACAGTGACACCGCGCGTGACAGCTGGCCCGAGACCAAGGACGTGGACCCGGCGGTCATGCGCCGCATGATCCGCACGGCCATCGGCCGCTACGAGCGGGAACACGAGGGTGCCCGCGTGCCCGACGCGAAGCTAGAGGAACTCATCCAGGTCCGCATGAGCCGGGTGACGGCCAAGAAGCTGCTGACCGCCGCGTATGGCGCCGAGGGCGCTAGGCAGCGCGCCGGGGCAAGGTAGTGCCCGTTCCTCTGCCGGGATACCCGGGCACTCACTGATTGCGGGAGGATGAACGACCATGGCCCTCTATGACATCGCGGTAGGAGACGGGCAGCAGCTGGAGCGAGGCGCCATCCTGCTGACGATCCTCGGCAATCCGACCGTCAAGCGGTTCCGTGACGCCTGGACGGAGAAGGGCAGCGACGGAGAGCCGGTGATCGCGATCTACACCCGGCAGGGCGGCGGCTACCGCGAGTGCTACTGCGACACCGTGGACATGCTGGCTTCCAGCACGCATAACCCGGAGGGCTGCAACGCCGCGTGCAATACTGCTCTCGCCGCGCATCCGCTGTACCTGCGGGATGCTGACGACGACTTTGACCGGACTTACGCCACGTTCTACTTCCGCGTGCCGCCTGAGTACCGTGATGCTCTCGCTGCCAGCGCGGTTGACCCGGTGAACATGTCCGAGGTCTGGCAGCAGGAGATCGACCGCATCGGCAGCGGCGAGATGAGGCCGGCCGAGGTCGCGCTAGGTGATCAGCTAGGCGCGTTCCTGTCCGACCCGGCGCCAGACGGCCCGAGGATCATGGAGGTTTAACCCTCCGCGCTTGGCTAGTCGCTCTCCGTGTTGCACACTAGGGCCATCCAATCCCGCGAGGTCTCAGGGGTGACGGCATGGCGGATCGCGGAAACTACTGGCAGACCTCGTTTCAGGCCAGTGATAGCTTCCGCGAACGGCAGCGGATAAACGGGCACCAGCCCGCGAGGACCGTGCCGGTGCAGGCTGATGAGGCGGGCCCGCATCGCTGCGAGCGGCGGGAATGGTGCGCCTCCGGTGAGCGCACCGAGCGCGAGGACGGCAGCCACGGCAGGATGCCCGCGCTGACGCCGCAGCCGTTCTGTGATGCGGACGAGTCGATCATCTACGCCTGCCTGGAGGAACTCGCCGGCCTGCACTCCCGTCTCGCCGCCGCCATGCTGTCCGGAGTGACCGGCGAAGTCCTGATCCGGCTCCCGTTCGGCCCCTCTGTGCCGCTCCGGGTGGACATTGACGAGCTGCAGCGGTTGCTAGTCGAGACGGCCCTGTCGTGGCATGAGCGCGTCGCCACGTCCGACCGGCTGTCGGTGATTGACACGCAGGCCACGCATAAGCAGGCGCTCGGCGCGCGGTCCGGAAAGATGCTGGCGCACTCATCCGACGTGCTGAAAGAGCATCTGGGCACGCTGCTGTACCTAGCTCCCGGCGTGATGACCCGCATTCCGTCGCCGCTGATGGCCGCGATCACGCCAGACGCGCCTGTAGTCGGCCAGGGCGCCGGCGGCACCGTGCTGGTGATGCTGTCGGGCGCCGACGCGGGCAACGAGATCATGCGGCTGGAGTACGCCGGGCGAGCCACGCTGCTGGAGACCGACCCGGCACCGGAGAAGCTTCTAGGCGTCCAGTGCCGCTCGTGCGAGCGCCGGTCACTGCGCCGGGCAGCGCGGCCCCAGCACGACGGCGACCCCGTGTACGCCTCGGAGTGCGCCGACTGCGGGCATCTCATGACTCCGCTTGAGTACAAGCAGTGGACCGCGATGAACGCCCGTTACTGGCGGCTGCGCGTGACCCCGGCTCAACTCGCGGCCAAGGCTTCTATCAGCGAGGATGCCGCCGCGCGGCTCATGGCCGCAGTCGTTGCGTAACCCGCTCCTGCGATAGAATATGTCCCGCGGCCTGCGTCAACAGGCCCGGGACGTCGGCCACTGCTAAACCCTTTGCGAGGAGCAGCGACATGGGACAGGTTACCGTCCGGCCGGATGGGCTCATAACGTCCGCGCAAGCGGCCGAACTCTGCGGCGTCAGCGTCAAGACGATCTATGCCTGGGCGCACAGCGGACTCCTGCCGGTGAAGCGCTCCAGTCAGCGCAGGATCCTGCTCAACCTGCTTGACGTGCTGCGAGCGGATAACGCGACCCGGAAGGCTGCCCGGCGTACAGCCGTTACCTATCCGGCGTGGGAAATCGACGGCGAACCGGATACGGACTACGCGGCAATCCTCCGCGCCTGCCGTGACGGTGCAGCTAGCACTCCCGTCCTACGGCAGTCGGTGGTTTACTACCTGCGGTTCGCGGATCGCATCAAGATAGGAACCTCAACCCGTTATCTTGCTCGCATGCGCGAGTTGCCTAAGGATGAGCTTCTAGTGACCGAACCCGGTGGTGACGATCTGGAGCGAGCGCGCCACCGCCAGTTCGCCGCATTGAGGATCCGGGGGGAATGGTTCCGCGCGGAAGCGCCGCTGCTGGCTCACATCGTCAGACTGCGCGCCGACCTTGCCCCGGCTATACCTGACATGTAAGGTCAGTTCCGGACCACCATGCCCGCCGCCAGCAAGTGCGGCGGGCATTCGCGCGCCCTGGGGGTGATTTGCCCTGGACGAGACCGAGCAGATCAGCCCGAGGCCCGGAGACGGGCGCATCAGCCGCGCTGATGCCGCGCACCTCGCGCGTGTCGAGCCCGACACGATCTCAGCGTGGATCAACCGCGGTCACCTGACCGACGTCCGCCGCGAGGGCAGGCGCGTCTGGCTCATGCCGGCCGAGGTCATCGAGACCGAGCACCGCGTGCACGCCGCCGAGCGGGAGCGCATGCGCCGCGTGCTGTCGGCCGCGTGAGCGACCAGCCGCCCGCCGGGCCTGCGGACCCGATCACGCCCATACGTGAGGGCCTGATCGGCCTGCACGAGCTTTACCGCAGACTCCGGGAGGCCGGCTGGCCGGTCCTGGCCGCGTGCTGTTACCTGGCGGCGTTCTCGAAGATCAATAGCGAGGATCCGCCCAGCACCTAGCGCCTCTGCCGTGCCTGGTTCCGCGCGACCGCACCGCGCCGCCACTTGCAGTAGACCCCGAACGTCGCGCATACCCCCATCCCGGCGATGAACTGGCAGCAGATCCAGAGCGCTCCCCAGTAGGTAGCGTGCTCACGAGGGGCCAGGACCGCTGCCAGCCCGAGCACGAACGCGGCGAGGACAAGAGCGCACGTCACGTTGACGGCGGGGCTGGCGGAGAACGTGCGGCCGGTCGTGCGCTGTGGTGGTGCCATCCCGGCGCGCAGCTCGCCCATGAGCCGGTCGTACTCGGCCTTGCTGGTGCTCTCCATGTCAGTGCCTCCTGGCGGGGTCACGATCGGCCTGCCACGCCGCCAGCGCATCGGTTCCCACCCTGGCGTAGATCAGCAGGCTCTTGACGTTCCTGTGGCCGCTCAGCGCCATCATCATCGCGGTCGACGCTCCCGCCTCCGCAGCGTCGGTAAGCGCCCGGTGGCGGATCTGGTGCAGCGTGTACGGGCCGCCGGGGAAGTCCCGGGTTGCCTTCATGAACGTGTCCTGCGCCTGCCTCGCTGACAGCCTTCCCCGGCCGTCAGGCGCAACGTCAGCGCGCGGCGTGCCTGCCGGTGCCTTCCGTGACGTGACGAACAGCGGGCCGCTCTTGCGCCCTTTCAGCAGCCGGGGAAGCGCCGACGCCGTGCCCGACTGCCACACGATCGCGGTAACGTCCGAGCCCTTCCTGACTACCCGTGCACGGTGGTGCGGCAGGTCCAGGTCGGCGACGTCGAGCCGCAGCAGCTCCGATTCCCTCGCGGCGGTCTCCAGCATCATCCGCCAGAGCGCGCGCTCCCGCAGCGGGATCTTCTGGTCCGCCAGCAGCGCCTCGAGCACGTCCGCCGGGATTGCCCGGTCACGGTCCTCTGCTACCTTGCGCGGCGGGATGCCCCGTGCAACCTCCGGGCCGGCCCATCCTTCCTGCCCGAAGTATGACCATGCGGACCGCAGGCATACGCGGGCCAGATTCCACGTCCTGGGAGCGCGATCCCCGGACGTGGCCTTCATCCACGCCGCGAGGTCGGCGGCGGTGACGGCCTGCACGTCCCTTTCCTCGCCGATGCCCTTTGCCATGCGCCCCAGGATCGAGCCGTACTGCTTCCTGGTTCCCGCGCTCTCGGGGTGGTCCAGGGTGGCCAGGTAGCAGGCCACGGCGTCCCAGAGCGGCATGCTGGTGCTGGGGACGGCATGCAGGGCGCGGGTCATAGCTCAGCGTCCCACGCTGCCATGATGCGGTCCATCTCGTCAGCGGTCTCGGCTGCCTCATCGGGCATGCCGCCCGTGAATACCAGTTCCTCGCATGCCTGCCTGGCAGCCTCCGGCCACCTGCCGCCGGCAGCATCGGCCACGGCCAGCAGCGGCTCCCACAGCTCGGCCGGCCTGTTCCCGATGCCTTCCGGCACTTCCGGGACCGCATCCTCCATCTCGCCGATGACCTGCGATGCCCACAAGGTGAGCCGCTCGCTGATCCTCGCGGCGACGAACGCGGCGTCACGGCCGAACCTCGGCGGCCGGTAGCCTTCCGGTCCCCTGGCCATCCTGACGCGGATGCCGCGGTCAAGCAGTGCCTTCAGGTGGCTGCCGGTGCCGGTCTCCAGCACGTCCAGGCCGGCGATGGCCAGCGCGCCGAACGTGGGCAGGGATTCCACCTTGCCCGAGCGAACGCGGGTCCACGAGCCGTCCGGGGTATACCCGTCGTTCACGATGGCCCGGATGGCTGACTTGCGCTGCCCCTGGCCGAACAGGACATCGCTTTCATCGAGGAACACGGTCCGGTGCTCCTTGCCGATCGAGTGCGCGAGCGCTGCCTCTGACGGCTCAAGGAACACGCGGCCCTGCGGCGTGATCTTCGAGAGCAGCCGCAGAACATGCGACTTGCCGCTGCCGGGCTCGGAACTGAGCAGCATCAGGCGCGGCGTCGAGGGGAACACGAGCATCCCGCCTGCGTCGCGCGCATGGGCGTGAGCTGCCCACAGGGTAAGGGTGTCCAGCACGGCCTCGCTGGGGTAGATGCCGAAGTAGCCCAGGAACTTCCGGGCGTACCCAAGCTCGGCTTCCCCGTCCAGTTCAGGGCGCCGCGAAGAGACCACGGTGCCGCTCTCGCGGACCGCTACCTGCCCGGTTCCGCCGGCTATCCTCGCTGCCCTTATCGCCCGCCCGGTAGCGCTCTTGTGCGTGCACGAGTCATCTACGTGCAGGCATTCGGTGTCAGTGGTCATGCTTCCTCCCCGAACAGGGAATCCTGGCCGGGCAGCTGCACTGCCGCCGGCGTGGCCTTGCGTGACGGCACGGGCAGCAGCCGGGGGAACAGGGTGGCCGGCGCGGTCTCGATGATCGCGCGCTCCCTCCTGCCCGCTGCCTGCCGGTCGAACTCCGCCGCCTGCATCTCGCTCCATGCGGTCATCTTCGTAAACCTTTCTTTGCGCTGATAGCTGGTCATCGAAGCCCGTTGCGGTGATGCGAGGGTGGGTATCCCACCAGTCGCAAAGATCAGAGGTAGCGTTAGCGCGGGCAGTCGCCTCATTGCCTGACCAGAGCTGCCACTCGTCGCCGAGCTTCGAGCCGCGGGCTAGCAGGTGGCCCCTTAGCTCGGTCCTGGCCTGCGCGTACTGCGCTTCTGCGGCGTACACGAAATCGCCGGTGATCAGCTTGACGCGCCGCGCTGTCATGCGCTTCACGCGCTCACGGCGGGAACGCTCGGCGGCTACCGCGCCGGACCAGTCATCGGCGGCGACCGCGGCGAGCTCGGAAAGCTCGGCGGCTGACAGCGCCGACAGGTCCGGTCGTTCTAGCGTGATGGTCATTGCGATTTCTCCCCCTGGCTGGAGTTGTTTCTGAGTGCCCTCCCGCGCCGCGAGCGCGGATGCCCGGTCCTGCCGGTCCGAGGGCTTGACGTGCTAGCGGCTGATCGTGACTCTGCTGGTGACCTGCGCCGCGCTGGTGACTTCCCATGCCCCCGCAGGCCGGTCCTGACGGCACGCACGATCCTGCGGACGGTTCCCGCAGCCTGCGCACGGTGGAATCCGTGTGACCGGACCCCTGTAACGGTGTAGCTCATCGTTTCCCCCCTGGCTGGGATTTCACGGTGCCTTCCTGGCACACTGCCGGGCCGGCGCGGTAATGAGCGCGCTTGCCCTACGGCGATGTCAGAGCCCGGCTGCGACCTTGCGCAGCTCATCCGCGATGACCTGGTAAGAGGCAGCCCAGCGCGCGTCATGCTCGGCGCTCACGATCGGCTGCCCGAGCTTGCCGGCGTCGCGGAACTTCCGCGCGTCAGAGGCGTAGGACTCCGCGCGCTCGGTGAGCTGCCCTGCGCACTCAGCCCACACGCCTTCAGGATCGGTGTAGTACGTGACCGCCTCGCGGCAGTGAGGGCAGCTCTCCGGCCGCTTCGGCTTGCGCGCGGTCATGACGCCACGCTCGCATGGTCACTGATCAGCGCCGAGCCGGTACGGATGACCGCCAGCGCGTCCCTGGCCGCCATGGCGATCCCGTCCGCGTAGAACAGGTAGCCGCGCTTCGGGCCGCCTGGCAGGCACGGCGTGAAGCCCTCGGCATCCATGCGCCGCTGGCAGATGCGCTCCCACCGTTCGAGCCACGCGATGACGCTGTCGCGTCCCACGGGGCAGTCGCGGAAGTAACGCGCCGTCATGCGGTTAAGCGCCGCGCGTCCCCGCCAGTAGCTCGCTTCCGTGCCGCGGACGCCGGCAGCATGGGCCGACGCGCTGTCTGCGGCCCATGCGAAGTAGCCGCCGGCCTGGTCAAGCTCGATCCGCCTGGCGGCGATCATGACGTCAATGGTGCTCATTCCGGTAAACCTCCCTGGCTAGGTTCCTGCTGAGCTTTCCAGCGCAAGCGACGCGCGTTACCGCGCCGCTCACGCAAGCAGCTCAGGAGCTGCTATCACTGCGGCTGACAGCGCGTTGACCGCTGCGGCCAGATCCGGGAACTTCCCGAGCGGCTCCCACCGCACGCCGGACGCGCGCCAGTGCCCGCAATAGAATTCGAGCCGGCCGGCGTCACCGTTGCGGTACGACGCGCGCACCGTGCCTGCCTCGTCCCCCTCATCGATCACGAGCGTGAAGTCACCGAACGCCGGTGACCTGACAACGCCCAGGTCATCGATCATGAGAACCTCGGCCATGCCTGGCATCGTGACCGGCCGCAGATCCGTGCTTACGAACGTCATGTCTCGCTCCCTGGCTAGTCGCTACGGGCTCATCAGGACCGGCATAACCGGCCGACGCGGCATCGCTGCCACGTTTCGCCCTACCTGCGCTGGTCAATGACCGCCACGTGCCCGTAAACGTCCACCGAGCCATCCGGCCGCAGCACTACGGCAACCGGCTCAGTGACCGCGGCCAGTTCGCCTAGACCGCTCATGTCGTCGGACGAGTGGAACCGCATGGTTGCCGTGTTCTCTCTACTCATTCCCTTGCCTCCCGGGCTCATCAGCGCGGCCCCTTAGCCGCGGACTCCGCAACCATCGCGGAGTTTCGCCCTGCCCTAGCTCGCCATATGCCGCAGGAACACTGCCCGCGTCACCTCGAAAGCCCCGTTCACCATCCGTGCTACCTCGCACAAGTGCCTGCCGCACGGCGCGAACAACTCGATATGCGCGATCGTGAAGCCGAGTACGTACCGCATCAGGCAGCACTCGCCTTTGCGTGCATCTCACGGAGCGGCGCGGCCAGCATGCGCAACCGCACGTCGCCGGCGCTTGCCAGGCAGTTGCCCTCCGCGTCGTACTCACCGTGCGCGCCGTGAGTGTCCGCATGCCGGCAGTTGCCCCAGCGGTCGCACAGGACCGTGAACCTGGAGCCATCCGACGCGCACACATGAAACAGGCTGACGCGCGTCTGCGGGTAAGGCGTCTCGATCTCCTCGATGCGGTATCCGTAGTCACCCCACTCGCGGGCGATGTAGCTACCTGCCGCGCTGAGCTGGTCTGGCGTGATGCTGAGCATGCGATCTCCCTGGCTAGATGATCTTCCCGAGTGCCCGTGCCACGCATCGAACGTGACAGCCTGCCTGTCAGGACGGGCCAACTGCCTCAGTCCTCGTACGGCACCTTGTTGCTGCCGTCGTCCTGGACGCCATGCGCGATGTCGCACCGGCTGCAGAACACGCCATCCGCATCCCAGTCCATGGAAGCGTTACCGTGCACCGGGCAACCGACCGCCATGGCGAACCTCTGCGCGTCGCTCAGCTCATCCCAGCCTGCGAGTTCCTGAGTCCGTGCCCACGCTTCGGGTGTCATCATCTGCACTGAAACCTCCTGGTAGTCAGACGGCAGCCGACCTGTGCCGGAGTTACGATCCGGGCCGGTCTCGTATTCATACCGCATCTGCATACCGCAATGATGGGCCCTACCCGTGCCCCTGTCAACCCTGCCGCGTAAAGTTTCCGTAGTGATCTTGAAGCTAGCGCGCATGAGTGCAGGTCACGACCCTGCACCCTGCCTCCAGCCGCGTAAAGTGGTGCACTATGCGCGGCACTGAGAGCATGCCCGCGCGGGACCTGGACCGCGGCACCGATGGCAGCTCAGCGGCCAGGCCCGGCCCGGCCAGGTACATACGCGGGGTGGTCCTGCCGCCCCGGCCAGGGCAGGGCATGAGAAGACCCCCCCTGCTTCGCTCTGGGCGCGCGCCGGCGGCAAAGGGTACCTTCGGGAATTTCACGAGCGATGTCCCTTGTGCGCACATGGGACTCCGGTGCCCTCAAAAAATCTCGCGCTGCATGACTCGCGCGCATGGCACGGTAGCCGTATACCGTATACGGAAATGCCCCCTGGGGCGCGTAGCGGTATACGGGTTACTCGTCCGGGCCGTCTAGCAGTTTCTGCTCAGCGGCGAAGGCTTTGGCCTCCTGCTTCATCAGCTCGCCGAACCGCTCAGGGTTCTCCCTGGCGAGCCGGCTGAGCGCCCGCGAGCGAACCATCGTCCGGTCGTAGCCATAGATCGCCCACGCTTCCTTGCATGCTTCGCAAGCCTGCTCCCCGGCCCTGCGGTGCCGGTGGTACCCGGAGATGGTCCCGCAGCCGGCCCGCAAGCGTGTCATGGAGTTGCGGTGTACTTCGCCGCCTCGCGCTCAAGGTCCGGGGTGTCCTCGCCGGACTCCAGCACCAGGGATGCGGCACGCTGCAGCCGGTCCGCAAGCAGGAGGGCCTCGGCGGGGTCAAGTAGCGCGGAGACCATGTTCCCCTCCTCGGACATGATGAGGCCGATCATGCCGGGGTCGTGGGCCGCGTTGCCGCAGCCGTCGTGGTCGCAGGTGGCGGCGCCTTCGGGTTCGTAGACGTGCTCGACGGCGATTGACACGTCGTCGCAGGGATGCAGGCAGCCGATCATGCGGCTGCGGAGCGGGCCGGCCTCTGGCTCAGGGTTCGCTGTCATGGGTATCAGTATACGGGAATCCGGTATCCGTATACTGGCAACATGCCGAGGTCAAGGACCAAAGACGGGCGCCGCGTGATCGTCACCGCGCGGCTCAGCGAGACGGAAGCCGAAGCGATCGACGCGGCGCGCGGAAAGCAGCCGCGCTCCGAATGGCTCCAGTCCGCTATCCAGCAGGCGCTCGCATTCAGCGAGCGGCCAGATCCGGCCCGGCCACGGCGCGCGGCACCGAGGAAGCCGACCGAGGCCGAGAAGGACGCTGCGCGGATCGTCACGCGCCGCATGACCGGTGCGGAGATGCCGGCCGTCCCTGCCGCTGAGCCTTCACGCGGGCAGGACCGCGCCAGTGAGTGCCCGCCGCACCCGAAGGGGCGCGTTCTCAAGGGGCTGTGCGGAGCCTGCGGGACGCACGTCGGCTGAATCGCCAGTCAGCACGCCTCTGCCGTGACCGGGCAGATGGGGTTACCGCTGAGATGCACCATCTCGTAGCCGTCCACCCCGTCTGAGGGCTGGACGGGGCGGACCCACTCGCCGCATTTCATCCCGCACTCACGGACCCCTGCGGCCTTCTCCAGGGACCGGATGGCGCTGTTCAGTTCCGCCCTGAACCTCGCGATGCGCTCGAAGAACACGGCCGGGTCCGGGCTCGCGCCGATGATCCACTCGTCGCACTGATGCGGCAGCCAGATTGCCCAGTCACCGTCTTCCACGTCCATGGGGACGGCATCGCCGTCAGGCCATTCGGGTTCCGGCTGCCCGGGCTGGTGCGTCCCGAAGCCAAATGGCTCGCTCACGGCTTTCCTCCTGCCTCCGGGTCGCAGGTGACCAGTTCGGCTACCTCGTAGCCGTAGCGGTCCGGCGGGTACGGGCTGCCGTCATCGAACAGCATCTCCACCTCGTAGTAGGCACGCTGCCTGTCGCGTGCCCGCTCGGCCTTGGCGTAGGTGCCGTGGACCTCGTTGAACTCCGTGCCCGTGCGCATCGTGCCATCTGGTGCGGTGATGAAGGTCACGACCACGAAGCCGATGTGATTGCCGCTCATCCCCTGATCGTAGCCACCCGCACCGTGGGTCACCCCTTGCGCCGGTTGCTCGTTACGGGCGTGCCTGCCTCTTTGAGGTCGATGCAGTAGGTGCCATCCACCTGGATCAGCGGCCAGCGGCGCGTCTGGCTGGCGTCGAGCTTGATGAACCGCAGGAATGCGACAGCCGACGCTACGTGCTGCTTGCCCCGCACCCGGTGGGCGTTCTGGTGGGCCGCCGCCGTGCTCCGGAAGCCGGCGAGGCGCTCCTCGCGGTAGTACAGGAACGTGACGGCCGCGGGCGAGCCGAGAGCCTCCCAGGCTGCGCCGCTGAAGGTGATAACACCCCGGCGGGTGATAGTTACCGTCGCATGCGTGCTGCGCCTGCGCGAACCAGTGCGCTCGTAAATCTCGAAGTCCGGCATCTTCTAATGCTACATCTAAAGCGCGAAACGCGCATGCCACCCGCGCAGCAAGGAGACCTGAATGAAGCGACTCCTCGCAGCCCTGCTCGCGGGCGCCGTGGCCCTGATGCTCGCCAGCCTCCCCGTATCGGCGGCAGCCTCCGCGCATCCCCGCGGCCATGTCGTCACCCTTCCCGGCATCAAGGGCAACAACGACGGCAATGACCTGTGCTGGGATGAGGGCGGCGCCGACTGCCTGCATGTCTCCGGGCCCGCCACCGATGACGTGGTGCGCACCGACCCGTGGACCTACTCGGGCGGCTACATGGCGTTCGAGTTCGTGAACGCCATCGGCTGGTACCCCGGCGTGACCGTCTCCTCCTCCGGTGCCTACCCGTTCACCCCCGGCTCCGGCATGAACGCCACGTACAACGGTGACCTGATCGTCATCGGCGGCTTCACCAGCATCCTCAATAACGGCGGCAACGGCGGCTGCATCGGCGTCGATTCCGCCGATAACTACGCGGACGCGCTGGAGCGGCCCTGCCTGTTCGGCCGCGGCTCGACCCTGGTCCTGCAGCTGGACCCCTACGGGCAGGGCAACGAGGTGATCTCCGTCGCCTCCAGTGACCATTACGGCACCCCGATGTTCCTCAACGGCGCCGGGGACGGGATCGCCACCGCATGGGTGCAGCCCCTCTCGTCGTGCGACGGATCTAATGCCACCTGCCTGTGGGCACCGGGAACGAGCTAGCGCCGTGGCCGCTGACCCGGAAGGCGGCGCCCTGGAGCACCGCCGGCGCAAGCGGGATGCGTTGCCGGCGCGGCAGCTTGACGCGAAGGCCCTGGAGCGGGCGAAGCGGGCCGCTGAGGCGATGACGCTGCGGGCACGCGGCCACTCCATGCAGGAAATCGCCGACGAGCTGGGCTACGCGAGCAAGGCGGTCGCCGAGAAGGATATCCGCCGGGCGCTGCTGGAGACCATGCAGCAGCCCGCGGACGAGCTGCGGGCGATGGAGTACAACCGGACCATGCTCGTGATCCGGGGAGCGTGGGACCTGATCGCCGACCCGCAGCCGCTGGTGGACAAGACGGGTCACCCGGTGACGCTCATCGGCGAGGACGGCAGCGAGTACGCGGTCCCGGACCAGGCCATCATCGACCGGCACCACCAGACGATCCTGAAAGCGTCGGAGTCACTGCGGAAGCTGATGGGCCTCGACGCGCCTACCCGGTCGGTGAGCGCACGCGCGGCGATCAGCCTCCAGGAGCTTCAGCAGATGTCCGCCGACCTCGGCATCCCCGCCGAGGAGATCTACCTGAACGGCGGGGAGCAAGGGGATGACGAGGACGCGCCCGGCTGAGCCCCTGGAGCCCCTGGACATCGACGCGGAGATCCGGCGGCTCCTGGCCCTCAACGCGAAGTGGCTGGCCGCGAGGCAGGAAACGTCCCGCGAGTCGGTTGCCAGGTACCTGCACGATCCGTCCGGATTCGCCAAAAATTGCATCAACTGGGACGCGGCGCCCGGCAGCAAGGACGAGGGCCACGGCGACGGCGCGCGGGGGCTGGCGGACTACCAGGCCGAGATCCTGGACCTGCTGGACAGCAAGAAGCGCGTAGCCGTCCGCGCGCCCCGCGGGACCGGCAAGTCCATGCTCGGCGCCGTCACGGTCCTGTGGTTCGCGCTGACCCGCGAGGCCGCGGGGATCGACTGGAAGATCGTCACCACCGCCGGCGCGTGGCAGCAGCTCAAGAACTACTTCTGGCCCGAGGTCCACAAGTGGGCCGGGCTGATCCGCTGGGACATCGTGCGGGACGGCCGGCCGCCGAAATCCGATGAGCTGATGCGCCAGGCCCTCCGCCTGCCCCACGGCCTCGCCCTCGCCGCCGCGCCGACTGACTCGGCGAAGATCGAGGGCGCGCACGCGAGCGCGATATTGATCATGTTTGATGAGGCGAAGCTGATCCCGGCGACGACGTGGGATGCGATCGAGGGCGCCCTGTCCGGCGGCGGCGAGGCCCTCGCGCTGGCCCTGTCCACGCCGGGTGACCCGCAGGGCCGGTTCTACGACATCCACTCCCGCCGTGAGGGCCTGGAGGACTGGACCGCCCGCCACGTCACCCTGGACGAGGCGGTAGCGGCGGGGCAGATCAGCCGCAAGTGGGCTGACCAGCGGATCAGGCAGTACGGGCTGACCTCCCAGTTCGTGCAGTGCCACGTCCTCGGCGAGTTCCATTCCGCTGACGATGATGCGGTGATCCCGCTCGCCTGGATCGAGGAGGCGGTCGCCCGCTGGCACGCCTGGGCGGATGAGGGCAAGCCTGACCTGCCCGGCCCGCACTCGGTCGGCTGCGACATCGCCGGCTCCGGGTCGGACATGACGGTCCTGGCGATCCGCAAGGGCCCGGTGCTGACGGAACTGCGTAAGTTCGGCAAAGCGGACACTATGGCGACAACGGGCAGAATTAAGGGCCTGCTCGATTCTGACGCCGAGATGACCGCCGTGGTGGACTCGGACGGCATCGGCAAGGGCGTCTACGACCGGCTCCGCGAGCAGAAGGCAAAGGCCGAGCCGTTCACCGCCGCTAAAACCGCAGGCCAGCGGCGTGATGTCTCGGGAGAATACAGATTTTCTGACTGGAGAAGCTGGGCATGGTTCCGCCTGCGCGAGCTTCTGGACCCCCGCAGCGACCCGGACATCTGCCTCCCTGATGATGATCTTCTGATCGGTGACCTGTGCGCCCCGAAGTACAAGATCGAGTCCGGGGCGCGGATCAAGGTCGAGTCCAAGGTCGATATCCGCAAGCGCCTCGGCCGGTCTACGGACGACGGCGACGCTGCCGTAATGGGGTATTCCTCCGAAGGCACGACATGGCTGGACGCTTACGGCGTAACTCGTTGTGAGTGTGGCAAAGCGTACATGGCGCGGCTCGGGAAGTGCCCCGCCTGCGGGGAAGTCGCCGCCTGAGTTACTGTACGCATTGCTGCATACCGTATACACTGCTCTCATGACTGAGACCATGAGACCCGCGCCCCGCCAGGACCGCTGGAAGTCCTCCGTCCTGCTGCGCGGGGCGGCCCGCGCGCGTTACGAGGCGCGCGGGCGTTCCCTCGCCGCCCTGGTAGAGAAGGGCCTGGACGCCTTCGATGCCGAGGATGCAGCTGAAAAGCTATCCCTGGCTGCCGAGTCCGCCGCCGCCCTTGATCCCGTCAAGGCCATAGTGATCGAGTTCGAGCGCATGCTGCGGGCATCCCTGAACGAGCACGGCATGATCGCGTGGCCGGGGCTGCCGGAAGGCCACGTGCCCGAACTGGCTCAGCCCAGGACCGGCCCGGTGAAGATGCGTCCCGGCCGGCGCCCGAAGCTGCGCTACGTGCCGCGAGACGAAGAGCAAGCCTGAGCCGGCTCCTTCGCGGGGCCGGCAACCCCGTCGTAAGGAGTGCATGACTAGTGACTGTCCCCGAAGGCGCTGCCGCTGAGCCCATGTCCGTGTGGCACGTCCACCTGCTGCTGCCGGACCTTCCCGGCATCGAGGTAACCTCCCGGCCGCCCCGCCGCACCCCGGAAGGCGCCTACGTGTTCCGCGACTCTGCGGGCCTGCTGATGGAGGTCCCGGCGGCGGTCGTCGCCTACATCCAGCGCTCGGATAAGCCCGCATGACCGGGCAGCCGCCGGAAAGCACGCCCCTTGACCCGCTGACAGAACTCGTCAAGGGAGCCGTCCAGATCCACGAGATGTTCACGGCCTACGTGGAGGCAGGATTCACCCGCGCCGAGGCGCTCCAGCTCGTCCTCGGGGTCATGACGGCCGGGATCGGCAAGGGCAATGCCTGACGCCGCGCCGCGCCGGATAGACCCGGACACCGAGGCAGAGCGGATCGTCAGGGAACGCGCCAGGGGGGCAATCGCCGCGTGGCCGCCCATCTGCGACGAGATAATCACCATCCAGATGCCGGATCACGGCGTCCGCCTGGTGCGGATCTGCGTGACCGCCGAGTACCCGCCGGCCCTGATCCCGGCGGACCTCGGGCAGCGGCTCGCTAACGTGGTCCGGGCATGCTGGCCGCAGGAGCCCGGCGGTGAGTGAGGCCCCTTGCAAGCACCGCTGCGAGTGGTGGCGTCCCCCGACGGGCGCCGAGGTCGATGAGGCGGAGCGTAACGGCACCTACGTGTCCGGTGCGCTTGTCTGCAATGCGTGCGGAGACTGGGCGCCGCTACCGGGCGAGCGCAGGCCGCTGGTCATGCCCGCTGATGAGTTCGCGCTGGTCAGGCGGGTCGCGGAGCAGATCGGCCTAGATCCCGCCGCGCCCATGACCCCAGCGCAGCACGAGGCGTGGCACGCCGCCATGGCCCCGGACCTCCCGGCGCTGACCATGACCGACGAGGAAGCCGCCGAGTTCGCGGAGCGCTTCGCCGTCTACATGGCGGAAAACTCGCTCACTCACCGGGTGATCCCGCTGCCGCCGCCGCTGTCCCCGGACCAGATCCGCTCCCTCCTGCGGGAATGCGTAACGGTAGTGAAGCCCGGCGAGGTACTGGTGATCCGCGTGAGCGAGAACATGACCCCGCGCCAGTGCAGCGAGTACCAGCAGGCGGTTGATGGCTGGATCGCCCACGGGGACCTCGGCATCAAGGTGATGGTGCTGCCCGGCGAGGGCCTGGGTATCACGGAATCCGTGCCCGAGCGCGACCACGCGGCATGGCTACGGGACGTGCGCTACTTCATGAACGGGATACCGGGAGCGGTCAAGAGTGTCACGGCAACGCACCGGCCGACCGGACTGCAGGTCACGGCTCCCACGCAGGAGCAGGCGCTGACGGATCTCGCCGCGCTGCTGCAGGGCAAAGGCAAGATCACTATCAATGACGCGCGGGCCGCGATCGGCCTGCCGGCCTGGGATCCGGAGGCCGCGTCATGACCCCGGAGCAGAACGGGCAGGCCGGCATCCCGCTCGCGCAGGACCCCGAAGCCTTCGCCCGCGCCATGCAGGCCCGCTCCATGATGCCCCCCCAGCCGCAGCAGCGCTGGCAGTGCGCCCTCTGCGTGGGCCTGCGCAGGTCGTGGGAGGAAGCCAACCGGGCCGTCCTGGAAGCCGCCCAGGCAGCGATGATGGCCGCCATGGCGAACGGCGGGCCGCCCCCGGACCCCCGCGCCTTCCTCGGTGATGATCTTGTCGCCTCCATGCCGCAGGTACAGGAAGCGGTCACGATGGCCACCATCCCGAACACCGGGCCCTGCTACGTGTGCGTGGCGCATGTCCCGCTGCCCGCTGACGGGAGCCGCCGCCCGCTGCTGGCGGCGACGGCAGGACTGAACCTCGCGGCGTTCGCGGCGGGACTGGTCAAGTGAGCGCGCCGCTCCTCGCCGACGTGCGCGCGGCAGCCGCCTGCACGGGCGAGGACGTCACCGAGTGGCAGCGCGGCTACCGGGCCTGCTCGGATCGCGTGCTAGCGGTCCTGGACGCCGCATCACCGCCCGTCACGGTCTCCCTCGGCGAGGTAATGATCGTCATCCATGACGCCATCATGACCTATGCCGCCGACCAGGTAGCGAAGGCGGTCACGCCCGTGCCAAAGGGCGGCACCAGTGGGTGAGCCCTACCCCGGTACTCCCGCAAGCGGACCCCAGTTCCTCGCCCGCGAGGTCATAGCGCAGGCAAGGCAGCGGGTAGCGCCGCAGAAGCCCCTGATCCCGGCGGCGCTGATGCCCAAGCCGGATCGGCCGGAACTCACCGACGCCGACAGGCGGGCGCTGGGCGAGGCCATCCAGGCTGGCGCGCTCTGCGCGTGCTGCGCCGGCGTCCATGCCGGGACCGAGCTGGCCTGCCCTCGCGTCGCCACGTTCGAGCGTGACGGGGACGGGAAGATCAAGGCAGGCTCCTACTGGCCGGACGGAACCTGGGATACATCCCGCGTGGTATTCGCCGAGGAAGCCTCTGCTCCCGCTGTTCCCGCCGGGCAGCCGGACTACGCGAAGATCGCGGAGCTTGAGAAGGAAACCGGGCTGGCGCCGTGACCTTCCCCGAGCAGGACGAGATTTCCTCTCTCGCTGCCGCCTCCGCTGACCCTCTGACCAGGGCACTCCTGCAACTGAGGATGATCGGCGAGGCCAAGGCACGGGGAGCATCCTGGAACCAGGTAGCCGCTACCCTCGGGGCACCGGACGGGAAAGCAGCCAAGGCAATGGCGCATAAGCTGGCGAGAACGGCGCAGCGGGCCGTGATCGCCCGCGACCTGGCGGCAGGAGGCGATGATGGCTGATGACATCGTGCACATGGCCCTCGGCGAGTCCTTCCGCTGGTCAATGTGCGGCAAGGGCGGCGGGATGACAAAGGCCGTCCTGACCACCATCCCGCAGGAGGTCACCTGCGGTAGCTGCATCAAGAGCAGCGACTGCCGGATGGTCAGCGAGCGGCGGCGGCGAGTGAAAGCCGAGTTGGCCGATGCCTGACGAGCCCGGCCTTCCCGCGCGCCGCACCGAGCGCGCGGAGATGGACTCCCCGTTCCCGCCGGGTACTACCTTCGCTGATGCATTCAAGGCCCTGACCCCTCCGGGCGCTGACCCGAACGCGCTGATGGAGGCACTGAAGGCCGCGCGGCGGCCGGTGATCGCGCTCCCGGCCAGCGACGAGGACGCCCGCCACTACTCGCTGTGCCCCCGCTGCGATACGGTCCACGACTCGCGGGTGCTCTGCGCGGATCAGCAGCAGAAGATCACCCTGGATGACCTGGACCCGGGGCGCGCGATCCGCCGCGGCGCGGCCGGCGCCCCTTCCCTGCCAGCCGATCCGTTCACCGCGGGTGACCTCCGCGCTACCGCTTTGTCCCAGTTCTGGCATGAGTCGGTAGAGGCGGGTATCCCGGTGGAATCGGTGGACAGGATCATCGGCGTCATGCTCGCCGAGGCGCACGGAGGGAAGCAGGGATGAACGGGCCGGCTCAGCAGGTGAACCTCTCTTGCTGTGGATACCAATGTCACCAAGGGGTGCCCGCTCCGTGGACATGTCCGGGCTGCGGGAAGCTCTGGGCGCCGCCCGCACCAGCGGGAACCCCGGCTGAGGCCGGCGATGCGTCACCGTCCCGTCACTGAACGGCATCATCTACGTGCGCCGCAACGGGCGCGCGGTCTGGGCTGCCGGCTGACCGAATGAGCCGAGGGGAGCAGGATTCCCCTTGGCATCTCCGGCCGCCATTATCGCCGCAGCGAAAGCCGCGCGCAGTGCGCCTTCCGCAGGCCAGGGCGGCATGTCACCCGCTGTTGCCGCCATGAACGATAGCTGGGGCGGCATTTACGGGAACTTCCTTCCCCGGCCTGCCCAGGACTTCACGCAGGGCGCGTTCGGGCCGCTGACACCCCTCCCGCCGATGCCGGTCGATCAGCCGCCGCCGGGCTTTGACCGCCCGATGCCGCGACGCTGGCAACCGCCAATAGGCTGGAATTTGCCGCAGAGCCCTCCGGGTAGCGAGGGGCTGAAGCTCTGCGGCTTCGGCGAGTTGCGCACCCTGAGCCGGCTCTACAGTGTCGCCCGCGCGTGCATCCAGCTCTTGAAGTCCGAGATCCGCGCCCTGGAATGGGACATCGTGCCCACGAAGGACGCGGCGAAGGCCATGCGCGGCGACCACAAGGCCATGCGGGACTTCGGCGAGCGCCGGTCCGAGTGCATCCGGTTCTTCAAGAACCCGGACCCGGAGTACGGGTCGTGGTCCTCGTGGCTGGACACGCTGCTGGAGGAAATCTACGCGATAGATGCGCTTAGCGTATTTTTGCGCCCTTCGCGTGTCCGGGGACGCGGGCTAATGGGATCGGACCTGTCAGCGCTTGAGCTGATAACAGGTGATTCGATTCGCCCGATGGTGGATCTTCATGGTTCACGCCCTACGCCCCCATCTGTCGCTTTTCAGCAATTTTTGTATGGGGTGCCCCGCAGCGACCTCATGACCATCATGATGGGCGCCGACCTGACCGACGACCTCAAGGCCACCCAGGTCCATGAGTACCGGGGGGATCAGCTTCTGTACCTGCCTTACACAAGGCAGACGGACAGCCCCTATGGCTTCCCGCCGGCGGAGCAGGCGCTAGTCCCGGTGATGTCGGGGCTGTCCAAGCAGGGTTACCAGCTTGACTTCTTTCGTGAGGGTTCGGTACCTGCTGTATATATTTCGCCTGGGGATGCCGCTATGACCGCATCTCAGGTGCGGGAGCTTCAGGATGCATTGAACGTTATTGCCGGAGATGTCGGGTTTAAGCATAAGGTCATAGTGCTGCCCCCCGGCAGTAAGCCGTACCCGCAGAAGGACCCGCAGCTAGCCGACCAGTTCGACATGGTCGTGTCTACCGAGGTCTGCATGGCCTATCAGGTGCAACCCACCGAACTTGGGCTAATGCCGCAAGTAGCCACCGTGCAAAGTCCGTCAAGTATGAACCAGGCAGCCAAGGCGGACGCCGCGCGCCACCAGCGCAAGTCCCTCGTCCCGATGCTCCAGTTCCTCAAGCAGGGCCTGCTGGACAAGGTCATCCAGGTTGCCTGCGGGCAGACGGACATGCAGTTCCTGTTCGAGGGCCTGGAAGAGGACGAGGACGAGGTCTCCCTGACGGGCCTGCTGGGAACGCAGATCGGCACCGGCCTGCGGTCGGTGGACGAGGGCAGGGGCGTCCTGGGCCTGGACCCGTGGGGCCTGCCGGTCACCCAGGACCCGCTGTGGGCATCCGCGAACGGCGTCATGCTGCTGGGGTCGGTGGACCCGGCGACGGGCCAGCCGGGCGGCCAGCTGGCGGGGCTGCCGTCCGTGACGCAGCAGATGCAGGGCGCGCAGGGCGGTGCCGCAGGCTCGCCGGGCGCGAACGAGGGCCAGGTGAACGGCAAGCCCGCGCTCGCGCAGGGCCACCTGCCGGGCACCACGCATGTCCCCCCGGCTCAGCCGCAGCGGGACCCGACACCCTCGCATTCGGCGGCGATAGCGGGAGCGGCGGAAGCAGCGGCAGCGGTCTCGGGCTCGTCCTCGAAAGCGGCAACGGCAGGGCAGGACGGGCTGCACCGCTACGAGCCGTTCGTCCCCGGCGACCAGTCCGCGTGCGTGAAGTGCAGCCTGCCGCGCAGCTATGCCGCCCACGCAGTGACGGCGATCGGGTCGCGGATGATGCTGAAGGCCATCGCGGCACCCGTTGCGCCAAGGCCGCCGGATCATGTCCTCGCGGAGATCCTGACCGCCCCGGACGCTGCGTCGCTGAGCAAGGCCGCAGCAGCCGCGCTGATGCCTGCCCTGCCGGAAACCCCGGCCGTGTCGTCCAAGGCCGCGCTGAGCGAGCTGGATGCGCTGGGCAGGCACGTCCGCAAGGGCCGCGACCCCGCAACCTGGCAGCCGGTCCACATCCCCGGTCACGTCATGGCCATGATCTGCGAGGACGTGACGAAGGGCATAGCCATTGCGGAAGTGCTGACGGCGGCGGCTGACCAGATCCCAAAAGCCTCAGCCGCCAAGAGCGGCCCTAGCAGCGGTCAGCGGCGGCAGGCGTGGCTTGCCTGGGAGCATGACCTCCAGCTGGCGGCGAAGTACGAGAAGCAGATCGGGGCCGCTTTCGCGTCGGTGATGGCCGAGGCGGGCAGGCTGTTCGCCGCGTTCCTCGCCGGGACCCTCGCGGTCACTGCGGCGGTTCTGGCGTCGATGATCGCGGACCTGATCCGGCAGCGGCTCGCGCTGATCCTGGCTCCCTTGCACGCGGAGGGCCGGGAACTGGGCGCGGCGGCGGCCATGCAGGCAGTAGGGGCGTCCGCACGGCAGCGGCAGGGGATAGCGGCGGCGCAGCAGGCGGACACGTCCCAGATCGCCCAGCAGGCCGCGGTAAGGCAGATGGCCGGCACCGGGCTCGCCGGGTTCACCGTCGCGCTCATGAAGCTGCTCCTCGGCGGCGCGGTCACCGTTGGGGCGCTGCTGGCGCTGCTGGATGCGTTCCTTAACGCTGAGAACCGCGCCGGGCTGATCGCCCTGACGGAGATCGAGAAGGCCATCGCGGACGGGGCCTTCGGGGTCTACACCGAGCTAGGCGTGAGTTACGTCCGCTGGCACACCCGTAACGACTCAAGGGTCTGCGCCCGCTGCATGGCCAACCAGGACGCCGGCCCGGTTCCGCTGGGGAGCCTGTTCCCCGGCGGGGTCGCCCAGCCGTGCCAGCATCCAGGATGTCGTTGCTGGCTGGCTCCGAGCGATCCGCCGAAGCAGGGTGTTGCGCCTCCCGCGCCGGGGACTGCGAAGGCGGCCGGGGCTCCGCTGCTCTACCAAGGACCCGTCCATGGGGGCCCATTGAGCTACCCGCCAACCATGGATGGCGAGGCGGGACTCGAACCCGCAACCTACGGAACCCCGGCCGCAGTGCACCTTACCAAGGCCGACAAACCCTGGAAGCACCCGGACACGTCTCTCCCTGTCGCTGAGCAGGTCTACGCGCAACTGCTGGAGGACTACCCCGCCTCGGCGCTGACCTGGGTAAAGGACGCTACCTGGACCGGCCCGCAAGAGGTCCCGCTCAGCGCGATCGAGTACACCCCGGACAAGTGGCAGGCCGGCCACGAGGACGCCAAGGTCGATCGCTTCAAGGCCAAGATCGAGCGCCGGCAGGCGGCAGGCAAGCCGGTCAAGCCGGCCGTCCTCATCGACCGGCCGGACACGAAGCCGGGAACGCACCTGATCGTGATCGACGGCCACCACCGCACGATGGCCTTCCATGAACTGAATCGTCCCGTCGTCGCCTACGTCGGCAAGGTCACCACAGCAGGAGCGAGTGCGGCAGAGGAAACTCACGCCTCGCAGTTCAGCGACCGGAAGCCGGGCGCGGGCGACGACGGGCGCACCATGAAGAACTTCACGGCGGCGAACCTCGGCGACGGCTCGGTGCACGGCCTCGCGCCGTATGACCTGCGGGGCCAGGACGACGGCTGCGGCTGCTGCGCGGAGTGCAGCGGCCCGTCGTGCGGCTGCTGCCCGGACTGCGATGCGGCCAAGGCGGCACGCGGCTACAGCCTGAACCCGCGCTCGGGCATGATCTCCCTGGACCTGCCGGAAGGGCTGATCGAGCCCCTGCCAGGCGGGGTCACGGATCACCATGTGACCGTGGTTTACCTCGGGCCTGACGTGGATGACGACGCATTCAGCGCCGCGTGCGGCATGGCACGCGAGGTCGCGGCGGCCACGCAGCCGCTGTCCGGGACCATCGGCGGCATCGGCTCGTTCCCTGCCGGTGATGACGGGGTTCCGGTCTGGGCCGGCGTGAACCTGCCCGGTGCCGAGACACTGCACGAGGCGCTGGCTGAACTTCAGTCACCGGACGCGAAGGCCCGCGAGCACGGCTACAAGCCGCACTGCACCATCGCGTACCTCGAAGAGGGCGACCCGCTGCCGGATCCGCTGCCCCACATGCCGGTGACATTCACTCACCTGTCGGTACATCGCGGCGAGGACGTGAAGCGGTTCTCGTTCGGTGGCGGCTCAGCGGAGAAGTCAGGCAAGACCAGCGCCGAGATCCTCCGCGAGTACTGGACCCATGAAGGGCACCCCGGCCCCACGCAGTACGCCCTGGAAGAGAAGATCCGCTGGGGCGAGAAAGACGACTGGTACCGCTGCGTGGACGAGCTAACGCCCTACATCGGCGAGGGTGCGCGTGGCTATTGCACGCTCAGGCACCACGAGGTCCTGGGTGCCTGGCCCGGACATCCGGTCTGACGGCTAGGCGGGGGGTTGCATCGCCTATCAGGATGCTTACCCGCAATTCACCTACCGGATGGCCGCCGGCTCGCTCCAGGAACTCGCCTGCAACTTCGTGGTCAACTCCCCGGCTACGTCCGCACCGTGGCCGATCACCGGGGCTACCTGGGAGTATTGCGTCCGGAATACGGCCACGGACACCGGCTCCCCGGTCTTCTCGATCACCACGACGGCGAACGCCTCGGGCGTCATCACGATCACGAACTCCGCATCGGTATCCCAGGCGCTCCTGTCGATCTACCCGGCAGCAACAGCGGCCCTGACGCCGGGGACCTACTTTCACTCGCTCTGGCAAAACCCCTCGACCGTCAACGCATACGCCTGGTTTTCCGGCTCGCTGATCGTGTTCGGGACGCCGCAGCCGTGAGCGGGAGGCGGATGTGAGCACCCCGTATGCGGCGAGCATCATCGTTTCCCCTGCAGGGAACGGGCAGGCCGGGGTAACCATCTCACCAGGAGGACTGCCAGGGCCGTCAGCGCCGGGTACGTACTACCTGGATTCCTACACCGGATCCGATGACGCGAAGATGACGGCGGCCCTGACCGCCCTGTTCGCCGCCACCCCGGCGGGCGGGACGATCATCCTCGCGCCGCGTGCCTACAGCTGCTCGCTCCAGTCGTGGGCGACGGCCTACAGCGCGGGCGTTGCCACGGCGGTGAAAATCCAGGGCGCCGGCGCGGGCTTCAACGGGGCGTGGGGCGCCCCGGAGGGTGCCACGACCGTCACGTTCACCTACTCCGGCAGCGGCGCCGCGATGATGGATTTCCAGCACATCGGCACTATCGAGATATGCGGGATCCAGTTCATCCAGGCGAACACCGGTAAGCCGTTTTTGCTGACCACGAACGCGACGCCGAACCTGCACGACAACGTGTGGTCCGGCGGCGGCACCGGGGTCACCTGCGCGACGGACGCGATCGTGCTCGGCGGTACCGGGACCACGGTCGGCTCCGGCGACACCGCCCCGTACCAGGGCTATCAGGGCGACATCTACCGCAACTTCTTCGACGGCATCCGCCGCCCGGTGCTGTTCCAGGAGTACGCGAACTCCGTCCAGGTCCACGGCAACACCATCTCGCTGACCTGCGGCAGCAACCTCTACCAGGGCTCCGCGTTCGAGATGCTGGGGTCGGGCAGCGGCTCCTGCTCGGGCAACGCGGTGTACGGCAACTGCATCGAGTGCACGCACTATTCGTTTGCCGTCCGGGCGCAGTATGCCGTGGGCAACACGCTCGGCCCGAACGGGCTGTTCGACATGTCAACCCCGTGGATCGCCGGCTACTACCTGGGGCCGAACGCGGGCTCTAACGAGGTCATCGACGGGGAGCGCACTACGGTCAGTGCCCCGCTGTGCTGGGACCTGAGTCCCGGCTCGAACAACCGGCAGCGGAACGCGGCGCGCGGCTCCGGGCAGTACGAGCGCTTCAGTACCCCGGTGGGCTTCTACGGCACGGCAGGACCGCCGCAGAGCTTCTACTTCGGCCAGGGCGTCATCGGGGTCGAGAAGACCGGCAACCAGGCTTACTGGGAGACCCTGCCGGGAGTCAATCCGTACCCGCAGGTGGCGCTGTTCACGATCGCCGCCACCCAGTTCACTGACGGTAACCTGGTCAGCGGCTCGCAGTGGGTCACCAGCCTGACCGCCGCTTTCGCCCTCGCCGACGTGGGCCAGGCCATCGGCGCGACCGGGATCCCGTCGCAGACCCAGATCATGCTGACGGTCACCGCGACCACCGCATTCCCGTGGCAGGCGTCCCGCGCCTACGCGGCCGGGGACGTGATCCGGCCGGCCAGCGCGAACGCTCACCTGTACCAGTGCGCCGTCGCCGGGACCACTGCTGCCAGCCAGCCCGTGTTCCCCGTCAACGGCAGCACGGTCACTGACGGCGGCGTGACCTGGCAGGATCTCGGCACCTCGGCCGCCTGCTGCATCAGCAACCCGGCGACCGCGACCGCTAGCGGCGTCACGATCGGCATCTCCCGGGCAGCCGGGACCAGTACCGAGGTCATCGCGTTCGAGCGGACCCACATCCGCAGTCAGGGCAGCGCGCCGTCCGGGGCTGCCGGTGCCGGGGCGGGCTCATCGCCGTCCGCGATATCGGCCACGGGCACTGACCTGGCCTTCACGTTCAGTATCACGACGGGCGGATCCGGGACCGCCGCCGGCGCGATGTTCTCGGTGGCGCCGGCGCTCGGCTGGACGGCGGCGCCGCACTTCACCATGACGGCCGGGAACTCCGCGACGGCTTCCCTGATGGCGGGCGGGTTCTGGCTGACGACCACCGGCGGCGGCACCGTGACGGCGAGCTTCGTGAACGCCCCGGTGATCTCCACCGCCTACGTGTTCGCCTTCACGGCCATCCAGTAGGGGGGCGCATGGGCACTCTTGTCACAGGCGCCGGGGCGGCAAACACCGTCTGCGCGGTCCAGCCGGGGATGCACGTGAAGCCTGTTGTCCTGGTGAGCTTCGCGGGCGTGATGGTCACCGCCGGGACCGCTACCACGAGCGCGCCGGGGCTGGTCACGGGCGCTGGCGCGGCCAACGCGGCCGTCCAGGTCCAGCCCGGCATGAAGGTTCTCCCCGTGATCGTCGTGGATGGCACCGGGGCCTACGTCTACGCATAGCCCCCGGCCCGTCCTGCCCGTTCCCAGATCCACGGAGGTGCATGACAGGGAGCCTTGCCACGGGTGCGGGTGCACCAAATACCGTTGTTGAAATCCAGCCCGGAATGCTGGTCCAGGCTGTCACATTGGTTGACGAATCGGGCAACCCGGTCACCCCCGGCGGCGGGACCGCGACCGCGCTGGCCACCCTGACGACGCCCGTTAACGTCTCGGGTGCGACCGCGCCGACAGCGAATCAGGTCCTGACCGCCGTCAGCGCCTCGGTGGCCACCTGGCAGGCGTCATCCTCGGGGTTCGCTAACCCGATGACGACCCAGGGTGACCTGATCTACGAGAACGCCACCCCGGCAGCGGCCCGTCTCGCGGGCCCCACGTCGGCGACGAGGCAGTACCTCCAGTCCACCGGCACCGGGGCAGCGCCGCAGAACCCGGCCTGGGGCACCATCGCCGCCGGCGACGTCCCCACCCTGAACCAAAACACGACGGGCACGGCGCTCAACGTGACCGGAACCGTCGCTACCACGAACGGCGGCACGGGCGTAGCGGCGGCAAGCGCTGCCGCCGCCTTCAACGCCCTGTCGCCGCTGACGACTGCCGGTGACACCCTCTACGGCGGCACGTCCGGGGCGGGCACGCGGCTGGCGGGGCCGGCTGCGGCAACGAAGAACTTCCTGACCAGCACGGGAACCGGCTCAGCGGCGCAGGCGCCAGCGTGGGCAACTATCGTCTCCGGTGACCTCCCCGGTGCCACCACGTCAGCCCAGGGCGCGGTCGTCTTCGACGGGACCGCAGGCGATATCCAGCCGGTAGGCACCCAGGCAGCGGGCGCGGTCGGCAAGGCCGCCGACGCGGGCCATGTCCACGGCCCGGCGTTCTTCGCCCAGTACACCGCGACGCCGGGCACGCAGCCCACCCTCGCGACGGGAACGTACGAGCTGACAGCCGTGGGCGCCGGCGGCGGCGGTTCCGGCGGAGGCACGTCCTCCAACGCGGCCACCCAGTCGGGCGGCGCCGGCGGCGGCTCGGGGGCGACTGCCCGCATGATCGCCGTCCTGGGGTCCGCGACGACGCTGACCGTCACCATCGGGGCGGGCGGCGGCGGCGGGGCGGGCGGCGCGGCGAATGGCGCCCCCGGCTCGCAGGGCGCTAACGGCGCCAGCACCACCATCACCGGGACCGGTGTTTCCCTTACGGCTTTCGGCGGGTCGCCGGGGCGCCACGCGACCACCAACTCGGCTGCGGCGGCGAACGGCGGCGGCTGGGGCGGCGGCAGTTACAACACGCAGAACGTGGCCAATGCGTCGCCGCCTGGCAGCGGCCAGGCGTCGGCGGCAGGCGGCACCTCGGGCGGCGGCGCCCCGGTTGACCTCGCGGGCGGCGGCGGCGGCGCGGGCGGCTCCGCGAATGCCACGCTCGGCGGCGGCGCCGGCGGTCCCGGGCTGGCGAGCGCCGGCGGCCTGGTCGGCACCGACAACACGTCCGGCACCACGTCAGGCGGCACGGCTGCCACCGCTACCACGATCGGCGCCGGGGGCGGCGGCGGCGGTGGCGGCGCTAACACGACCGGCACGGGCGGCACTGGCGGTACTGGCGGTCCCGGCTTCGCGATGATCCGCCGCATAGCCTGACCGCCCTCTTAGCGATCTTCGTTTCTTCCCTTCTGCCGCCACGGCGGTGTACCCGATCTGCATCCACGGAGGTGCATGGCAGCCACACTGACCGCCGGCAACGACCTTGCTTTCGCGAGTTTTCCCATCGAAAAGTGGGAGGACGGCCCGGACGGCTCGGTCTACGTCTACGGGAAGGCATCGACGCCCGAGATCGACACGGACGATCAGGTGGTCTCGCCCGATTTCTCGGGCCCGGCTCTCAAGCAGTGGATGGAAGCGCCCGCGCTCCGGGTGAACCATCAGGCCCGCCGCGACCCGGCCGGATCGGGCATTCACGTCGAGATTGACCGGGATGGCGACGGCGCCCACTGGGTGAAGTCGATCGTGGCCGAGAAGGAAGCGGTCCGGCTGGTCAAGGGCGGCCACCTGCGCGCCTACTCCATCGGCATCGCCCGGCCCGTCATCGAGCGCGACATGACCGGGAAGGCGCGCGGCGGCATCATCACGGGCGGCGTCATCGCCGAGGTCAGCCTGGTCGATTCGCCCGCGAACAGGTCATGTTTCCTAGAACTGGTCAAAGCGGACAAGAACGGCGACGCGCAGTGGTCCGGCAAGGTGTTCGGCGCTGACGACTTCCTCGCCAAGGACGCCGCCCCGGACCTGATCAAGGGCACCGTCTCCTTCTCCCCTGATGACCTCGCCAAGCTTCTCCAGCACCGCAAGGTCGCCGAGGAGCGCGAAGCGGAAGTCACCAAGGCGGCGGCGGGAGCCGACGAGGCCGGCGGCGACAACGCTGCGGCTGACCAGGAGGACGAGTCCGGCAACGCCGACATGGAGAACGCCGACGACACGGACGCGCCGAAGGCAGCGGAGCCGGACGCGGCAGAGGTTGCCGTGGCCGATGCGGTGAAGGCGGTAGAGGTCGCCGTCTACAAGCGGGACGTCTCCGCAGCGGAGCGCAAGGAACTCGCCGGCAAGGGCCACGCGCTCAAGGACGGTTCCTACCCGATCGCCAACGCCGAGGATCTGGGCAACGCGGCGATCCTGGCCCGCTCCGGTCACGGTGACGTGGCAGCCGCGAAGGCGCTGATCGCCAAGCGCGCGAGTGAACTGGGCGTGGCCAACCCGCTCGACGACGACGCGGAGAAGGCCGCCACGGCCGATGACGCGCCCGCCGTTCCTGTCGCTGACAAGGCCGCGAAGCCGAAGATGGCGTGCCCGTCGTGCGGCAAGAAGTCCGGGGCGAAGAACCCGTTCTGCTTCAAGTGCGGCAAGAAGATGACCCCGGACACCGATGACAAGGCCGACAAGGCCGCATCCCCGACGCCCGCCGATGGCGTGAAGGACGCGCCGCCGGCCGAGCCCGTCACCCCGCACCGGGAGCCTGACGGGGTGGCGATGGAACAGCTCGAGGACGACGCGCACCTGGAGGGCGGCAACCCGGACGAGGGCGGCGAGCGCGCGGCCGAGGCCGCCGTAGCGCCTCCCGCAGCCGAGGACGCCCAGGTGGGCAAGACGGCCGGCTCCGAGGCCGCGTCGTGGCGGATCAGGGAGGCCGGCGCCTCGTGGGGCGAGGGGATCCTGCATGATTTCCTGTGCCCCGCGTTCTCCCCGGACGCGACCGCGAAGTCCTACCCCGGCCAGACCCTCGCCGCCGTCGCGGACCCGGCGGAATGGCAGTCGAAGGCACTGTCGGCCGCGATCGACGCCCCGATCCCGGAGGCGGGCAAGGCGCAGCGCCGCTGGCAGGATGCCCTGACCATCGCCGGCACGGACGCCGAGACGGTCACGGGCCTGCGCTGGGAGGCGCACAAGGCGTTCGCCGACGCGAACCCCGGCCCCTCCGCGTACCCGACTCCGGGCGAGTTGCGCCCGCAGTCGTTCCGGCGCCCGATCCTCACTGACGGGCAGTCCCCGAGCCCGGCGGCGTCCGGCGCCAGCCCGTCGCACATCACGGCCGATCACATCTCGGCTACGGACTTCACCCGCGGCCCGCTCACCGGAGGCCAGGAAGCCTCCAGCGAGCCAGAGGGAGACAACGGCTCCCAGGGCGTCCCGTCAGTGCCGGGGAAGCCGCAGCGGACCTTCTACCGCAACACGAGCCGCGACGGCGCCAGGGCCGCGATGGCGTCCATGCACGACCACATCGCGGGAACGTTCCCCGACCTGTGCCCCATGCACGGGCCCGGGATGGGCGGCCAGCCGCCGGCGGGCGCGCGTCCCGTCCCGGTGCCGGGAACCCGGAAGGCAGAGGACGAGCCGGAGGTTGTCAAGGCAGCGGCGCCGGCAGGCAAGCCGGCCAAGGTGGCGTGCCCGTGCGGCAAGAAGGCCCGTCCCGGCAAGTTCTGCCCCGGCTGCGGCGAGAAGATGCCGATGAAGGGCGGCATGGCTGCCAAGGCAGCGGACCCGCTGCCCGCCGTCGCCGCGCTCCCGGTCCCGTCGCTGGACGCCGCGGCGCTCCAGGCAGCCGTCGAGAAGGCCATCGCCCCTCTCGCCGCCAGGCTTGAGCAGCAGGGCGATCTCATCGACCAGATGGCCTCTGCCCCTGACCCCCGCTATGCCCCGTTCAAGGCCGTGGCTGCCGGCGGGGTGCTCCCGAAGGCCCTCCAGCCGGCCCCGGCGGTACCTGAGCGGAGCGCCGTGGAGAAGGCAGCCAGCAACGTGCAGGAAACCCTCCTGCGCGACCTCCAGTACCAGGCCCGCAACGACCCGGACCCCGGCAGGCGGGAAGTCGCCTGGCAGGAGCTGACCAGGCTGCTGAACGTCGCGGGCGGCACGCGGTAGGCAATCACCAAAGGAGGAAGCGTGATGACCATTCTCGATGGCGCCGAGTCGCCCCCGCGCGCCTGGAAGATCGGCCGCTACACGTTCCAGCACGAGGTCTACCCTCCCGGCGCTCCCCGGCGCTCCTGGTCCTGCGGCGTCCGGTACGGCCCGGCGGGGCCTGTTGGCGCGGGCGGTCGCAAGTCGCCGCTCTCGGCGCTTCTTGCCGCTCGCCGCTTCGAGCGCGAATGCGTTGCCGCCACGGCGGCCGGTCATGCGTGAGGGATGGCGCTGCCCGGCGTGCTCGCGGATCAACTCGCCGGACCTGGACTGGTGCCCGTGCTCGGGCGGCAGCGCAGGCGTGATGGCCCCCGCAACGCCCGTCTACCCGGGCACGTCAGGCGGCACGACGACCTTCACGTCCGGCGGGGCAGGCGGTTCCGGCGGCGGCGGCGTGCCGGGCATTACCGTCACCTACCACGTGGCCGGCAGCGTAGTCACCGAGCAGGAACTAGCCCGCCAGATCCGCAAGAGCGCGCTGGCGCGGACCCTGCGCAACACGGGCCGCGCAGCCTGACCCGCAAACGTCCCTTTCAGCGGTGCTGAGAGGTAACGACTGCCCGAGCGCGGCGCGCACGGGCCAGACCCCATAGGAGACAACAAGAACGCAACTACCAGCACCCAATAAGGAGTGCATGGCGGACATTCTCGAAGCAACGATCGCCCCGGCTGACCAGCTCAGCCCCACGGGCGCAGAGGTCGCCGGCAACGTCGCGCAGTTCTCCCGCACGGGGGAAATGCTGAAGGCCCGGCTCCCGAACCTCGTCAAGGGAGCAGGCTACGCCGGGACCGGCAACGCCCCCCTCACCGACGAGATCCAGATCATGACCAAGGCATCCCAGGCCGCTATCGACCTGCGGCAGGCAACCTGGGACGGCATCACCGACAAGCCGGCCGTGGTCAAGGGCATGAACCAGGGGTTCCTGAACCAGTTCGGGTACCTGAAGACGGCCCTGACGGCCCCGTCGCTGATGGACACCCTCGCGGGTGTCTTCGGGCAGATGCCCGGCGGCAGCGAGGCGTTCAAGAATTTCACGGCCGGCAATCTCGGGGTGGGGTCGGTGTACGGTTTGGTGCCGTTTGACCTCATGCGACCGAGTCGTCTGATCTACCCGGTATATACCGTTTTCCGCAACAAATTCCCACGGCCCCAGGGCCAGGGCACGAGCGCGCAGGAACGGGTCATCACCGGCATCTCTGGCAGCCAGACCGGCGGCCAGGGTGTCCTCGACGTGTCCATCACCGAGCTGGTTCAGAGCGGCGGTACGTTCTCGAACTGGCCCCTCAACCTGCCGCCTTCGGGCTCGCAGACTGAGGTCTTCCTCAATGTGCCTTGCATCCTGTAGGGCCGCCGCGCCGCGAGGCGCACGCGATAACCGCGAGAATTGCTGGAAAGCCCGTACCACATGCACATGCCACAACGTGGGGCGAAAGCCCGAGCGTGATGGCCTGAAAAATGTGCATTAGGGGTAATCAGCAGCCGAGCCCGCCTGGACCGCGACACGCGGCACCGACGGGATGGTTCAGAGACTATGCACGCGGGTTCTGGTAATCTTTAACGATGGAGATTAATAACGATGACTGGCAGATAATGGCCGGTCAGGAGCGGGAAGAGTTCATTCGGCGCTACGTGGCTGGCGAGGCCCTGACATCCCTCGCCAGGGAGTATCACCACGGGCCTGCCACGCTGAGGGCAATCCTCGTCAGCGTGGGGGTGCCAGTCCGGACAAGGCCCGGATACGCCAAGGGCAGGAAGTGGTCAGAAGCGCAGCGTGAAGCTCACAGGCGCACAACTAGCACCCCTGAGCACAGGCAGAAGATGCGCGCGATCATGCTGAAACGCCTCCCGGTCATGCGCGGAGCGGCGACGAACTCTCCGATCGAGCGCCGGATGCAAGATGCGCTCATGGCGGTCGGCATCGGCTTCACAACGCAGTCTGTCCTGCTGGACCGCTACCTGGTGGACATCGAGATCCACCAGGCACCCATCGTGATTGAGGCTGACGGCGCGCAGCACACACTGCGCATCCAGAAGGCCAAGGACGCCGAGCGCGACACGGCTCTCACTGCCGCCGGGTACCGGGTTTTCCGGTTCACGGGCAGCGAGATCAATGCCGACGCCGTGCTGTGTGTCCGGCGTGTTATCGACGCTTGCTTCCTGGTTCCCGACCAGGAGCCCATCTATGAAATCCGCACGGCTTTCACTGGCGAACTCCACCCGCTCTGGAAGGGCGGCAAGCGGGAGTTCACCTGCGAGATCTGCGGGGTCGTGTTCATGGCTCAGCCTGCGCACCGCAAGGGGCCGCACATCTACTGCAGCATGCAGTGCAATGGTGCAGCCAAGCGCGGCAAGACGGCGAGTGCTGAGACCCGTGCCAAGATCAGCGCCGCGAATAGGGGCAAGGAGCGCAAGCCCCCGCCACCGTTCACGGCCGAGCATCGCGCCAAGATCAGCGCAGGGCTTAAGGGCAGGCCAAAGACTGCGGAGCACGCCGCCAAGGTTGGTGCAGCGCAGGCTGGCAGGCCAAAGTCCGCCGAGACTCGGGCAAAGATCAGCGAAACGCTCAAGCGTCGAAACGCAAACCAGAACAAGATAGAGTCCGCTCTGCATGGAGACATGCAGAGGCCGGCAGAAATGACCGGCCCCGCCACCCTGTTCTGAGGGCGGCGAGTAACAACAGGTACCGTTTCTTCGGCATCAGCGAGCAGCTTTCCTGGCTCGCGCAGTTCGCAGGACAGGGTCAACTTAGAGGCCCCCTCGCAGGGTGACCTGCGAGTTCACTCGGCACCGTAACGGTGAACCCCGCCAAGCCAAGGGGAATACCGTGGAAACCTCGCACTACAGGGTTCCGTAGAGAGCAAGCGTGCCGCGCCTGTGTCATGGGACCTGCCCCGAGTGCATCAGGGGCAGCGGACCGCAGGCGAAGTTGTGCTCCGGGCTCGCGCGATGGAAAAGCGCGAGAGGCGTCCAGAAATGAGGCGCCCGGCCGTCCCCAGTGGCGGCAGGTAACAGTTCGTTCGAGGACATTGCCGGCCTGGCCAACCTGATCATGCTTCAGGAGGCCATGCTCGGAGAGGAATATCAGTTCATAGCGGGCACTTCCGCTCCGCTGGCCGTTCCCGCAGCACCGACCTGCACTGTCCGCACCGCCGGCTCCAATGAGACGGCGCTCAACACGAACATCACCGCGGTCAAGGTGGCCGCGACCAACTACTTCGGCTCGACCGCCGTCTCGGCGGCCTCGTCCACGTTCGCCGTGGCGTCCGGCCAGGTCGTGGATGTCACGATCGCCCCGGTCGCGGGCACGATGACCTACTCGATCTACGCCTTCACGTCCGGTTCCAGCTACTACCTGCTGGCATCGGGCGTCGGCGGCCAGAAGTACACCCTGCAGGGCTTCTCGTCCCTGCCGACCGCCGTCGTCCCCCCGGCTGCCGACACCGGCACCGGGAAGAACACCCGGATGGAAGGCGTCATCCCGACGCTCACCGGGGCGTCGGCCGCTGCGGGGGTCTACCCCAGCGGCTGGCAGGGCGGCTACGTCAACCAGTCCGTGGGAACCCACCTGTCCTACAACGCCATCTACACGGCGCTGGACAGCCTGTGGGAGTCCAACTCCAACTCACCGGGCGCATTCAAGGCGGACCCGCAGGAGATCGTCGGCGACGGCGGCGACATCATGCGCCTGTCCAACGACGTGATCTCGGCGGGGACGGCGACGAACTACCGCCTGTTCCTGGAGCAGCAGGAAGTCGGGGGAATGCGCGTCGGCGGCGCCGTCAGCGAGTTCCAGAACCCGATCACCCGGTCCATCCTCAAGCTGGTCGTCCACCCCTGGTTCACGCAGGGCACGGCGGCCTTCATGACCTACCAGCCGCCGATGACCTACTCCCAGATCAGCAATGCCTGGGAAGCCCGAATGGTGCAAGATTACGCCAGTATTGCCTGGCCTGTCATAGATGCGACCTTTAGGTTCTCAATCTTCTGGTATGGGGCCTTGATCGCGAATGCGCCATTCTTCTCCGGTTTGCTCCAGGGGCTCCAGATTAGTGACGTTACGCCCTACTCCTGAGCATTCATCCTGTTATGTCCGATTAGGACAGGCAGGGTAGCCGGAGTCTCACAGCGGTGCCGGGCCGGGCGCTCAGCAAGGGCGCCCGGCCCGAGCCCGCTCCCCAACTTCCCGCACTACCCGCAACAGGGCGGCCATGCCGCCAGTCACCACTACAGGAGGCGCATGGCTCTCTTCGGGCCCGGATCCGCAACCACCGTCAGCACCGTCGCGACCCAGGTTTACACGCCCACCTCGGGCGGGCTGCAGGTGAACCCGACCGTCATCAACCAGGGACCCAGCACGTTCGCGGTAGGAACGTCCTCGGTGACCTACGCCACGGGGCTGCTGGTGGCGCCGGGTGACCAGGTGACCCTGCAGGGGCTGGAGATCGCGATCTACGCGATCTGCAACACGTCGAAGTCGTCGCTGGCCCTGGCGGGGCTGGCGACCGTGGAGTCGGTGGTCTGACCGGGCTCGCGGTTCCCGGCGGCGCATGGTCTCGCCCGCCGGGGCCGCGCGCCCTCGTCCTGTTCCTTCCTTTCCCCTGCCGGGTGAGTCCCGGAAGCATTGGAGATGCATGTCGCTTGCCGGAAAGAACCTCGCGCCCGGGACGGTCAGCGAGACCGCGAATATCACGTTCTCGGGGAACGTGGTCATCAGCGCCCAGGGCGGCGCCCTCGACGTCCACGGGGCGACGGGCTTCACCGCCGTTGCCCTGCAGGGCGGCGGGGCGCTGCCGACGATCACGGGGGTCACGCACTGCGTGGCGTCGGTGCCGAAGGGCCATGACCTGGGCGGGAACTTCACGCTCACCGTCGATGCCTCAGGGGTCGCGTCGGGGACGATCGCCACGGTCGTGTTCGGGACGGTGCTGCCTGCTGCCCCGGTGGCGGTGTACGCCACCGCATACGACTCGACTACCAGCGTGAACGTGACCACGGTGACGGCGACCTCGCTGGCTACCACGGGGTTCACGGTGTCGAACTCGGGGTCGGTCGCACCCACCCAGGTCATCAACGTGCAGTATTTCGTGGTCGCCGCCTAACCGGACAAGGGGAACACAATTCGCATACTCGCCCACAGTAACGCGCCATGGGAGAAATCGGGCTACGGTACGCAAATCGCCCTGCTTGCCCAGCGGCTGCCGGAACTCGGCCACGAGGTCGTGCTGTCCGCGTTCCACGGGCTCGGCGGATCGCCGCTGGCGTGGAACGGGATCACGGTCCTGCCCGGCGCGTTCCCCGGTGACCCGTACGGCGCCGGGATCCTGCCGCAGCACCGGGCACGGCACGGCGCGGACCTGATCATCACCCTGATGGACGTGTGGGTGCTGGACCCGGCACCGCTGAAAGGCCAGCCCCTCGCCTGCTGGATGCCATCCGACTCCGAGCCGCTCTCGTCAGTTGACAGGACGTTCCTGGACGCCTCCGGGGCCATCCCGATCGCGATGTCACGGTCAGGGGAGGCACGGCTCAAGGATGCGGGCTACTCGCCGCTCTACGTGCCGCACGGCATAGATGTCCAGTTGTTCTCGCCGTCGCCTATCCGGGAGGAGACCAGGGAGATCCTGGAGGCCACCGGGAAGTTCACGATCGGCATCAACGCGAACAACAAGGACTCCTTCCGCAAGGGCATGTACGAGCAGATGGCCGCGTTCGCGAGGCTGCACGCGGCGCACCCGGACACGCTGCTGCTGATCCACGGCCTGGTCCACGAGGTCGGCTCGGTGGACCTGGCGCAGGTGACCCGCAACCTGGGGATTCAGGAGGCGGTGAAGTTCTGCGGGCAGTACGAGTACCTGACCGGGATGATCACCAGCCAGCAGGTCGCGAACTGGTACGGGGCACTCGACCTGTACTCGCAGGCGAGCTTTGGCGAGGGCTTCGGGATCACGGCGCTGGAAGCGCAAGCGTGCGGCGTGCCTGTGGTCACAACCGACGCGGGGGCGATGGCGGAGATGTGCGGCGGCGGCTGGAAGGTCGCCGGGGAGAAGTTCTGGAACCCGGTGCACAACGCCTGCTGGACCCGCCCGTCGATCGCCGGCATCCACCGGGCGTATGAGCAGGCGTACCAGCGGGGCAAGGCGTACGAGGCCAAGAAGGCTAAGTGCGTCCCGTTCGCCGCGCAGTACGACGCTGACCGGGTGCTGAAAGAGCACTGGGCTCCCGCGCTCGCCGAGCTTGAGCGGAGGATCACGGCGTGAGTGAGCGCGAACCCGAGGTCCACCTGCTCAAGGAGGACAGCGCCAAGCCGGGATTGCGGCACCTGCCCGAGGAACACGCGCCCGTTACCACGGTCGCCGCTGATCACCCTGTCGCCGTCCGGGAGCCGGGACGCTGCCAGGCATGCCATGCGTTCGCCCTGCTTGAGCGGCACTGGCCGGGCGGGATCCTGCTGCCGGGCCGCCACGTTGAGATCTGCGCTGCGTGCCGGGGTCTGGGTGACGAGGAGATCATGCGGAGGCTGCCGGACTGGAGACGGGACGGGGCGAGCACATGAGGGTTCTCGTAACTGGGGGCGGGGGCTTCATCGGCCGCCACGCCTGTGACGCGCTGACGGCGGCCGGCCATTCGCCGCTGGTGCTCGACCGGCGGCGGGACCGCAACTGCGGGCATGACGTGATCCTCGGCGATGTCCGGGACGCGACGGCGGTCACGGAGGCGGTCGCGCACTGCGAGGGCGTCATCCACCTCGCCGGGGTGCTCGGGACGGCGGAGACGATCAGCAACCCGCGGCCGGCGGCGGAGGTCAACATCCTCGGCGGCCTGAACGTGGCCGAGGCATGCGCGCAGTACGGGGTGCCGCTGGTGAACATCGCGGTGGGGAACTGGTTCGAGTACAGCACCTACTCGGTCACCAAGAGCACCGTGGAGAGGTTCTGCGGGATGTACCGGCGGTACCGGGGCCTGCCCGTCGCGTCGGTGCGGGCCTTCAACGCCTACGGGCCGGGCCAGTCCGTCGCGGCGCCTTACGGCACGTCGAGGGTGCGGAAGATCATCCCGTCGTTCATCATGCGGGCACTGCACGGCGAGGCCATCGAGGTCTACGGCGACGGCTCCCAGGTGATGGACATGGTGTACGTCACCGATGTCGCCGCCGCGCTCGTCACCGCACTGGAGGGCCTCGCGGCCGGGTGCGTGCCGGATGAGCCACTGGAGGCGGGCACCGGGCGGGCGACGACCGTGGCGCAGATCGCGGAGATGACCCGCGCCGAGGTGGAACGCCAGACCGGGGTCGCGGGCAAGGTGGGCTTCCTGCCGATGCGGCCAGGCGAGACCCCCGGCAGCGTCGTCCTCGCCAGCGCGGGCCTGCCCGGCTGCGTCCCGCTCGAGGACGGGCTCGCCCGGACGGTCACGCATTACCGGGAGGCGGCCGGGTGCTGATCCACCGGATGTGGCTCGGCCCCCGCCCCATGCCGGCGCCGTTCCGCGGCTTCGGCAAGAGGTGGCAGGAGCTTAACCCCGGCGCGAAGGTCATCGAGTGGAGCTGGCACAACCTGCCGGAAGACCTCGCCAATGACGGCGTGCTGGAGGACATCCGGGGCCGCTGCACCAAAGGCGGCTCGATCGAGATGGCGGTCGCGCTCGCCGACGTGATCGCCTACGACCTGGTGCGCAGGTTCGGCGGCACCTACGTGAACTGCGACATCCAGCCGCTGCGCCCCCTGTCCCTCCTCGGCGATGTCATTGCCACCCGGCCATGGGCGTCCTGGGAGAGCGATGAGGAATGGCGCGGGGTAGTCAACGCCGCGTTCGGCGGCCCGGCCGGCCACCCGTTCTGGGAGTCCGTGGTCACCGAGCTGCTGCCGCAGCGCTACTGGCGGATGAAGGCGGAGGGCAACGGCATCATCCCCGACGCGACCGGCAACGCGCTGATGGGCGAGGCGATGACAGCCCATCCCGGCGTCCTGCACGCCTTCCCCCGCGAGACGTTCAACCCGGTGCACTCCACCGAACTGGGGCTGCTGACGCCCTCGTGGATCCCCCCTCCCGGTGCCGTCGCGGTCCATTACTGGGATCACAAGCGGACCGGGCGGACCAACTACATCACCTGAGAAAGAGGAAAGGAATCCCGCTGAAAGCGCTGGTCAAGCGGGCCTTTCCGCTAGAATGTACGTACAGAACCCCCGCGACGGCAGCCACCGCCCGGGGGTCATGGTCAACCTGTAGAAGGCAGGTCAACATGTCTAGTGTTATTGATCTAACCGGCCATGTCTACGGACGGCTCACTGTCCTGTTCCGGGCGCCCGATGGGGTCGGCTCAAAGGGGCGACGTCAGATCCAGTGGGTCTGCCAGTGTTCCTGCGGCAACATCTGCATCATCCAGAGAGGCTGCCTTCGCGACGGCCACACCAGGTCATGCGGTTGCATTTCCCGGGAGAGAAGCAATAGCACCACTCACGGCATGACCAAATCCCCGGAACATGTGGCCTGGCGGGCCATGAAGACGCGGTGCTTCAATCCGAATACCGCGAGCTGGCCCGACTACGGCGGCCGGGGCATCACGGTGTGCCCGCAGTGGCGCAACTCGTTTGAGCAGTTCTATGCAGACATGGGTCCGCATCCGGGGCCGGAATACTCCCTTGACCGCATCGACAACGACGGCGATTACGAGCCGGGTAACTGCCGCTGGGCGACCGCGTCGGAGCAGGCCTTCAACAGGACCTACCGCAAGCCTCGCATCTGCCAATGCGCATGCAATCGGGGCGAAGGGCAATGCGGCAGGAAAAACCGAAGGGGCGAAGAGTCGGTGAACGGCTCTGGACTTGGCGGAATGACAGGCGGTCACGGGGACCAGACCTACCGCGAGGGACGGGCGCTCCTCGGCCCCGAGGGCATGGCCGGCGACTTCGGCGCCCACTACGGCCAGATCCAGGCGGACGCGGAAATCATCCGGGGACTGCTGAACGGGGGAAACGGGACTTGAGCAAGCGCGTAAATCTGCCCCCTGGCTGCATCGGATTCACTTCCGCTGACGGCACCAAGTCACCCGAGGTCAGGCAGGGCTCGTCGGTGACCATCTCCGACGAGCACGCTGACCGCCTCCGCAAGTCCGCTCATACATCCATCGGGATGATCACCGTGGATCCGGGGACCGTGATCGGCACCAAGGGCGGACGGGTGTGCGCCTCTTGCCGGCGGACGTGGCAGGTCTGGAGCGATTTCTGCCCTAGGTGCGGCCGGCCTACTGAGCCCGAGTAATCCCACCACCACCGAAAGGAATGCCATGACAGTTTATGCCGCCTCCAGTTTGGACGCGGTTGTCCTCGGCCCGGCTCACGGAGGCTGCTCGGTTCTGCATAGCCGACCCGTTGAGAACGGTGCACCCGTCAAGCTCTGGGCACTGACCTGCCCTCAGTGCGAGGACCACCTGCGTCACGACCCCTTGTGGTCGGGCACCATCAACGAACTTCCCGAGACCTACGACGAGCAGATCGAGCGCGAGCGCCGCGAGAAGAACGCCTCCGCCGAGCAGGAGAAAGCCCTCGGGAACCTCCCCGGCAACCTGGCGGGAGCCCTCGGCCCGGCCCTCGCGGCGGCCCTGGCGCCCCTCCTGGGGCTCGCGCAGGCGCAGTCAGTCTCCTGCACTGCGGGCCACCCGAACACGGCGGGCGTGAAGTTCTGCGGGGAATGCGGCTCCCCGATGGGCTCCCTCCCCGGTGCCGTTGTCCCTGATGCGTCCCAGGCGGCGCTGAGCGGCCCGCAGAGGCCCGCCACGGCCCCGAAGGCTGCCGGACGGGTGAAGCCCTTGAAGGACTGGCGCGCTGACGACCTGCGCGCCGAGGCGAGGCGGCTGGGACTGCCGGCGGACGGTGACAGGGCTGCCCTGATCGGCCGTATCAAGGGCGCGAAGGTGGCGGCGTGACTTGGCATCCGTTCCGCCGCCGGCTGAGCCGCCAGCTCGCCGCTACGATCGGCTCCGGCCTCGTGAGCATCGAGGAAGGGCGCCGCATTCTCGGGGACAACCCGTGGGGGTTGCGGCGCTCCCGCTGGCACCGGCTGCGCGCGTCCCTCTCGTCGCTGATTGCGCCATGAGCGAGCCGAAGCCCGGTGTCGGCCGCATCGTCCACTACGTCAGCTACGGCACGCCGGGTGGCGAGTACGGCCAGGAATGCCGCGCCGCCATCGTCACCGAGACGCTGGAGTTCGAGCCGGGTAGCGCCGAGGAGCATCGCCGGGGTGAGGTCGGCCTGTGCGTGCTCAACCCGACCGGCCAGTTCTTCAACCGGGGTGTCCCGTTCGGCAAGGGCGATGCTCCGTGTGTGGCTGGCCAGCTCACGGGGGGTTCCTGGCACTGGCCGGCGCACGCCGAGCGCGACCCTGACCGGGCCTAGCGAGGTTCATGGCACGCGGCGGACTGTGCGGACGTTGCGGGGGGCGGCGCAGGGGAAGTCAGGCCCGCGCCGCCCAGCCCGTAGCCCAGTGCGCTGAGTGCGGCTACGCGATCTGCGAACGGCACGCCAGGTGGGATGCCGACGCGGCCCGGGATGTCTGCTCAGCCTGCGCGCGGCGGCTCGGCCTGCGGGTGATCAGCCGGGGCTAGCGCACGGGCTCCGTCTCGATCGTCACCGAGTGCTTGCCGTCCGGGATCACGCTGGTCACGCGGACATCGCCAGTCCAGGCGCATCCCGTCACGCGGATGATGTCGCCCTCCTCCACGTCCAGGATGCTGGTCTCGGCTATCTCCCCAGGTTTGCTCATGCCCTCAGCCTGCCACTACCGTCCACGGCAGGCGTGAACGGCCACCGCCCCGCCTTGATCTCCTCCTGGTACCACCGCACGCACGAAGGGCACCGGTAGCCCTGGAAGAACGGCATCCAGGGGCCTAGCTCCATGCACCTACCGCAGACTCCCCACGCCGGGTCATCCATGTGCTCGGCGGAGTCCTGGGCTCGGGTGTCCTCGCTCATCGCGGCACCAGCCAGAGCCGCAGCTCAGCCCTGGCGATCGGGATATCCAGCCCGCTATCCCGGTCGCGCCGTATCTCCCCGGTGATCGTGAACTCCGGGTGCCGCTCATGCCGGTAGCCGCGATCCTCGGCGGCGATGATGGCCGTCTCCGCGCGCCTGGACAGGGTTGACCGCACCGAGCGCGCCCGGTCCCAGATGGCTTCCTGGTCATCGGGCAACGGCAGGTCCGCGCCGGGAAAGGGTTTCACGTAGCCCCTGATTTCCAGCCAGCCCAGCGGGGCCTTTCCCGCGCGGGCCGCGCCTAGCCAGACCGGCGTGATCATGTCCAGCCACAGGTAGGGCTCCAGCGCTTCCGGCAGGTCCGCGCCGGGGTAGTCCGGGGGCAGCCTCAGCGGCCCGGGTTTTCTCAGGATCGGCATCCACTCAGCCTGCCACGGCAGCTACCGCATCGATGAGCGCGGTCCATACCTGCCTGATCCCGTCCTCCCCGATGCGGACGAAGCGCTCGGCGGTGACGCGGATCTCGGCCTTCATCAGCGAGCCGGGCTCGGCGGGGTCGGGTACTTCCACGCTCACGTAAATGATGGCCGGCCAGTCATCCGCCGGTCCTGGTCCTCTTGCGGGAGTCATTCCCTCAGCCTGCCACCATCGCGCCGAGAGCGCCCGGATGCTCGCGGGGAGGTGATGTCAAAATGCCCGCCCCGTATCAGACGCCAACGCCCTATATCAACCCAGCTATCCTGACTTCTGCCGCGACAGGCATTTTACCCGGTCTCATGGAGCACTATCCCGAACCGGCAGGCGACCCCCGCTGAGCAACTCAGCGAGCAGTACAACCTGTGCCAGCGCGCGACAAACATGGTCGATTCGGCGGCCAACCAGATTCTCCGCGCCACGGTCACCACGGAGCAGCTGAAAGGCCCCGGCACTACCCGGTTCCAGATCGACAGCATCGGGAACGCGGCCATCATCCTGGCCCGCAGCCCGATCCTCTCCATCCTCGGCGGCCAGTGCGCTCCCGCTATCCCGCCGCTCCAGTGGACGACGATCCCGGCCAATATGTATGTGGTCGATTCGCCTCCCTTGTCCGTTTACGGCACATCGGTTCCCGCCGACGCGGGCGAGTGGGGGCAGTCCGTCACCCTCGGCGGCGGCTACGTCAGCACCTGGAACGGCCGCGGGGGCTACTTCCTCCAGACGACCTACGTGAACGGGTGGCCCCACTGCTCCCTCACGACTGCCTCCATCGCCGGGGCAACCACGATCCAGGTAGATGACTGCACTGGCTGGGGACCGCCGGCGGGAAGCACCCAGGGAGCGGCCGGGGTCATCTACGATCCGGGCGGCGGGGGGCAGCAGGAGACGGCCACCGTCACGCTGGCATCGGCGACGACCGGGCCGGGGACGCTGACGATCACCCCGGCCCTGACGTGGCCGCACTCGCAGGGGATCATATTCAGCGGGATGGCCTCAACCCTTCAGTGGGCCGCCATCCTGTTCGGCGTCGCCCAGGCCCTCACCAGGGGCGCCACGGCGACCACCCCGCAGACGATCTCGCCTGCCGGGATCAGCACCGGCAGCGGGGCGGACGCGCTCATGAAGGCCGCGAAGCTGATGGTGCGCGACTTCAAGAGGATCTGGTAGCCCGGTGCCCATCCTCACAGCCCAGACCTGGGTCTACAGCATCCTGAACGGGATGCCGATCCCCGGCAACAACACGCCGCTCGCGGTGTTCGTCACCCCGCCGAACCCGGAAGAGGACCAGCTCGACCCGCACGTCTACGTCTGGCCGTCCGCAGGCTCGGAGGCCCGCGAGTCCCTGCCCCGCGCCGGGGTCCCGAGCGTGGGCACCACCCAGTCAGGGTGGAAGCAGGTCTGGCACTCCATCGACGTGTGGATCAACTGGTTCGATGACGACAGCGACCCGACCCCGGACTTCTCCTTCCCGGTGATAGTCGATGCGGTCATGGACGTACTGCGGACCTGCCAGGACCCGGTGATGCTGACGGACCCGGTAACAGGGCGGTACTCCCAGGTGTTCGCCACCGGGGAGCGGCTCACCTACGACATTGCCATCCCCAGGGGCGTGAACGCTGACCAGCGCATTTTGAGGTACGACGCGCGGATCGCGGCGAGAGTCGGGGAATCGTTCCAGGCATGAGCTTCAGGTTCGGCGTCGTGGAGATCGACGGCCAGAGAGTTGTCATGGATTCCGTCGATGCAATGTACGTCCGGGCGCAGCAGCGCGGCGACACGGAACTCATGAAGATCCTTGAAGAACGCGCCGAGAGGGAATCTGCCCGCTCAGGGCGCTACTGAGCCGTAGCCCTCGTACGGCACCGTGTCCAGCACGACGGCGCTGCCTTTCTCGCCAGCAAGGAACCATGCCACGTCCCCGGATGCTTCTTCCCCGCGCATCATGGCCGCCGTTTTCTCGTCGCTGAGTTTGCGCGGCTCGCCGCAGCCGACCTCGTACCAGCCGTCCTCGGGCGCTATCCAGTCGCTCATCGTTCCATCGTCCCACCATCCTCGTCCCGGAGGTGCATGGCCCTTCAGACCTACGTAGGCCCGCAGGAACAGGTCTTCCCGCACTTGCGTGCCCTCGACGGGGAGCCCGGCACCCTCGTGCTGCGCCCCGGCGAGTCCTACGACTTCGGCGGCGGGCTTGAGGGCTACAAGGAACCCCCTGGTCCCGCGTGGTGGTGGAAGCCCGCAGAAGCCCCTGCGGCAGCCTCAGCGCCCGCGCCCGCGAAGGCCCCGCCTGCGGCTCCCGCGGCGGTCCCGGCAGCGGCTGGTGCCGCAGAGAAGGCGGAGGGCTGAGGCATGGCACTCACCGTTCCCAGCGCCATCTACCCCTCCGAGCGGCGGTCCCTCGGGATCGCCAAGGAGGCCACTCCCGGCACGGGCGTCAACGCCGCCTACACGATCCCCGTCAAGGGCTTCGTCCCCGAGGACAAGGTCACGGGGCTGCTGGATGAGTCGCTGCGGTCCTCGATGGCCGCCGTCTACGGATACACGCAGGGTGTCTACGTCGCGGACATCACGATCGACGCATCCCCCGTTTACGGGGACACGATCGGGCACATGCTCCTCAATGTCCTCGGGGACTACACGGCGCAGGGCACCCCGTCCGGGACGATCACGACCACGGTCAACAACGGGCCGGGCTACCCCGCCGGCACGACCGGGGCCATCACCATTACGGCGGGCAGTGGGTTCAGCGCCGGGTTCGTGCAACTCGGCACCACGACCACGGCCGAGGTCGTCCAGATCACCGGGGCGACCTCCACGACGGCCACGATCGCGACGACCACGCCGACGCGGCTGGCGCACGCCAACGCCGCTGCCATCACGCAGGTCACGGGGCCTTACGCCCATGTGTTCAGTGAGCTGAACGGGACCGGGAACTGCCAGCCGCCCACCCACACTCTCACCGACGCTAATTATATCAATAGCGTCTTTTCCCGTTGGTATCCGATGAGCTGTTTCTCGGAGATCACATTGACGGGCAACGCCGAGGGCATCCTCATGTGGTCCGGGAAGGCCATGGGGTTCGCCAACTCGATCCCCGGCACCGCACCGACCGTCAACGTGTCCACGGTGGCACAGCAGCCGGCGTGGAACTCGCAGGTGGGCATCGGCGGAACGGTGGCAGGCTCGCCGGTGTATAACGTGGGCGAGTGGGAGTACACCATCACAAGAGTGGTGGAACCATATTTTACGGCGGATGGCAGCCAAAATCCGTACGTAATAGGGCGAGGCAAGCTTTCGGCGGCAACCAAGGTCAACTTTGCCCCGGCCGCAATCCAGGCATCCCAGTCATCGCCGTACAACGCCGGCGACTACGAATTGCTGGAACTTCTGAACAACAACCAGCCGCAGACGCAGGTGATCGCGACCAACGGGCTGGCCAGCACGAACCTGGTCAAGCTCCAGATCGACAGCCAGGTAACAGCCTTCGAGACCAGCGTCATCGAGCCGAGTAAGGCTTTGCTGGGTTTCAACAACACGGCTGAGCTGATCGCCAACACGACGAATACGGGCAATAGTGCTGGATTCAGCCCAATACAGGTGACTCTGGTCAACAACCTGCCCACATTCTAAGACAAACCGGACAACTGGAGACGCATGTGGCACACGTAGAACTCCCTGACGGGCAGTCGGCCGAACTCAAGGACCCGGACAGCCTGACCGGCGAGGACGAGGTGAAGGTCCGGTCAGCGGTCAAGATCAGGGGCGCCGGGGAGGATGACGGCGGGGAGAAATCCGAGGGCTTCACCGCCACGGCGGCCGGGACGACGCTGATGGAGTACGCGATGCTGGCCCGCGTCATCACGTCCTGGTCCCTGCCGCAGCCGATTAACGTGCTGAATATCAGGGCGCTGAAACTGTCGCAGCTGCGCCCGCTCCGTGCCGCGATCAAGCCGCACATGGAGGAGCTGGCGAACGACCCAAACGACCAGAGCGCTGGAGAGACAGATACCGCCTCCTAGCGCTCCTCCAGGGCAAGGAAGGACCGCTGCCGTCCGACCTGGACGAGTGGGACGTGCGGTGCATCGCCCTGTATGCGAGGAACCAGAACTGGACTCCTGACGTGATCCGGTCTATCCCGCTGCGGCACTGGCGCTACCTGCCGACGCTCTGGGAAGCGCTGGCGGCGATGCAGGACCCTGACCGGCCGGGAAACAAGCGCTAGCGGGCCACGCGCTCGTCCCATCCTGCGGGTAGCTGCCGGTCGCAGCCGGGGCACAGCCACGCGACGGTCTCGCCGCTGGCGATGTTAACCGGCACGGCGCCTGCGTGAGCACACGGCCCGAGGACGGCACTCAGCCGGGCGTAGCCGAGTTCGAGGTCAGCCATGGTGGTCACCCGCTCATTCTCCCACGCTGAGGCGGTGAGCGCATAGCCACCTTCGCGGAGCATGTCGCGGCGATCGGCCGCCTGGAGGGGGCCGCTAACCCCGGCGCGGAAATGGCCGCGAACAACATGGCGGACGCCTTCAGGCCGGCCGTGCAGAGCGTCCTGCTGGCCCGCAGTCACGCCTTCTCGACGCAGACCCCCTCGCAGCCCGGGACGCCCCCGGCGGCTATCTCCGGGGCGCTGGCGGGGTCGATGCTGAATGACGCGGCGATCGAGATAGCCCCGGAGACGTGGCGGTCCCGGTCTGGCCCGACTACCCGGTACGGGCGGATCCAGGAACTCGGGGGCTGGATGTCCGGCCACCCGGAGATGCACTGGATGCAGCCGCCGGGAATCTGGCATCACAGCACGGGGCATGCACTGCCGCCCCGGCCGTACCTCAAGCCGACGCTTGACCTGCTCGCGGGTGACGGGACGCTGACGGAGGCTGCGGCCGAGGGTTTCGGGGCCGCGCTGCGAGCGGTGGTTTAGGGCGTTATGGCCGATTATCTCGAACCGGTCCTGGCAACATTCATCGCGGACGCAAACCGGTACCTCGGCCCGGTGAAAGACATGCGGACGGCTGCCCTGCTGGCCGAGAAGGCCAATGACGCCCTGATGGAGTCCTGCGTACGCCTCGATGACGTCCTCGATGACGTGTCCCTCTCAGCGGGCGCGGCGGCGCGGGAAATGAACGACCTGCGGAACGCCGTGGGCGAGGCGGCGCTGGCGGATTCCCGGCTCGTCTCCGAGATGAACGACCTGCGGACTGCCGTCGCGGAGAACACGATCGCCGTTAACACCCTGGCAGGCCGGGTCAATGACCTGCGGACCTCATTCATCACGGCTGCTGCTGCCGCCGCCGCGCTGGGGAAGGCATCGGATGCTGCCGGGGGGCGGGCCGCAGTGGCGGGCGCGGGCATGCGCCTGTTCGGCACCGGCATCCGCCTGACCGGGAACGCGATCCACTGGCTGATCGCCGGGACCACCGAGTTCCTCGCCGTCGCCATCCCCGCCACGGTCGCCGCCGGGGCCTGGGCTGCCGCATGGGCCCAGGGCGCGCAGAACGTGGAGCAGCACATGACGGCCGTCTACACGGCCACTGAGGCCACGTCGAAGATGTTCCATGTCACGGCCGGGCAGGCGGTCGGCCTCGGGGATGCCCTGCAGAAAGCCCAGAATGCCGCTAACCCGAACGTGTACCAGGCGCTCGGCTCGGCCGTGCTCATCATCAGGGAGCGGTTCACCGGGCTAGCGCAGGTAGGCGTGCGGGTCGGGCGGATCTTCGACGGCTTCGCGGCGAAACTTGTCTATGACTTCTCGGCGGCAGGAGGGGCCGGGGCGAAGCTGACGGGGCTGCTGTCAGACGCGGTTCCCGATCTGGTCATGTTCGGGCAGATCTTCGGCAACATCGGGCATGCCCTGCTGAATTTCGCGTCCGACATGCCGGGGCTCGCGGAGGGGCTGCTGCTGTTCCTCGATGCCGTGTCGCGGGTGATCCTTGCCATCTCGAAGCTGCCCCGCTACGTGATCATGGGCGCGATGGCGTTCGAGGAGTTCAATCGCTGGGGCGGCCTGGCGGTCACGGTCCTGGGGAAGCTCGGGTTCTCCACCACGGCACTGTCGGGCGGGTTCTTCAGCCTTGAGCGGGCCAGCGGCGTCTTCATGAACATCTTCCGCGCGCTGCCGCTGGCCCTCGCCGCCGGAATCCAGAAGCTCGGCGATTTCATCATGACCATCGGGCCCTTCGACGGGAAGATCAACGCCGCCGGCCAGAGCGTGCTCATGTTCGGGCAGGATCTTGAGGAAGGCATCGCCGGCATGTCCGTGGGGGCGGCGCTGGGGATTACCGCCGTTACCGCGGCGATGGGGTTCCTGATCTACAAGGCCGTCACGGCGAAGACGGCCGCGCAGGACTTCGCGGCGTCCTTGCAGGGTATCGCCAACAAGGCATCCAACTTCCAGGTGCTCAACGTGCTGGCCGCCAACATGGGGGTCCTGCACGAGAAGGCGCAGGCGGCACAGAGTTCCGTCAGCAGGCTGAATGGGGTGCTGGCGGCCGGGCACGCGGCGGGGCAGTACAGCACCAACCTGCGGTCCGTGGGCGCCGCGCTGGCCATGGACACGCAGACCGCGAATACCTTCACCGCCGCGCAGCAGAGCATGGACAGGCAGTTCGTCACGGTCGGGCGGCACGCCGGGGACCTCGCAGGCACCTACCACACGACTCTCCTTGGCGCGATGGCGCTCGCCACGACCGCCGGGGTGAAGCTGAACGCGACCATGAGCAAGCAGGCGTGGGCGATGGCGCAGATCAAGATCGCCTCCCTGGTGCAGGGCTACCGGTCGATGGGCCAGCCGATGGGCGTCGTCGGCTCCGACATGACGGCGCTTGCGATCCAGTCCGGGCTCGCCGCGACGAAGGTGTCCGCGCTGAACCAGGCGTGGGACGAGTTCATGCAGAACCTCACCGGGGGAACTTCCGGCCTCGCCGGGTTCGTGACCTCCATGAAGAACATCGGCCAGGTCGCGGGCACGACGAGCAATAACCTGGCCACCTCGACGGGCAGCATGACGCTGAGCACGAAGCAGTTCGCGGATGCCCTGACCCATTACACGGCCAGGGGCGCGTCGGCGTGGACGAACTTCGACCAGGTGGTCGGGTCCACCATCCCGCAGGTGACCGACTGGCTGCGGACCGCCGGCGCGGAGGGCGCGATCTCCGGGGCGAAGTTCACGCAGGCCATCCTCGGCATGGTCAGGCCGCTGATCCCGCTCGCCGCCAAGAGCAAGGCGGCGCAGGCCGAGATTCTCGGGCTCGTCCAGCAGGCCGACCCGGCCGTGAAGACGTGGGGCCAGCTGTCCAAGGCCATCAAGGACGCCGGGGCTTCGACTTCCCAGACCGGGAAGGACATCAACGGGGCGACGATCAAGATGGGCAACATGGCGCAGGTCGCCCAGCAGCTCGGGAACGTGCTGTCCGCCGACCTCAACAACATGATGGCCGAGGCCCGGCTGAAAGTGTCCGGGGTGTCGCAGGCACTGGTGACCTACGACCAGAAAATCCGCGACGGCACGTCCGGCACGCTCAGCGGCCACAGGGCGCTGCAGACGCTCATCAAGGACATCATGTGGGCGACCGGCGACACGTACAAGCAGGCCGCCGCGCTGGCGAAGCTCCAGGCCCAGTGGAACAACTGGCACCCGGCGACGAAGACCCTGACCACGGACCTGGTGACCAGCGGATCGGTCCCCGGCTCGGGGGGGCGCCACTTCACCGGGGGGCAGCCCGGCACCGGCAACTCGGTGATGATCGTCCACCAGCACATCGCCGGGTCAGTGCTCTCTGATCAGCAGCTTGCCCGCGCCGCTCAGGGCGCCGGGCTGCGGAAGACGCGGAGAAACGGGTCAACGATGACTTACATCCCGGGTCGCCTGCACTAGCGCGGATCCCCCGCACCGCCTTTCCCTTCCCCTGTTACCGGCGCGCGGGTCCTTCTCCCGTGGCTGACGCGAGAGGACCCCCGCAGATGGCCCTGACCCCGCACGTCTTCCCCCAGTTCGCCATCGGGCTCGGCGTCGGCGACATCGCTCTTACCGGCGGCACGTACAAGGTCGCGCTGTCCGACGCCGCCGGGCCGATCGGGCTGAGCACGTCGGGTGTCTCGACGGCGAAGCTGTTTACCGACTGGACCAGCAACGTCGCCGCGGAGATCACCGGGACCGGCTACACGGCGGGAGGCGTGGCCGTATCCTCGCCGACTTTCACGGCGGGAGGTTCGAACAACACTGTCGCGACCTGGACGAGCGCCTCCAACCCGCAGTGGACCAGCGCGACGTTCACGGCCAACCAGGCGATCTACTACGAGAGCACCGCGTCCACCTATCAGCTGATCTGCTTCTGGGATTTCGGCGGCGCGGTCACCGTCACATCCTCGACATTTACGCTGACAATAAACGGGTCAGGACTTCTCACGGCAACGGCATCGTAATCCGGTGGATGCCGCCGCGAGGGAACTCCTGGACGCCTGCGCCCCGCACGTGCCGACCGCGCTCCTGGCGCACCTGTACCGGCTCGGGGAGCCGTTCCCGGAGCAGGCCGAACCCCGTCCGGAACGCGATCTGGCCTGGATCCTGGGGCGGGTCACCTGCCTGGGCTGCGAACTCCACGGCGACGGCTACCTGCGGTTCTGGTGCGATGACTGCCATTCGGTGATGTTCCAGCCGTTCACTGACCGGGGGGTAGCGCACGGGCTCCGGGTGGACATCCACCACAAGCCGGACTGCTGCGCCGAGCGGAAGATCAGGTACGAGGCAACCGGGATACCGCCGGTGTGGCCTGACCGGCTGGACGAGTAGTAGTGGCCACCTTCACCTGGACGCAGGCGGTCGCCGGGACGTATACGTGGGTGTGCCCTGCGGGGGTTACGGCTGCGCAGGTGGAGTGCGTCGCGGGCGGCGCGGGCGGCGCCGGCGGGTCGTCGGGGTCAGCTGCGGGTTCCGGCGGCGGCGGCGGCGAGTACGCGGCCGAGCCTGCGCAATCCGTCACGGCGGGCTCGTCGTACACGGTTGTCGTCGGCGCGGCGGGGACTGCGGGGGCGACCGCCGGCGGCACGGGAGGCGCTGGCGGGAACTCGACGTTCGCGGCCACGTCCGTCGTCGCCCACGGCGGCACCGGGGGAACCTCCAGCGGCTCCGGGGGCGGGGCGGGCGGCACCGGGTCATCTAACACGACGCACAATAACGGCGGCGCGGGCGGCGGTCACGGCGGGAAGTCCGATGGCGGCGGCGGCGGCGGCGGCTCAGGCGGCTCGGGGTCGGCGGGGAACGCGGGCGCGGCTTCGTCGTCCTCGACGGGCGGCGCGGGCGGCACGGCGGTCACCGGCGGCGGCCCGGGCGGCGCGGGCGGCACCAGCACGGCTGCCGGGAATGCGCCCGCGTCGGGTCCCGGCGGGGCGGGCGGCGGCGGCGGGGATGCCAGCGTGGCGGGCGGCGCGGGCAAGCCGGGCCGGGTCATCATCACGGTCACGATCCTCTCGCCTGCCCTGTTCACCTCCGCTGACACCGCCTGGGCGTTCGTGGTCCCGGCGGGGATCACGGCGATTCACGCGGAATGCTGGGGCGGCGGCGCCGGGGGTTTCCAGGCCGGCACCTCGGGCGGGGCGGGCGGCGGCGGCGGTGCCTATGCGGGCGAGCCCTCACTAGCCGTCACGGCAGCCGGCTCCTACCCGTTCACGATCGGCGCCGGCGGGGCGGCGAACGCCTCGGGCACGAGCTCGGTTTTCGCCGGCGACGCTGTAACGGTCACCGCTAACCACGGCGTGGTCTCGGCGGCGGACGGGACCGGCGGCGCGGGCGGGGCGGCAGGATCGAACACGGCTGCCTTCGCGGGCGGCGCCGGCGGCACGAACGGGACCACGGGCGGCGGCGGCGGCGGCGGTTCCGGAGGCACGGCTGCCGGGGGCAATACCGGGTCTAACGGCTCCACTGTCACGGGCGGGTCCGGGGCCACGGCGGTCACCGGCGGCGGCCCGGGCGGCGGCGGAGGCAGCGCCGGCGGTCCCGGTTCGGCGCCCGCATCGGGGCCGGGCGGCGGCGGCGGCGGGGCCGGCTACACGAGCACCACGAACGGCGCCGGGTTCGCGGGCCAGGTTCAGCTGACCTGGGGCACCGGGGTAACCGGCGCCGTCTCGGCCCTCGCCCTCGCTGCTCCCGCCGGGTCGGTCAGCGCCGGGGCAACCGTCGCGGGCGCCGTCGCCGGCCTCACCTTCGCGGCTCCCGCCGGGTCGGTCGTCACCGGGATCAGCGTCGCCGGGCAGGTCGCGGGCCTCACCTTCGCGGCCCCGGCAGGCTCGGTGAGTGCCGGGGCCACGGTCGCGGGGGCCACGGCTGCCCTGACCCTGGCGGCGCCGGGCGGGTCGGTCACCGCAGGGGCATCCGCGGCGCTCACGGTCAGCGTGGCCGGGTCCGCGTCGTTCGCTTTCCCGCTCACCGCCGCCGGCATCCCCGATCCGGGCACTCTCTCCCTGCCCGTACCCGTCAGTAACTTCACCGGGGACTGGCTGTTCGCGATCATCTCGTGGCGGCAGGCACCCGGCACCCCGCCGGTCACCTGGTCCGTGGGAGACGACGCCCTGGGCCTTACCGGGACGCCGGGCCACAACTGGTGGGACCCGCTCGGCAACCCCGCCGGGACCTCCAGCGGCTCCGGGGTGACCCGTACCGCGGTCTGGGTGGCTCCCGCCGCGAGGGCCTGCTCGACCGTTTACATCGCGCCCACGGATTTCTACCTGTCCGTGGCGTGCACGGTGCTGGACGTTGCCGGGATGCAGCCCTGGTACACCCTGACCGGGATCGACACGGCGTACGTGAACTCGGCGCTGTCGCTGCCCGGCCTGACCCTCGGGGCGCCTTCGGGGCCGGCGTTCCTGATCACCGCCTGCTCCTCCGACGTGATCACTGACACGATCAGCCGGTCCGGCGCCGGCTGGACGTCCCTGCCGACCCTCACCGCGACGAACGGCACGGACCTCACCTCCGACCTCAAGCAGACCCCCGCGTGGCAGGTCACTTCCTCGTCGTCGTCGGCGGGGTACTCCAGTTCCTCCGGCCAGGATCTGTCCGGGGTCCTCGGCGGGGTCCTGGTGTCGGCGCAGAAGCCGGGCCAGCCGTCCCGGTACTGGCCGGTGACCATCGCGGAGATGGCGCCCGGCTCCGGGATAGGGTCGCCGCCGGACACGCTGGCCTGGGTCGCGACGACGGCGCGGTACCTGAAGATGTCCGTCACCCAGGGCCGCCAGTACGAGCTTGCGACCCTGTCCACGGGCGAGGGCACGCTGCTGCTCGACAACCCCGACGGGGCGCTCCTGCCGCCGGGGACGGGCAATTTCGCGGGGATCACGGCGGGGACGCCGTACCGGCTGCGGACGGCGTGGCCGGGCGGCGCGTGGCAGGTGTCGTTCCACGGCAACGGCTCCACTGCCGCGCCGCGGATCAGCACCGGGAACATCTACCCCGCCGCTGCCGGGACCGTTTACTCGGCGTCGGCGTGGCTGTCGTGCTCGCCGTACTACGCCTCCGGCTGCCACCTGACGATGAACTTCCGGCAGTCCGGCGGCACGTTCATCTCCGCGGTGTCGTCCTCCAGCGTGACCGGGCTCGCCGCCGCGCTGGCCACCGTCTCCGGGACGGCGCCGGCGAACACGGGCCTGATCGAGCTGGTCATCGCCGCCACGGGCACCCCGGCATCGACGGTGACGTTCTACGCCGCTGCCGTGTTCTCCTCCGGCAGCCCCGGCTACCTGTTCATCCCGCCCGCCATCTCGTGGACCGCGCAGGACAACGCCACCGTCTCGACCCTCGCGCCGTTCGCCCCGGATCCGGCGGGCCCGCCGAACGTGAGCCCCTGGTACATCCCGTTCTCCGGGTTCACCGAGCGCCTGCCCCAGTCCTGGGATGAGCTGCTGCGCGGCAAGGTCGAGGCGACGATCGTGGACGCCTGGGCCGGCGTCAACTACGTCCCCCAGCCCATCCTGATCGACGAGATCCAGAATGATGATCCCGGCTGGTACTGGCCGTGCACCGACCCTGCGGGGTCGTCCTCGGCGGCGAACCAGGCGGTCGGCAACACGAACCCGCTGGTCCTGGTGCGCTCCAAGTACGGCGCCGGCGGCGCGACGGAGGCGTTCGGCGGGCAGCCCGCGAACCCGATCCTCGGCGCCCAGGGAACCCTCCTGCTGACCACCTCCGGGTCGTTCCGCGCCTCGTCGCAGTCCGGCATGTGGGGGCAGGTCGTCACCGCCGGCACCGCCTTCAACCAGGGCTACGGCCTGCAGTGCCTTGACCTCGGCTTCCCGTCCATCGCCAGCGGGATCACGGCCGAGGGCTGGTTCGAGATCGACGGCATCGCCACGTCGGCGGCGCAGGGCGTCCTGCTGTCCCTCGCCGGCGCCAGCACCGAGCAGTTCATCAGCGTCACCACCGGCCCCGGCGCCGGGCCGGCCGGCCTTAACTTCAACTGGATCACCGCGAACGACGTGCCCGGCGGGGTCAGCGTCGGGTTCCCCGGCGACGGCGTCCTGTTCCATCTCGCCGTCACGCTCACCCAGGGCGCCTACAACGTGTTCTACAACGGGGTCAGCACCGTCTCCGGGTCGTTCCCCTCGCAGATCCCGGCGGACTTCACGTACCTGATGTGCTCCATGCTCGGGGTCGCGTCTGCAGGGAATCCGGCCCCGAACTTCAATGGCGGCGCCTATTCCGGGTTCACCGGCCACGTCGCGGTCTGGGACCGGATCCTGTCCCAGCAGCGGATCGCCACCCACTACCTCGCCGGCTCGACGGCGATGGCCGGGGAAGCCTCCTCCGACCGGATCGAGCGGCTGCTCCAGGCCGGGCAGGCGACCGGCCGGCGGGTGATCCTCCAGGAGACCGGCACCTCCGTGGATGCGGTCGTGTCCTGCCAGGACATCTCCGGGAGCCCGGCCTCGCAGGACGTCGCCAACATCACCACCAGCCTCGTGCCGGCCGTGTTCTACATCACGCCCGCCGGGGAGATGTACCACCTGGCCAAGCAGTTCGCCTGGAACCAGCCCGTCGTCTGGACGCTCGGCCAGGACGTCGCCAGCGGCCAGATCCCGTTCAAGGGGGACCTGGTTTTCGACTGGGACCCGACCCGGATCGTCAACCAGATCCAGCTCACCCAGCTAGACGACCAGTCGATCACCGTCCCCTCGGTGACTGCGGAGGAAACCGCGTCGCAGCTCGAGTACGGGACGATCAGCTACCAGCAGACCGGGTATTTGCAGGGCGATTCCTCGTCGCCGCTGACCGCCGGGCCGGGGCTGATGGACCTCGCGGACTACCTGGCTACCACGTTCGCGGCGCCGAGGCTGAGGCTCTCTGCGATCACCGTGGAAGCCTCCTCCAACCCGACGCTGTGGCCGTTCGTCCTCGGCGTCAGCCCCGGGGACATGATCACCGTGACGCGGGTCGCGCAGGAGAACGTGCTGGTCACGGTCACGGGGCGGGTGACGCAGACGGAGCGCACCTTCGAGTCGGGGATGTCGCCGGTCGCGTCAGTCAGCCTGCTCATCGACCCCGCGCCTGAGGGCAACTGCCTTGCCTTGGACGATCCGGTCAGGGGACTACTAAATGGACAAAACGTCTTGGGCTGGTAGCCGCCGCCTGGCCGCGTTCTTTGCGCGGCGTGCCGCACTTCTTTGCGCAAGGCGCGCGCTGTCGCTAATCCGCGAGCATTCCCGGCATCGGCGCGTGCCCTTCTTGTCCACGTAGGTGTTCGCCGGGGTGAACTCATGCCCGTGGCAGCAGTGCGTTCTCCCTTCGACTCGCCGTGGCGGGATGCTCAGGTCTTTCACGCCGTGGCAGGTCCGGCATTGCCGACTGCCAGGCTGCGCCGGCGGAGTGTAGGTGTTCTCGGGCGTGAACTCATGGCCATGCTTGCAGTGGGTCTTGTTGGCCATGTGGTGGGTACCGTGGCGTACCCGGTCAAGCACGTTCTCGCGCCGGGTGTCGTAGGAGAGGTTGCTGAGCGCGCTATTGCCCGGATCACCGTCGCCGTGCAGGACTTCCTTACCGGGTGACAGCGGACCCAGGAACGCTCGTGTCACAAGGTTGTGCACGCTCCGGCGCTCAGACTGGCCCGCTCCCCTGCTGAGAGAGACGTACGGGTAGCCCTGCGGATCTATCGACGGCTTCTTGAGCCGTTCGCGCTTGACTCCCCATACCCGGCCGAAGTTGCTGACGTCATAACTTCCCTCGTAGCCGGGGACTGGCTTCCAGATTTCGGGCGTACCATCGCTCATGTCGGTCTCCTATCCAGATCGGCCGAGCCCGGGACGGTCTAAGCCGCCGTCGCCGGGGTTTTTCGTACCTCTATTCTAGCGCAAGATCGCCGGGAACGGGGTGAGCGATGCCCCTCCCGGTGCTCCCTGTTGCCACGACCTGGAGCAGCGAGGAGTTGGTTCTCGCACCCGCTCTCCGGGCGCAGGTATCCAACGCCGTGGCCCTGCTGGCGGCGCGGCCCATGTTCATCGGCACCCAGACCGCCGCCAACCAGGTGATCATCGACTCGACCACCACAACTATCACGCTCGATACCGAGTTGGCTGACACATGGTCTGGCCACCAGATCGACACCGACCCGTCCCGGTACTACGGAATGCTGCCCGGTTACTACCTGTGCGAGGCCACGGTCCCGCTGGTGGACACCGGCAGCCCCGGAACGGGCACCCTGTCAGCGCAGATCGGCGGCGTCCAGGCAGGCGGCGCGCAAACCTACTTCGGCGGGATGCGGACCCCGAACAACAACGGGCACGCCACGACGGCGACCGCGGCGAAGCTGATGGTCATGCAGAACGTGGGCTACGGGACCGGGGACTACATCCAGGCAGCCGTCTTCCAGTCCTCCGGCAGCCTCCAGTCCCTGACTAACAGCGCCACGAAGTTCCCGTACCTGTCGGCCCGGTGGGCGGGCGCGATCGCGGGCACGCAGCCGCTGATCGTGCCGACGAACGACGCCTGGCCCGTCCCGCCCACGCTGCTCGGGCACGTTTTCATGAATAAAAACGTGAGAGATACAATTTCCTACCTCATCTACCCGCCCGTGTTCGAGGCGCAGCAGGCCGCCAACCAGGCCCTCGCCTCCCAGTCCTCCGTCCCCGCCACCGGGACGACGATCACGATGGGCAGCAACTCGGCCAGCGCCATCTCCGCGGATACCTACGGCGCGTGGTCCAACACCACGAACACGTGGACCGCCCCCGTCCCCGGCCTCTACTATGCCTACGGCCAGGTCGGGCTGACTACCGCCGCCGGCGCGGTGTCGCACGCCGCCGGGCTCACCGTGAACAGCGCCAACTACAACTCGGGGAGCACTTACACGATCTGGGGCGGGACGATGGCCGCCGGCGCCTCCACCGTGAGCGTCAACAACGTGCGGCGGCGGCTGCGGCTCAACGCAGGCGATACGATCCAGCTCGCCGGGTTCTACAACGACTCCACCTCGGCCAACGGCTCACTGAACGTGGCCGGGGCGTGGCGGTCCAGGCTGATAGTCGTCTGGGAAGCTGCCTGAAATGTCCCTCTCGCCGCCGCTTATCCCGGTGTTCCCGGCCGGCTATGGCCCGCTCCCGGCCGATTTTGATACCTGGGTGCAGGATTCCTTCGGGTTTCTCACCGCGCAGGTCGTATTCCGCGCCGAGCAGCACACCACCCAGACCCTCAACGGGTTCACGCCCATCACCTACGACACGATCCTGGAGGACCCCTACTCGGGGTGGAATGCTTTCACTGGCGAATGGCTGGCACCATTCAGCGGCTGGTACGAGATCACCCTCGGGCACTCGATCGCCACGGCGACCGTGATCACCGAGGCGGTCCCGGAGATCAGCGGGACCTTGTACGAGATGTCGGAGGTCACGTGCACGAGCTCCAATGAGGGCGGCACGAGCGCGTCGCTGCTGGCGTCCATGGTCGGCGGGATCGACTACGTGCGGGGAGTGGCCTGGACCTCGGCGTCGGTGAGCATTGACGTGTCGTCAGAGGGCCGGGTTCCGTGGATCGAGGTCAGTTTTATATCGCAATGACCCGTTTTAAGCTGAACTAGTAGCGTGGCGGCCCTGATCACCCTCCTCGTGGTGGTCTTCCACCGTTAGGACGCCAGCGAGGCCGGCAAGCCCTTTGGAGAGGTGGCGAGTTTGCGTTGGGGTACATGGTGGCTGGTAATCAAGGACATCCTGCTGACCGGGCTTGGCATCTTGACGATCTGGTCTCAGATCCGCTCAGCGCACCCGGACGGGTTCCTGATCGGCGCGGGCCTGGCTCTCACCGTGCCGTCCGTGGCCGAGCACGTGAGGGCACTGCTGCCAGGGCCTGGCGCTTCGCCCACCTTGCCGTCGTCGCCTTCTTCTGGGGAGCAGGCATCACCGCCATCGCCTGGGGGGCAGTCCGGTGAATGAGATGGAGGCCAGGTTCCGCGGCGCGAAGGGCGAGCGCGGCGAGCGCGGCGAGACTGGCACGGACGGCCCGCAGGGCTCGGCAGGCGTCATCCCGCCCCGGATCCGCCGCGCGTTCGCGTACCTGCTGCTGCTCGCGCTCGCGCTCGCGGCAGCGAACCTGTTCTGGTCCTGGCACCTGACAACGGAATCCCAGGCCGCGCAGAGGTCCGCGCAGGCGATGGCGCACCGGCAGAGCGCGGTAGTCGAGCGCAAGATCTGCACCACGATGCGGGAACTCGCGGCACTGAGGCCCCCGGCCGGGAACCCGGCGGCTAATCCAAGTCGAGCCTACGATCAGCGCCTCCACGCGACGCTCGACCAGCTAGGAGCCGACCTGGGCTGCAACTCCCGCTGAGGACGCACCATCACAAGCCCATCACCAGGAGGTACCCGTGAGTAACGAGACAACCCCGCGCCGCCATTACAGCGGCGTGAACTTCGGCACCCTGTTCGTCGTCGCCGCGATCCTGTGCTTCATCCTCGCGGCGCTGGACGCATTCGGGACCATCAAGATCTCCGGGGGCGCCGCGCTCGGCCTGGTCGCCGTAGGTCTCGCCCTGTGGGCGGCTGCCGGGTTCGCCTGACCGTTCCCGCTCACCTGTCCCTGCCGGGCACCCCCGGCGCGTTCCCTCATGCCCGGAGGCGCACCCGCCCCCGGCCCGTTATCACCCAAACCGAAAGGCACCACCATGGCCTCCATCACCAGCATGTCCTTCGACCAGGCGTCCTACGACCCCGGCGCCACCATGACGCTCACCGTCGAGTACGTGGCCGACACCCCGAGCGCGAACCCGGTCACCGGCACCGCTACCGCCGACATCACCAACTCGGGCGGCACGGTCACCGCGACCTCCTCGGCGCCGTTCGTCGTCAACGAGCCGGTAGCCGCCGGCGATGTGGTCTCCGTCAGCGATGACGGCGGCCGGACCTGGACTGAGGTCAGCGACTCGGGATCCGTCGCTGTCTTCACGGCAGTCGCCTGATCCGTGCCTGCCGTCCGCGACCGTGAGCATCTCGCCACGGTCGTCATCACTGACGGTGCCGGCGACGTGCGCGCTGTCCGCAGCGCCTCGTTCCTGGTCCGGTACCGGTACTGCCCGAGGTGCGGGTGGGAACATCTCGCCGAGGACGTAGAGCGGGGCCTGTGGCGCTGCCTGTCGGCTTTCTGCGACTGGACCGGGATCTAGCTGCACACACCCACGCCGCATGCCCGGAGCCGCCGAGGGAGCGGCTCCGGGCATGCCATCTCAGCGCCAAGGAGGCAGCGTGAGCGCATACCAGCACGTCCCCCATCCCTGGCGCCATCAGCGCGCCCAGGAAGGGCCGGTCAAGGTAGCCGACCAGGGGAAGCAGGGCAGCGCGTTCGCCCGCTTCAACTCCGCTGCCGCGCTCAGGATCACCGCTGTCGTCGGCACGATGGTCTGCGGCTACGTCTTCGTGCTCCTGGCCCTGTACGGGCTGCCGACCGCAGTCAAGGCCGGGCCGTCCGGGATCGTGCTGTGGACCTCCAGCGAGTTCCTCCAGCTATGCCTCCTTCCGGTGATCATCGTGGGCCAGAACTTGCAGGCCAGGGCAGCCGACGCGCGGGCCGAGGCCACCTACAACGACGCGGAAGCCGTGCTGCACGAGTGCACGCAGCTTCAGGAGCACCTGGCAGTGCAGGACGGCGTGCTCGAGCGCCTCATCGCCGCCGAGACCTCCCGCACTGAGGCAGCGGCAAGGAGCCTGGCCGCGCCTGCTGAGGTTCTCGCTCCCGCTAAGGGCACCACGGCGGCAAAGGTAGCTGCGGCGAAGGCAGACGGGCCGAAGCTGCGGGATCCGGGGAAGGGGAAGATGTGAAGATCACCGTGCCGGGCCGCTGTCACGTCGGCAACGAGGGACGGCTTCGCGGCCCCATCTCGATCAGCTACAACTCGCCATGGCCGTGCGCCAACGGCACCCCCGGCGGCTTCATCGCGCCCGCCCGCGGCGTGGTGCTCCACACCGAGGTCGGCACCGAGGAAGGTACGCGCGCCTGGTTCAACAACCCGGCCGCGCAGGCATCCGCTTTCTTCTCGGTGAGCTTTGACGGCTCCGTGAGGCAGTACGGTCCCCTTGACGGCTGGATGGCGTGGAGTCAGGCAGAGGGCAACCCGGAGTGGATCGGCGTCGAGCACGAGGACGACGGCAACCCGGCCATCCCCTTCTCAGCTGGCCAGATCGCGGCGACGGCGCAGATCTTCGAGGCGACATCGGCTCACTTCGGCTTCCCGCTCGACATCACCGACAACACGGACGGCCACGGGCTGATCTACCACGGCGCGGGGGGAGTTGCCTGGGGCGATCACCCGGACTGTCCTGGCGACGTCAGGAAGCACCAGCGGCCCGCGATCATCGCGGTCGCGAAGGCAATCCGCGCGCTCCCCGTGAAGCCGTGAGCGCCATGACGTAGGCTGAGCGTCCTCGCATCTGGCTGATAGCGAAACCGGCGCCGTCGTCCTTCGGGGCGGCGGCGCCGGTTTTTCGCGTTCCCGCAGGCCAGGCGCTATGCCCGAATGCTCTCGCTAATGGTGAAAGAGCACGCTTTAAAGAGCTTAGTGATAGCTTAGCCGCATGGTCGAACGATGCGCGCTCTATGCCCGCCTCAGCTACGCCCCGGACGGCTCCGTCGAGGCCGTCACCCGGCAGGAGGAGTTCGCCCGGGGACTGGCCGCCCGGCTGGGGTGGGGAGTCGGCGCGGTTTTCGTGGACAACAGCCTCTCAGCCTGGAAGCGCGGTGTCATCCGGCCCGGCTGGGACCGGATGCTGGCCGGCCTCCGATCCGGGGCATGCGACGGCCTGGTTTCCTACCACGGCGACCGGCTCATCCGCAGCGACCGGGGCCTGATCGACCTGTTCGACATCGCCGAGGAACGCGGCCTGCCGATGGCATCGGTGTCCGGCACCCGCGACCTGTCCAGCCCCGATGACAGGTACATCCTGCGCATCGAGGTCGCCGGGTACATCAGGGAATCCGACAGCATCTCCCGCCGCGTGAAGGCCGCCCTGGAGCGCAACGCCCGGCTCGGGAAGGCCCGGCCGGGCAGGTACCGGGCCTACGGCTACGACCGGGCCGGCATGGAGATCATCCCCGGCGAGGCGGCGGTCGTGCGGGAGATGGCCGCCCGGATGCTCGCCGGCGCCGCGCTCAACTCCGTGCCCCGCTGGCTCAACGCGGAGAGCGTGCCGACCGTGACCGGAGCCCCGTGGATCCGCGCCACCGTCCGCTCCGTGCTGACCTCCCCGCGCATCGCCGGGCTGCGGGCACTGCGGGGCGACATCATCGGCCCCGGGCAGTGGCCGGGGATCCTGGACCGGGAAACCTGGGAGGACGTCCAGCAGGTCGTGAAGTCCTGGCACTACGGCAAGGGAAGGGGGTCCAGGGTGCCCCGCGCTCACCTGCTCACCGGCATCGCCGCGTGCGGCTCCTGCGGGCGCGGCCTGCGGTCCCTGCGCCGCAGCGGCCACCCGGACAGGCACATCTACTGGTGCGACAACCCCGCGTGCCCCGGCCCGAAGGTCGCGCGCTCGGAGGAGCACCTGGACGAGTACGTGACCACCGCGACGATCACCGTGCTGAACTCGCCGGAAGCCCGCGCCTCCCGGCAGCAGCGGCAGGGCAGCCCCGTGCTCGCCGCGGAGATCGCGGCCCTGGAGACCCGGATGAGCGCCGAGCAGGCCGCGATGGACGAGATGCGCGACAGCGGCGACCCCGACTACGACCCGGTACTGGCGATGCGCCGCATCGGGTCGTGGAAACGGCGCATCGCCTCGCTGCGGGGGCAGATGGAGGCCACCTCCCGCCAGCGGCTCATCGACGCCACGGGAGAACTCACCCGGGGGCAGTGGGACGGGCTGACCCTGGAGCGGCGGCACGCCATCATCTCGGCGCTGTGGGAGGTGACCGTGCTGCCTGCCGCGAGGAAGGGGAGGCAGCCATTCGACCCGGAGTGCGTGCGGCTGGTGCTGCGGGAGGACTGAGCGGGCTGTCCGCAGACGACCAGAGTCAGCGAGAATAGTTCGGCTTTTGCGCGCGGCGCGCTGGGAAGGGCGTTGAGCCCCCTGTATAGTACGGCTTATGAGCAATTCCCTGACGGGACATGGTTTCGGGCAGCAACCGGGCACTCATGCACCCAACTACGACCGGAAGTTCCCGGCCGAGCCGCTGAGCCCGGCCGAGGTCGGTGCCATCATCGGCGCATGCTCCCGGAAATCACCGACCGGGATCCGCAATCGCGCGCTGCTGACCCTGCTCTACCGCTCCGGGCTCCGCGTGTCCGAGATCCTTGCGCTGCGTCCGGCCGACGTGGACATGGCCCGTCGCAGCATCCGGCTGCTGGACACAAAGAGCGGTCACGCGCAGACGCGCCACTTCCATGCCACGGCCGAGGACGCGCTGGCGCGCTGGATCGATACCCGCAAGGGACTCGGGATCAGGAGCGGCAAGTTGTTCTGCACGCTCACCGGAACTCCCATGTCCGATGACTACGTGCGCGGCCTGCTTCGGCGACTCGCCGTGAGGGCGTCGATCGACAAGCGCGTGCACCCGCATGGCCTGCGCCACACCTTCGCCGTGGAACTGGAGCAGGACGGCACTCCGGTCACCGTGATCAGCAAGCTACTCGGGCACTCCAGCGTGGCCGTCACGGCTCGCTACCTGGATCACCTGACCAACGCACAGGCTGGATCGGCTTTGCAGTCGGCCCAGCTTCCATCCTTGGAGGATTCCGATGACTGAGCGGCTGGCACCGCTGAGCGAGCCGCTGGAGTTCGCCCGGAATCCCAGCACCGGCCGCGTCCACATCATGCGCTGGTGCCCGCGCGATGAGGGCCCGTCCTTTGCCGCACTCACGCTGTCTGTCCATATCCGGGTACTCTGCGGCGTTGACCTGTGGGGCGCACCGTACGTCGCTGGTGACGGCTTCGCTGACGACGACTTGTGCATCGCATGCGTCCGGGCGCTCGGTGACCAGCAGTGGCGTGCATTCCACGTTGGCAACCGGGGGCCATCATGACCGATGAGCTGGAAAGGGCACGGGAGCGCAGGCGCCGGGCCTGCCAGCGCGTCGGCGCGTTCGGTCCTTCTGGCCGGAAACGGCAGGCGATCGACCGGGTGATGGCCAGGGTTGACTCGGCGGCGGAACGGCATGACCCTGCCGCCTACTACGCAGGGAAGGCGCCAACGCCCGAGCGCATCACGATAGCCCTTGACTACCGGGAGTTGTACGGCCCCGAGGTTGACCGGGCACTCGGCGGTGAGGAACCCATGGTTGATGAGTGGGAATCGGGGGTGCGCACGCCGGGCCTTGAGCAGATCCAGGCACTCGCGGAGATGACGGGCTTCACGGTCCGGTGGTTCTACGAGCCAGCGCCCCCGCCTCTCGGCGGCGGCTGGATTTGCGGCACCGATGGCTGCGCTCCCCTGACCTCTTGACACCCTGTCACCCCGGAGGCCGGGCAGTCCCCCGCTGACCTGGCCTGGTTCCCGGCTAGCGGTAGAACTCCCGGCGCACGCTCAGCAGCCACGCCTCTGCTGCCGCGATGTCAGGCTCACCGGGCAAGACGCCCGGCTGGTCGAATACCCGCTCAGCGGCGGCGATCATCCTCTCGCCGATGGATGGATCCTCGGCGACGTGCTCGCCGAACTCCCGGCACTCCCGCACCTGACCGGCCGTCAGCCTGATCGCCAGCTCGCCCGTGGAGTGCAGCGCCGTGCCTTGCTGGCACAGCCTCATCAGGTGGCGTCCGTGTTTTTGCGTGCGCTTACGGGTGTCGGCCGAGAATGACCCGTCGCCGCGGTCCCTGAGCTTGCGGAGCTGGCTGACGGAGTACCCGAGGTAGGCGTTCCTGACCGTCCGGGTGCTGAGCAGCCTGCGCCGGATGGCGATCAGTTCGTCACCGAGGACGGAGCATGTGTCGTATTCCGGCAGCCACAGTAGCTCGGTGATCGTCGGGTTGGCCTTGAGCGCAAGCGAGAGGTACTTGCGCGCCTCGTGCCAGGTGATGTCCGAGGGCTCCTTGTAGACGTAGCTCTCCTTCGGCGACGACAGCCCGAGCAGGTCAATGGTCGGCCGGGCAAACATGCCGATGCGGTCCACATCGGAACCGGAGTGATCAAGCCCGTAGGCAGTGGATCCGACCACGCCGGCAAGCAGCACGGTTCCGGGGATCATGCCGCCTCCCGGTCCGCCAGCCAGCGGAGCGCCCCGGCCTCGTCCTCGAACTCCCCGGCGTCCTGCGCGGCCAGGGCCTCGGCGAGAAGCGGCCGGAACGCCGGGCCTGGCACCATCCCGGCGGCGATCAGGTGGTCACCCGTCAGCAGTCCCTTCGCGGGCCGTTCCTGCACGCTCAGCCCGCGTCCCATCTCCAGCCATGCGGCGGCAGGGTTGGGCGCATCAGGGTCGCCGCGCCCGGCCTGGTCGGCGCCGCAGACGAGCGTCATCTCGGCCAGCGTTGCCGGGGCGAGCCTGCGGGCCAGCCTGCGCACCGCGGGCTTCGTCGGCCGCCCGGCGATGCACATGTGCTCGCGCACCAGCGGCAGGATGCGCGCGGTGGTTCCCTCCGGGCAGCCGATGGAGCGCAGGAAGTCCCGTGCCGGCTCCACGCCTGCGGCGGCGTGGCCGTGCGAGGTGATCCGGCCGCCGTGCGGCCACTGCGTGTGGGTCACCTTCCCGAAGTCATGCGCCAGCGCGGCCATGACGACCACGAAGCGGTCAGTGCCAGTCAGCCCGGCCTCATCAGCGAGCCTCGCGGCCTGGTCCGCAGCGAACCCGGAGTGAACATGGACATTACCCTCCGGGTGCCAGCCGGGGTCCTGCGGCACGGCGTGCAGGGCGGCGATCTGCGGGAAGTGGCGTTCCCATCCGGAGGCTTCCAGCGTGTCAAGGGCGACGGAGATGCGCGTCCCCCTGGTGCCGATCTTCTCCATCTCGCACCAGACGCGCTCCACCGGCAGTTCGCTGTAGGCGTCTGCGAGCCGGCGGCAGAGGATGATGGTTCCCAGCGCCAGCCGGAACCCGAACCTGGCAGCGAACTGGACGGCTCGCAGGACCCGCAGCGGGTCCTCGCTGAACGCCTCCGTGGTGTGGCGCAGGACGCCGGTCTTCAGGTCGGCCATGCCGCCCCAGTGGTCGGTGATCTCGCCCGTTGCCGGGTCGGCCATCATCGAGTTGACGGTGAAGTCACGCCGGCCGCTGGCCTCCCGGAAGCCGAGGGAGCCGTCCGGGATTACGTCAAAGCCGCGATGGCCTGCGCCGGTCTTGGACTCGCGGCGCGGCAGGGAGATGTCCAGGTCCGTATCCCCGGCGCGGACCTTGAGCACGCCGAACGCCTTGCCTGCCTCGGTGACCTTCCCGGCATCAGCCAGTGCCGCAGCCAGGACGTCCGGATCGGCTACCCCGGTAGACCTCGACGTCTATGTCCTTGCTGACAGCGCCGGGGTTCATGATGGCGTCGCGGACGTAGCCGCCAACCAGCATTGGCCGGCCGCCAGCCCTGCGGATGACGGCGAGCGCGCGCTCCGCATCCGGTCCCGGCCGACTGGCTAGCTGCATGCTTCTTATTCTCCCGTGGCCATCGGCGCAGGTACATCGGGTTTCGCGCTCGCGGCCACGAGTACCGCCCGTGCCCGCTCGCTGCATTCCCGGCATGCTCCCGACGCCTCATGCTCGGCTAGCTGGCTCGTGGACAGGCTCTTGCAGCCTGCCATGAAGTGGCGGTCAAGGCTCTCGATCAGTTCTGCGGCGGTCACTGCTCCCCCTCTGGTGCCGGGCAGGACATAAAATCACCGCGCGCAATGGCCTCCGCAGCCATCCTCAGCGACTCCTCGCGGATAGTGAACGCTCCTGCTGCGATCCTGGCAGCAATGGAGAAATGGCGCCTGCGGGCCCGCCAGCGTGTTCCGGTTGCCCCGGGCGGCTCGTACTTCTCCATGTGGGCGAGGATCTTTTCCGCTACAGACTCAGCAAGAAGGGGTGCTGCCGCGTCCAGGGCAGCACGGGCCGCGTCCGTCTCGAACGTGAACGGCTTCCCGTCGCAGGCGCCGTCAGCCATGCAGCCGTTTACCCCGTCGCCGCGGCAGTCGATCCGGTGCAGGGCCATGGCCGCAGCGTCAAGGGCGGCTTGCGGGTAGTCAGGCATCCGGCCAGCCTCTCAGCTTCCGCAGCGCCGCGAACAGCGCCTCGATGCCATCCTCGTCGTAGCCCAGCGCCGTTCTCGCTGCTGTGGCGACAAGGCAGTCTGATTCCGTGGCCTCTGCGGTCTCCATCCACTGCAGGGCCATACCGCGCGCCTCGTAGGGGCTCAGCGCTCCCCGCATGGATCCCCGGCTCACCAGCACGAGGGCTTCCCGGCGCTTGCTGGACCCGGCCGGCAGGAGGCTCAGCGTCGTGGCCGTGCCGAACTGGGTGCGCCCGGAATCGGACAGGAGGTCCGACGCGAAGGCCGATACCTGCGCGGCGGGCAGGCCGACGTCTACGAGCTTCATCATCATCTCGGCGTAGGCGGCGCAGGTTACGAGGTCCAGGGCCGTGGCGCGGACATCAGCGACGGAGGCGTAGCACTGGAGCGGCCCCCACTCGATGAGGCACGCGCGCTCCCGGTCAGGGTCACGGGTGGACTCGATCCTGATCGTCTCGTCGTCAGGCATCGCCGGTCTCCTCCAGCAGCGCGCGCCTCCGGTGCCCGCTGTTCTCGCGGCTCAGGTTCCGGAACTCCGGGTCGTCGCTGAGCGACCACAACTCGTCAAGCACGATGTCCGACGCCAGCTCATGCGGCTTGCGGCCCGTGCGCTCGCACAGCGCCTCGAATGTCCCGACCTGCCGCTCTCCCCAAACCCGGACCGTGGTCCTTACCCAGGGAACACCAGAGCGCCGGTCGGTGTAGCGGCGCAGCGGGTTAGCTGGCATCGGTGGCCGCGCATCCGTGCTCTACCTGATGCGCGGCCACTCGCGTGGCTAGGTCGCCCCAGCCATCGCCAGCGCCGACAGGGCACACGATGTCGCCGTCCTCCGCGTCCGGGTCATTGGCGAAGCATTCCAGCCAATGCGAGTCACCGTCGTACGTGACGAAGATCATGCTGGTATCAGGCATCCGGCTTCCCCTTCGGCTCCCAGATCAGCCACAGCCCGCATCCCCGGCAGGGACGCTGGTCATGGGTCTCCATCATCAGGTCCGCGTACTCGCTGGATGCCACGTAGGGCCCGGGCCACGGCTCGTGAGGCTCGCACTCCGGGGTAGTAGCGGGCCGGGTGACGAGCGGCATGCCGGGACGGTAGCCCAGGTCGCAGACGAACACCTGGTTGCGGCGGGATCTAGGCACGGGCAACTCCCGGCATCAGCGCAGGCATGTCGCCCGAGCCGTACATCGCGTCTAGCTGCGGGTGCAGCTTCTCCCCCAGCGTCAGGCCATCCGGTAGCACGACCCACCCAAGGAATGCCTGCTCGGCCGTCACGATCTCGCTGTCGATCGCCTCGCACTGCGCCTTGATCCACAGCGATAGCGCGGCCCACCGCTGGCGGACGGCCTGCTGGTAGCGCTTCTCGGCCTCGGCGGCGCTGCGGCTCGTGTATGACCTCGGCGGCGGCAGGTGAGTGAACTCGCGCGACTCCCGGTCCGGCAGTGCCACGTCGAGCCGCATGCGGCGGCCGTTCATCTCGAACACGACCTGCGCCCGGTCGCCCGTCGTGGCGTAGCCGAACGCTGTTGCGCCGTAGCGGGCCAGCGTGCGCTCGATCTCGCCGCGCCGCTGCTCAGGGCTGACGCTCGTCGTTGCCGCGTACTTAGCCATCACTCGTCCCCTATCAGGTCAGCGAACGGCACCCAGTGGCCGCCAGCCGCTGCTCGCTTGCTAAGCGCCTTGATGACGTGGACCTGCCCGGCGCAATTGCCTGAGCCGTCGCACCTCTGGAGCGTCCTTGCGTCGTGCTTGATGACAAGTTGCCGGATCCGTTCCCGCTCTGCTGCCCGTATGGCCGGTGCCGAGTCCGGGCATCCGCCCTCATGCGTGATCACTCCCTCAGTAAGGGGAGCCATGCAGGCTGAGCAGCACCAGATGCCATCGGGGTACCCGCCGCTGAGGGTAAGGAGCCAGCGAGAGGGAGGCTGGTCAACTGCCATCAATGGCCTCCATCGGTCCCGTGAAGCGGCGCCCGGAGTTGTTCTCCTCATGCCGGGAGATGGCCGGGACGCTGTAGCCCAGCAGCAAGCCGAGGATCTGGTGCCGGTTCGGGTGCTTGTCGCGGAACGCCGACTCGAACAGGTCAATGACCCATCGCGCCGCCGCGTACCCGCAGGATGCCGTCCCGTCGCCGTTGTCGATCACGAAGGGCAGCACGTCCTGGCCGATGGCCGCCGTGCTCAGCCGCGTGGATGCGCGCAGCATCACCATCGGGTCGGCCGGGCAGTGGCCGGCCAGCGCCATCGGGCGGACGCCACGGGAAACTAGGTAGGCGTGCTCAAGCAGCACGTCGTTACCCGGCAGGCCGGCGTCATCTGGTCCCCAGCCTGGGATCGGGTCAACTGCCATCGGTACTCTCCTCGCCGAGAATGGCCAGCAGCTCACCAAGGGGCACGACTTCCATGCTCTGCCCCTGCGCCGGCCCGTTGCCAGGGCGGAACAGGGTGAAGGCGGCTTCTCTCGCTGCCGTCCTGATGCGCTCTTGCTCGGCTGCCACGGCCCCGGCCATGGCGCCGTCGATGATGTTGGCATCGGGACTGCCTCCCAGGTGCAGGACGTGCGCGCTCTCGCACGGCGCGGGCTCGTCGCCTAGCTCGCGGATCATCGCGCCGAGAGGGAGCCGGTGCACGCCGTGCTTCCCGTTCCCGGCGCACCAGGATGCGTGGCAGTCAACCGGGTAGGTGGCTTCCCAGATGTCAGCGAGAGCGGCGCAGCGTTCCCGCTCGGCTGCCGCGACGGCATCGCCGATGAGCATGTCCACTTCCCGCTGCCCGTCGTCCAGGTCATCCCAGGGCACCAGCCAGGAGGGCTTGGGCGCGGGCTGCTGCTTGGCCCATGTGACCCACGTTTCCCTGACGGTCTGGCCACGCTGCTCGCTGAGGGAGTCAGCCATTGCCCGCACCCGCTTTCTGGTACCGGGCATGCTGGCCGCCCCACGGCAGCAGCAGGCCGTCCCCGGCCCGGCGCGGCACAACATGCACATGGAGGTGATAGACGCTCTGCGTGGCCAGCGCTCCGGCTGACGTGATGAAGTTGCAGTGCCCTAGTTCCATCTGCCCGGCCAGATCGGCGGCAAAGCGCAGCGCATTCCCGGCCGCCTCCGGTGCTGCCATCGCGTCGGTGACATGCACCTGCGGCACCGCCAGCCAGTGCTCCGGCGTGACCGGGTTCAGCGGCCGGAATGCGACGGAGCAGTCATCCTCGTAGTCGTACTCACCAGCCGCGATGCGCTTGCAGAACGGGCAGTCAGCCATCGGTGCTCCTGATCCGCTTCACGATCACGGTGCTGTCGGTGAACGTGAGGAACGCTGTCGCCGTGGCGGCAAGATGACGGCGGCAGGAATCCTGCGCGTCGTACTGGCGCCCCTGGGAGACAAGGAAGGACGCCTCCGCGCCGCAGCGCTCGGCTCCGTCGATGAGCCATTCGCATGTGCGCTTAGGTGTCATCGGCATCCCCTTCCCCGGTAAGGGCGGCGCTGATAGCCCGGTACTCCGGGCACGGCCAGCGGTGATTGTCATAGCGGCATGTGAGGCTCCAGTTGGGGCGCCGGGTCGTTGGCTCGTGCGCGGTCAGCGCGGCTTCCAGCGCGTCCAGGGCCTTCCCCCACCCGCCGAGCAGGACCGGGAGGTCAAACGCCTCTGGCTGCACTATCGCGGCGTCCAGGGTGGCACGGAGGTAGCCGAGTCTTGCGGCTACCGGGTCTGCGCGCGTCGGCACGGCGTAGCACGGCTGGCCCGGGTCCAGGTCCGCGCAGGACATGCACCCGGGAGACTCTCCCTGATGGTCACGGAAATCCCCGCGCAGGCACATCCCGGGAGTGCAGGTGCAGCTCGCGGCTACCGGGCCTGCCGTTGTTCCGTCGTCAGCCACTGACCGGCACCTTCTGCTTGTCGTACTGGCCGATGCCCCACTGGATAGCGTGGCAGCACCAGAGGAACTGCCAGTCGTAGTCGTGCAGGTCCCACTCCCAGGCGTCGGTGAAGCGGAACGGCTCGCTGCCGGACCCATCGCCCTCGGGCCGGTACTCGAAGTCCCTGAGCGCTTCCCGCGCGCCTTCCTCGTAGCCGGTGTCCCACTCTTTGAGGGCACCGAAGATCCGCTCTGCGATGGCGGCGGTCAGGCCCGGCTCATCAGCCTCCGCGTCGGCGGCATACTCGGTGACGAGCTGGCGGAACTTCGCCGGGCTGTAGCGGGTCGTCTTGCCTGCGCGCACCTTCTCGGCCCAGTACTGCGGGTTGATGCCGTGGCCCCGGAAGAACTCGAACATGTCATCGCAGCGGGCCAGCGTGAAGCTCCCGCAGTCCCCGTTGACCACCAGCGAGCCAGGCCAGGTGATCAGGTCGAACCAGTAGGCCGAGCGGTCCGGGCGCCGGAACCGCAGGTGCCGGTACAGGCCGTCGTCGTGCAGGATCGTCATCTGGTGCCCGGCTGTGTCACGCTCGAACCGGGCGGCCATGTCGTCAGCCATCGTCCTTGCTCCCCTCGGTGCCGCTCTTGACGTGCAGCCCGGAGATGGCGCGCTGGACGTCCTGCAAGGACGCGGTCAGCCCTGCGGCACGCTCGGCTGCCAGCCGCAGGTGCATGCTCGCGCCCTCGCAAGCGACCGCCGGGTCGCGCCCGCTGTCATCACCGAGTTTTCCCGTGGCAAGCTGCGCGGCCAGGAACTCCGCAAGCTGGCCGCAGAGCTGCGGTAGCCGCGAGGTTGCCGAGTAGAGCTCACCGAGCAGCCGGTACGCCTCAGACGGGTAGTCCAGCCCCGGGGCGCTTCCCATCGTGCTGTAGACCAGGAAGCGCGAGCAGGCGTCGAAGATGGCGGCTACCTCGGCCGTCCGCTCTGGTGAGTGCGGGCCATCGGGGTTCAGGTCGATGTTCACGGGGTCTCTCCTGCCTGCGCCACGGGGGCGCTCTCAGATCCGGGGCTGCATGTCACGAGCGCGGGGTCCAGGGTCATCCGGTGCCATGAAGGCACCTCGAACGGGGTCTTTCCGCAGCAGGGAAACAGCCCGTCGCCGCCGTCCGCGAAGGGAACGGGGCAGCGGTGGGTGACGCTGCCGTGCTCTGCGGCCAGGGCGTCAAGGCCGCGGGTCATCGTTCCCCCCCCCAGGTATGCCCGCGCTACCGCGAGAGCGGCCTGCCTGATGTCAGCGTGGTCGTCGCCTTCCTCGCACTCGCAGGTGGAGGCGGCATCAAGGAGGTCAGCGACGGCGAGAGCGGTGCCGGGGTGCATGCCAGCGATGTGCTCGGCGTCGGCCCGGTCCCGCTCGATCAGGACCAGTTCGGCGCTGCCGGGCTCGTCATGGATGCCGGTCGTCACCTGCCCGTAAGTCCTGCTGGCCACGTACCACTCCTCGTGCACGCTGTTGAAGGCGTGCCATTCGCCCGGCGTTGCCGCCTCGGCGCGCTCTCGCATCAGCTTCGCTGCCTGCCTTAGCTCGGCTGCGGGTGATAGGTCAGCCATCACTTCTCCCCTTGCCGCGCTAGGCGATCAAGCTCATCGCCCGGCGTATCCGCATGCGCCTCAATCGACGCCCAGCACGCCGGGCAGTAGGTGCACTGCGTGTAGGGATCGAACGCGACCCAGCCCTCAGGCGTGATGTCCTCGACGGTGCCGGTGCGGAACTGGCCCCAGCCGTGATCCTGGCCGCTGAGGCTCACGAACTCGCGCCGGAGGGGAGCGGTGCCCTCGGCCTTGGCGAAGCAGCCCCCGCATTCGAGGGTGATGGTTATCGGCATCGCTCAGCCCTCCAACTCGGTCATCTTCGCCAGCACCTTGTCGTAGGCATCCACGTAGCCGGCGGCGATGGCCTGCTTGCGGTACTCGCCAGCTTTGCCCTGCGCCGTAATCTCCTTCGCGTAGATCAAGCGGTCACCGTCGATCTCGGCGCGGAGTGCCTGCCAGCGTCCCTCTGCCGACTGAGGGCATGGCCACGGATCACCGTGGTCGCACCAGGTTCTGCCAGCGTCGCGGACGTGCTCAGCCATCGGTCTCAGCCTTCCACGTAGCGGCGGACGGCGGCGTAGGTGCCGGCCGGGATGATCACGTTGTTCTCGTCAGCGAGCAGTACGAGTCGCAGCGGCTCCGCATCGGTGACGGGGCTGTTCCAGGTGACGAGGCGGAACTCGCCATCCCAGATCACGAGGTCTCCCTCGCGGACCTCGGACCACGGCAGGATCTTGTCGGCTACGGCGCTTGGCGGGCAGTCCTTCACGTCGAACTCCCGCCAGCGGGTATCGGTGGCGGTCATGGGGTGGTCTCCGCATCAGGCTTGCGCACGTCGAAGCGGTGGATCCGGCCGTCAGCCCGGACGGCTAGTTCGTGGCCGGCCGGTCCCGGCGTCCATGCGCTATCGCCCTTGCGGGCCAGCTTGATGGCGTCCTCCAGATCCCAGTCGGCACCGAGGAAGGCGATAGGCGAGTCCAGCATGCAGTGGACGATCACCCGCTGCTTGCCGAGCGCGGCCTCAACCACCTCGCGCACGTCCGCCGGGCTCACCATCGTCAGGCCGTGGCCACCCAGCGGCGTCGGTCCCGTCTCGTGATCGGCGCAGAACGAGAGCACGCACTCCACGGCGTTCCGGTAGTCGTCCTCGCCCGGCTGCTCATGGAACGCGCCGGCAGTCAGCGCGGCTACTGCCTCATCAGCCGTGATGAGTTCTGCGGTGCCCTGCTTCATCGGTCATGCCTCCGTGTTGTCAGTGAAGGTGCGGGCTACGTCGGCGCTCTTGGTGATCTGCACGAGGCAGTCCCCCGGCTCGTGAGCGCGCGGCGGGACGATGAACCGGACCCGGAACGCGGCAAGCGTGCTGCTCTCGTCAAGGCGGCAGCAGTAGGCGCCGGGCGGCAGGTCGGCGGGGATCTCGTGCTGGTTGATCACGGTCAGGCTCACAGGTCAGTCCCCCAGACTGCCGCGTCAACGGCATCAGCAGTGCGCGGGGCAACTTCCCGCAGTGCATCCATCAGGGCGTCCCACCTAGCACTCAGCCGGGCGCACTCAGTCTCGGCGCTCCCCCACTCAAGGGCGTAGCGGCCCCGGTTCGCCAATGCCCAGCCGCGCTCCGGGGACGCCTCCGGGACGGGCCGGGTTAGGCGGCGGTCAAGCTCGGTGCGCATCTTGCCTGCACGCCATGCTGCCGCGCGGGCATCACGGCCGAGGGCCAGGGCCTCGTTGGCGCCGGGTACTGCGCTGGCAACGAGGATCATCGGTCAGCGTCCTTTCCGGGAACGCGGCGCGGGACGACGCGGACGGGCTGGGCGTACCGCGCCGGCATCTGCCAGCCCGAGCGGGCAAGGTCGCGGTTGTAGCAGGTCACGTAGAAGTGCCCGAACGCGCCGCCGATCCGGTCAGTGAGCCAGATGAAGGCGTGCGCAACGGCGTACGGGATGAACAGCACGCAGACCAGCGGGAGCGCGATCAGCACCCGGACGGGGACGCTGAGCCAGACCAGCCGCCAGTGCCGGACGGGCAGTCCGCCGCGAGGCGCGTAGGCGATTCGGTGCAGCACGCGGGACGGGAGACCGGTCATCGGTCGTACCAGGGCGAGAGCGCGGCGCGAGCGTCATCGAACGCGCGTGATAGATCATCGGTCATGTCCGAGCACTCCTTGATGGCTTCCATCGCGGCGACCAGACGGGCAGCCTTGGCCTCAGTGATCTTCTTGCCGCGCGGCTGCCGCGAGTGCGGGAAGCGCGCGCCGCTGTAGTTGTTGCCGGTTCTCATCGGTCGCTCCCCTATCGCTTGATGGTGATGTCGGCCATGTCGCCGAGCACACTGCGCTTCACGTCCGAGAGAAGCCAGCTGCGGACGTGATCCACGATGACGCGAGCGGGCGCCTTGGTGCCGGGCATCGCCAGCCCGTACTCCTCGGCGTAGTCCGCTACCTGCTGGTCGCTCATCTCGATCACGAGCGTGACTGCTATGCGCATCAGGACTCCCTCGCGGGCTTTATCGGCTGCACGTTGGTCAGGTCGGCCGGGTACCACGCGTCAACGCTGCGCTTGTGTATTCCGCACAGCGGGCGGCGCGCACCCGTGGCCGGGTCGGTCCACTCCCACTTGGCGTTGCGCCCGCAAGTGGACGGCCCGCTGTAGGCGGTTCCGGTGGCATGATCGCACTTCATCAGGCATTCACCTTCTCCGTGTGTCTCGACATTCTGTCTAGACACAGGCTAGCGGTACTAGCTGCCGCGCGCAAGCTTGCGATACCATCGGTGTGTCTAGACAACGAAAGGGGGAGCCAGTGACCCCGATGCGCGGCACCAAGCGCGAGGCGATCCGCGTTGAGCCTGAGCTGTGGCGTGAGTACGGACTCGCCTGCGTGGCCGACAGCACCAACAGGTCGGCCGATCTTCGGGCGCATATGCAGCGCCGCGTCCGCAGGTGGAAACGAGCTGAGCGAAGCGCGGCCCGAGCCGCCGGTTAACTCCCCGCACGCGCCAGGGCCGGCCAACTTCTCACGGCAGACCGGCCCCGGCGCTTCTCCCAGTGATAGGAGATCCGTCAGTATGCCATGCGGACATTTTAGGTCACTCTGCGAACATGCAGGCTGACTAAGGGTGAGCTGCCCGCTGGGCTTCACGCTCACCCAGTGCATAGAGGACCACTGGTGCCGCGCCCTGCACGGGGAGCGCGTCGGTGCGCACTGGCGTGCCCGGTGCCCGGCGTGCCTGAAAGACGATGCGTTCGAGATCAGCATTACCGGCACCGGGGCCAATGCCCGGCTGAAATGGAACTGCCACACGAAGCCAGCATGTGACCATGACCGAATCCGCGTCCTGCTCGCCAAGGCGCTGCCCTGCAAGATGGCGGCGCGCGGGCCGAAACCTGACGCGCTGGCGGCCGAGATCGGCAAGCTCATCTGCTCGGGCATGGACCCCTCCGAGATGAGGCTGCGGATCGGGCAGGCCATCTGGCCGGAACGATCGGCCGCGCAGGTCGCCGATGAGCTTGGCCTGTCGCGCGCCACCCGCTACCGCCTGCACTGCCCGCCATCGGTCGGCCGTTGACCCGTTCATACGTTCGCCGGCCTGCGCCGGTTACGCTAGCACGAGAAGTCAAGTCCGCTGATTCGGTGCCTGACCTGCGGTTTCGTCTCACGCAGAGACGCCTTCCCAGTCTCACGGTGAGACGCCGCCGATGCGGTGCCGACCTGCGCGTTTGTCTCACGGTGAGATTCACGGCCACGCTAGCTCGCCTCCAGCCCGAACAGGGTCATCTCGTCGCAGGGAATCCCGTCCCTCGTAATCGCCGAGCACACCGGGGGACCACTGGAGCCGGGCCGGAACACCGCGACGACGGACGGGAACGGGGCGTTGTGAGCGCCGCTGGCCGCCCTCCGCTCCTCCTGCCGCACCCCGCCGAAGCTGAGCCGGCCGCGGATGAACCGGACCTCGGCGGCGCGCATCACGTGGTCATGCCACCAGCCAGTATCGGTGCGGGCGGGCAGGAGGCAGACGACGACGGAACGGCGGCTCTCCCGCTGCGCCTTCGCCACCCACTTGCCGATTTCGACCCCATACGGGGGATTCATCCAGCAGCTTCCCGGCCAGTCCTGCGCTAGCCCGTCCTGCGCGCGGGTGTAGTACCGGGCGCACTTCGCGTTCACGTCGCTGGCGCAGACGTCGAGGGTGAAATGAAACTCGGCGTCGAGGGCTGCGAACAGGCGAGGCGGCGTCGGCCACTCGTCCGTGGTGGAGGCGAACATGCCGGGGTTAGGCGCTCCCATCACGCACCCCCCGGCGCATCCGTAGCGGATCCATCTGGCTCCGGGGTGTCCGAGCGCATTCCTCGACCAGGGCTGCCGCCATTTCCCCTGCTGCCGCTCTCACGGCATCAACGAGGGCGCAGTCAAACTCGCTGGCCTGATCCTGGGTGACTGCTCCTGACTGGGCTGCCTGGCGGTGAGCACGGCCCCGCTGGCGGATTGCCTGCCAGGCGGCGGCCTCGAAGCGCTCAGCGGGTGTCAGGGAATCTGCGACGGGATGAGGGGCGGTCATTGCGCACCGTCCAGGGTTGCCTGCACTGGCTTGCCCGCGGCCTTAACGTCGATCGCCTCGGCCTCATCGGCGACGGACAAGAGCGCGGCAGCCAGCACGCGAGCCTGCGCCGGGGTGTGGCCGTATGTCCCTCGGGGCCAGTAGACGATGACCTTCGTCTCGCCCGTGGTCATGGTGACGGCCTTGACGTCGCCCATTCCGGGCACGCGGGCGCTCACCGGGCATCCGCTCCCTGCTCTGCCGCAATCTGCTGCCTTGCGTAGTCAGTGATGTCCGCAGTAGCCCTAGCGAGTGCTTCCGGTGACCCGCCGCGCTTAGCCGCCTCGATCCACGCGGACCGCAGCGGCCACGGCAGCAGCCTCCAGTGCCCGTCGTCCATGATGTGGCGGCGGTCCACCTCGGTGCCGCAGCCCGGCCAGAGGCAGAGACGGGCGGCGGGACGGCGGGGCTTCTTACGCGGGGTCACGCGGCCACCTGCTCTCGCTGCTGCCGTCTCCTGAGTTCCGCCGCGTACTTCCCGGCTGTCCGCATCGTGACCCCGACCCTCCTGGCCGCCTCCTCAAGCGGGCGTCCACAGGACAGGAGTTCGGCAAGGTCTTCCATCCGGGCTTCCTTGGCGGACTGGCGCCGCTCGTTCAGGCGCCGGGCACCGTCCAGGTCGCGCAGCTCGGTCTCGTACTTGCCGGCGGTCACCAGGGATACGCCCACCCGCTCCGCTGCCTCGGCGATGCTTTTCCCCCAGGACCGGAGTTCCGCGAAGTCCTCAACGCGGCCCGCGCGTTCCTCCAGCCGTTTCGCGTTCGCCGCCGCCGCGCGGTCCCCGCAGGGCCTCGGGTCCGGCGGCCCGCTGCCGGGCTTCCCGGCCCGATACCAGCGGTCCCAGCACGGCCGGCAGTAGCCCGCGGCGCCGTCGTAGCCTCCCGTGTGACGCCTCGGCTGCCGGACTGCCCTGCACTTCGGGTTACGGCAGCGAGGGGGGATCTCGGTGAGGACTTCGGGGGCGCTCATTCCGGGCCCGCTTCCATGCAGTCCGCGGCCCCAGGATCGCGCAGGAGGCTCGCGGCGTCCCGAGCGTCACCGGACTGCGCACTAGGGGCTACGGCGCTCCCAGGCTTGCCGTGGGCGCGCTCGCGGGCCAGGTTTGCGGCGCGGCTGAAAGCCTGCCCGACCCCGCCGCCCTCGTAGCCTGCGGGGTGGCGGGACTCGGCTTCAAGCTCAGCAGCAAGGGAGAGCAGGACAGCGGTCGCGTAGGCATCCCCGGCCCTGTCGATCGCGGCGAAGCTCTGCCCGGGGTAGGTGGCTGCCTCGCGGACAGCGGCGCGGAAATCCTCGCGGGGACTGCGGGCGGCTACCACGGTCCTTCCCCGTCCCAGCCGTCACGGTCCCCGAATCCGTCATGGACGTCGTGAGCGGCACCAGCGGGAAGCGCGCGGCGGGTCTCAGCGGCAGCGTCAGGGCGCTTGAGCGGCGTCGCCAGCGGCACGAACCGGTACAGCGAGTGACCCGGCACTTCCGCGATCACGAAGCCGTCCCAGTCCCGCACGACCATGACCGGCTGCCCTGCCCTAGTGCTCTCGGTCACCCAACCCGTGTGCTCGTCGTGGCCCATGATCTCGACGCGGGCGTACTCGCCGCCTGGTAGCGGCGGCTCCCCGACTGCCGGCAGCATCGCCTCGCTGGCCTCAGCCAGGGTTTGCGCCGGCCCGTCATCCCCGGCGATCAGCTTGAGCAGGAACTGCACGGCCATCGTCACCGTGCAGTGCTGCAACTGGCCGGCGGTGCACGGCTCCCCGACTGCTGGTGAGTGCATGTGCTCTCGCGCACAGTCGGCCACTGCGGCGACGATGGCCCGGACTCGCCCGATGGTGCCGAGGTTCTCCAGCCACGGGGGCCAGGGGAGGTCGTCTTGCGGTTCTGCTGCCGGGATACCCAGGTCTAGCTCAGGTCCGGGCTCGGGTGCGAAGCCCTCGGTCTCATCAGGCATGGGGGATCACCCCGTCCGCGTCATCGAGCGGGTAGTCGTCCGGGTCCGGCAGGAGGTCCGTCACGGCGGCTGCGAGGGGCTCCAGCGCCTTGTACGCGGCCTCCAGCGCGGTCCACGCGGCGGTCAGCGCTTCGTCGCCCTCGGGCATCTGCTCTGCCTTGATGCCGTAGTCGAGGGCCTCCATGAGGCCCCCTTCCCACTCGATCTTGCCGGCCAGGGCGGAGCGGCTCTCGTAGCGGTCGGTCATCGCGTGAACCTCCGCGTCTTGCCGCCGCGAGTGCTCACCAGCGCCGCGAGCAGGATCACGAGCAGCACCAGCACGGCGAACGCCGCGCCGATCCACAGCGGCGACAAGACCCACCACCAACTCCACGTGATCTTGTGCAGGAGCTTGAGCGTGATGAACACGATGGCCAGGAGTCCGGCGAAGCCGATTCCCCCGGAACTGCTGCTACTCGAATTGCCGTTACTCATCGGTGATTTCCTTCCGTTTCAGTCGGGTAGATCAGGTCAGGCGGTCCTGGCTGCAAGATCTGGTCCCCAGCAGCCAGGGGCATGGTCGGGAATCTCGTAGCCGCAGCCGTAGCAGAGCTTCCGGGGATGGGCGCCGAGCATGGCCACGGCCAGGACGTGAACGGCCTGGCGCAGCAATGCCTCCTGCCGGCTGCGCTCGTCGGCGATCCTGCGGGCACGGAACTCGGCGATGGCGGCGGCGTGCTCACGCTCGGCCTCGATCTGCGCCACCCTGGCGGCGAGTGCGGGAGTCATGCCGCATCGCTCCCCTCGGCGCTGCGGGTAGCCCGCTGGCGCTCTAGTTCGGCACGGGCTGCGGCGTACTCCGGGTTGTGCTCGGCGGGCACGCTGGACGGGCGGGCGTGCTGGTACTCGCGGACCATCTCGCGGGGATGCGATGCCGGGTCGAGCATCAGGCGAGGCAGCGCAAGCAGGACTTGCTCCCATGTCATCCCGTCCTGCGCTGCGGCGGCGATGGCTCCGGACACGTGATGCTCTGGCCAGTCCGGGCGCACCGCGATGGCCAGGGCGATCAGCTCGGCGGTGGCGCGGTGGACGGTGGTCTCACCGGAGGTCATGACGCCTCCTTCAGCGGATGGCAGGCAGGGCAGCGGCCCGGCGGGTCGGTGATGGTCAGCCGGGTTTGCTCGTCGCACTCGCGGCACCAGTCCGGCTTGGGGGCCGGCGCCAGGGCGGTCCGGGAACGCCACCACGGGCCGTCGCCAGTGAGTCGGCCGGGGTGTTCCGACGCGGGATCACGGGCAACGGCCAGCACGGCTGACCGCACCAGCCCGGCGGGCCGCTCGGCGACACGCTCGTCAGCGAGTGCCCGCCGGATTGATGCGCTGGCCCAGTCGGGGCGTATCTCGCGGACTTCGGCGATGAGTGAATCAAGATCCACCTCCTCCGCTGTGGCGCCAGCCGGATCAGCGGCAAGCGATTCTGGTGGCGGCGAGCCGGCGTCTGGCACGGGGGAGGGGGTTAGGGGCAAGGGGATAGGGGCCCTCGTTGTACTACTACCGTTACGGGCCCCTTTCCCCTGGGGGCTATCGGGGTGACTACCGGCATCGGTACCGGCTTGCGTATCCGGCTGCCTATCCGAATTGGTACCGGGATGCCTACCGGATAGGGTATCTAGCTGGCATTCCATGTGCCTGAGAAGATCATCTAGCGGACCCAGGATGGCCTTGTTTACCTCTCCCTCGCCGCGGGTCCTGACAAGCTCGCACAGCAGGGCGGCGCGGATGTGCACAGAGTCGATCTGCCCGATTGATGCGGTGAGCGGGAGCCACATCTTCGGCTGCCGCAGGATCTTGTCGCGGCGCACTAGCGACCGCGCCAACAGTTCCCCGGACTCGTGGTCGGTGACGGTCCAGCCGACCGCCTCCAGCTCCTTCAGTGCCGCGCAGACCTCATCGAGCGATTGCCGGGACTTCCTGGCCCACCGTGCCGGCCGCAGTGCGATAACGCCGCAGTGGCTCATGTCCGGCTGGGTCAGCAGCACGACGTAGTACATGTGCCGGGCGGCGACGGACAGGCTGAGGCAGTCCTCGTCATCCCAGATGGACGCGAAGATCCGGGCCTCGCTACGGGGCATCAGCCCTCCCCTTGTCCTCGGGCTCGCTGAGCAACTCGGCAAGGCGCGTCAGTGCTTCGCGTGGCATCCACTTGCGCAGCGCCTTATTGACACGCTCGGGTGTTGTGATCTGAACTCGCGGCGGCTTCCAGCCCTTGGTTCGGGATGCGGCGTAGGCGGACACTTCGCCGCGGACCACCTTGTCGGCCAACTCGGGGTCACTCTTCTTGAGCCGCCGCACCGTGCGCTCGGCCGTCTCCGACTGGGGAGGTTTCAAAAGCGTGGTACGCTTTTGAAACTCAAGAGAGCGACGATCGCCCCCCTTCTCGGCTGCGGCAGGGTCCTCCTCAAAGAGCAGTTTTCGAGCAAGCGACTCAACGTCTGCGAGCCTGGCAGCGTCAAGCAGCTTGCTGGTGGTCATCCCCAGGCCAACCGGTTCGGGTGCCTCTATGAAGGCTCTGAAACTCGGGAAGCCCTCCGCTATCCAGGCGCGCTCTTGAAACGTCTTGCGCAGCAGAAGCGCGAACGACTTCGGATTCGCGCCATCGGTGTGCGCGGCAACCCTCAGCCTGTTCAGGAGCAGCCGGGTATCGGCAAGTTCCATTGCTTCCCGCCGCACGGCGGTCACTGCCAGCCCTCTTCGTTGAGGCGGGCGAGATGGGACCGGACGTGCGCTACGTACTTTTCAGCGTCTTCCGAGGTGGTGATTTCCGCAGTCGAGTCAACGCTGAACGCGAGGTTGATCTCATGTGTCAGCCGCTGCCGAGTCCGCCTGTAACGGGAGTCCTTGGGATCCCATCCGTGCTGGCGCAGGAATCCGCCGATAATCTTTGAGGCTTCGCCCTTGACCTGGGCGGTCGCCTGCTTGTCTGTCATCGAAGGCCCAGGGCTCATGCTCGGGCGGTCCCGGCCTGCGGGCGGCGCACCCGAGGTCTCCGAGGACGGGCGCATGCCCTTGGCCTCCCAGTAAGCGCGGAAGTCGGCCGGCGTCACCAGTGGCCCGAACTCGTCTAGGTCCGCCTCCCACAGCGCGTATTCGTCGGCGCCGATATCCTCGTCATTCGTAGCGCCGCGAACATCTGTCGCCCAGGCGTCTTCCATCTCGGCAGCGGTCCCGTCTGGTGCTTCCCCGCCATCGCCATCACGCTGGCTAAGACCCCTGGCCTGCTCGTTCCGCAGGTAGACGATGAAGCGTTGCATCGCCTGGTCATCGGGCACGATCAGGTGCAGGCACTGCTTGTTGAACGGGCCGCCTTCCTTCCACACCCGGCCGCCGCGGAAGACGAGCTGAGTAAGGTGGCCGAGATCCCTGTAGTTGGTCAGGACGCCAACGACCGTGATCTCAGGGCAGTCGTAGCCAATGAATGCCATCCGGACTGATACGAGGATGTCGTACGGATTGCTCTTGAAATCTTCAAGCGCGGTTAGCGCTGCACCCCCATCCACCGAGACGGCCTTGGCTATCTTAAGTTCCGGGTACTTACGGGAGAGATAGTCAACGACCTGGCGCACATCGCTTATGCCGATGCACGCGATGAGCGCGCGATGTTCCTTCTTGACGCGCTTGGCAGCGCGGAGTCGTCTGACGGTGAGGTCGCACAGCGGCTTCCAGACGGCCGGGTCGCGCAGGACCGAAGCCAGCGCGGCCCGCTCACCGGGTGGCTGAGAGCTGGCCATGCTGAGGTCGTACTCGACGCCGCTCTTGAGCCGTATGCCAGCATCAAGGATTGCCGCATCGAACTGCCGGAGGTATCCGAACGTGATGCCGTCGCTGTAACTGGCGGTGACATCCGGCTGAAGATGGAGCCGGTCGCGCGGGCCAGCCTTGTAGCGGTCGTCGCACAATACGAGCTGGCGCCCGTCGGAGCGCTCGGCTGTTCCCGTGAGCAGCAAGACGTGAGCGGCGTGCTCGGCTATCTGCTCAATGAACTTGCCCGCAGCGGGAGCGCCCGCGTCCTCTTCGTCGTCCTGAGCGCCGCAGTACTGCGCCTCATCGGCGATCAGCAGGAACTCCCCCGCGTGCTGTCTCGCCCATCGCAGGTGGAGCTGGCCGCCATCCTGCGCCGTCCTCGTGAAGTCGCTCACGCCAGACTGGTAAGTGGAAACAAGCCCGATGCGAGTTTCGCCGGGCGGTAGTAGCGGCTCCTGGTTTGGCCGGTGATAAAGCCACTCAAGACGGCATGCCGTGTCAAAGAGCCTGAAGCTGCCAAGCTCGGCCGCCTTGCCCGTCGATGGATCCGTGACCTTGCGGCCTTTGTCATCGCGCAGGTAGGTGCGGTATGTCATCTCGGCCTGCCGCGCGAGGGTGACGCGGGGCACGTAGATCAGCACGTACTTGACGCCCGGCAGAGTCCTCGACTCAAGGCGCATGAGCGCCGTGGCAACTGCCTGGTAGCCGATGGTCTTGCCAGAGCCGCACCAGACCAGCCCGACAGTCACCTTCTCGCGAGCCGTGTAGCGGTTGACTACGGCCTTGATCAGCTCACCCTGGAACGGGCGCACGTCGGGGTCAAAGCCGTCCTGATATTCCATCGACATTCCCTTTCTCAGATTGCATGCCGGACACAAGGGGCGCCCGTTATCCCTCTCTGTCTGACCACCGCGCACCCATGGCACGAAGTGGTCGGCGTGCCAGCCGTCGCCTAGCTGCACTCCGCACTCCGCGCAGCGCCCGTGCCACGCGGCGTACATCGCGTTCTTCTCGCGTCGGCTGAACCGGCGCCGTTCGGTCACCCAGGTCCCTCCCGTCCAGCGTGAAACTCACTGCTACTATATATCCGCGTAGGTTAGGACCATAGCAGGTGTTGAGGTATGCTTGTAAACACCATCCGGTCAGCCGGGTGTAACGGGGCACGGGTGCTGTTACGCTCTGCGGCATTCGTGCGATAGTGGAGGTGTGGACGACGCCATGACAGACGTACTGGAAGCCCGGCAGGCGTTCGATGACGCCCGGCAGGAGGCAGCGGCGATGGTCGCCCGTAAGCGAGCCCTCCTCGGGCTGGCCATGATCCGTGCCCGCGAGAACGGTCGCGAGTCGCAGATGACGATCGCCCGCAAGATGAAGATCGGCCCGCAGCAGGTCCGCGCCTACGAGCAGGCATACCGGGACTGGGCCGCGAAGCACGAGGGTGAGCAGCTCGGCTGATCCCGCTCACCGTTCAAACCGCCGCGCCGCGCTCTTTGCCCTCGGTGCCTCTTCCCTCAGCCCCAGCATCTCCAGCAGTTCCCGCATGACCCCCAGGTCGCCCTTGTGCGCCCGCTTACGGCACCGCAGTCCCGTGCACCCGTGACGGCGCACCATCCCGTAGTCCGCTACCCACCGGGATGCACCGAGGGCTATGGCGGCTTCCTGGCGCTCAGCCTCGGCCTTCTGCGCCGGCGTCCGGGCAGGCATCTGCGGGATATGCAGAACCGAGTCGTCGTTCCCGAAGCTGCTGATGACGACGGGTGGCCTGCCTGCTGACACGGCCTGCGCGATGTGCATGTCGCCTACATGCTCCGAGGCTCCCCGGCGGCTCACGGCGGATCACCCGGTACCTCGGTTATGGTCACTCGCAGCAATCCGCGGGGATGCGTCTCGTCGGCCAGCCGGTAAGTGACCTGCCGGACGCACCGCTTCGTGTCCGTGGGGAACACCCCGCATTTCACGAGGCCATCGACCAGCGCCTTTCCGGTCGGCGCCATATTGTCGGCGTCGGTGATCACGCCCGACGCGAAGGGGTGCCGGTCCCGCTTCAATCGCGGCGGCGAGAGGTATTCCACGGTGACATCGGAGCGGCCGAGTGGCGGAATCCCTCGCGCAATGGCTGCGACCTTTGCCTTGATGTCCTGCGTGAGGTCGTTCCGGGCGTACCTGTTGAGCCGGTTGTTAGCGGAGATCAGCGCAGTCCCCGGCGGCATCTCCAGCGTGAATGTCCTCATCCCTTCTCCGGGGGACATCTGCCCGGGTGCCCGGGGGGAGGGGGAAGTCACGCGCTTACCGTTTCGGCAGCGGCAGCGGGAAACTCGCGGATGCGCAGGTCGGCCGGCCATGCGTCCCAGTCGCCACCGTGAGAACCGGCACCAAGGGGAATGCCCGTCACGGCCCCGAGCTGCTTAACGAACGGCGTGATGCCTGCCTCGCGGCTCTGCCTCACAAGCGTGCGCGCCCAGTCGATTTCCATTGGCCTCGCGCCGGGGCCGGACTCGCCACCGATGATCAGCCAGTCGGGCCGGATCAGGTCCGGGCACGGGCTGGAGCAGAATCCGCCGGGGAAGTCGTGAGTAGGGCAGTGCCCGTGCCCTCGGTGCAGCCTGATCGGCCCTATCAGCGGCTCAGCTGAGACGAACCGGATAGCGGCTGGCGTCTGATTCAGCGCCGGGATGCGGATGTCTGCCCAGTGCTGATCCTCGGCGCTGACCCCCAGCCAGACATTGCGGAGCGGCCATGCGTAACCCCTGATGGCAGGAATGTCAGATGGCAGGCAGCAGTAGGCACGGTTCACACGGCCAGCGAAGTCTTTGCTGTTCAGCAGCGACCGCATGCGCGCGTGGCGTTTTGTCAGCACCTGGAATGTGTGCTGCTGAGCGGCAGCCATCACCGCAAACACATCGGCAATGAAGTCCTCGGGAATGTCCTTGTGGAACAGATCCGACATGCTGTTGACGAAGATTCGGCGTGGCCGCTTCCAGCGCAGCGGCTGGTCAAGCGCATCCGGGTGGACTGCCACGCCGAAGCCGGGACCGCTGGTAAACGGGTGGCCATCAGTTTGGTACTTTGCCGATCCCATGCTCTTTAGCCGCTTGGCCAGCGTTATCGCGTAGCAGTTATCGCAGCCCGGCGAAACGCGGTCACAGCCCGTTGTGGGATTCCATGTCTCGTTAGTCCATTGTATTCCAGTGCCCATTACGCGACCGCCTGAAATTCCGTGAGCGCCAGGACATCCATGAGGTTTGCATTAGGAACGCGATTGGTGCGCTCTAGCCACTCAAAGACATCCGAGTCGTTCTTGCTTGAGTTGCACGAATGGCAGGCAGGAACAATATTGCCCGGCGCGGTGCGGCCTCCACGGGAGACGGGCATGACGTGATCCCATGTCGTGGCCGGGGAAGGGCAGTAGGCACAAGCACCCTCGAACTGCTCGGTCAGGTATTCCATCCCGAGCGAATCCATCGGCTCTACGCCCCGCTTGCGTGCGTGGACACGGCTGCGGATAGCTACCGGGTTGGCCGCATACTGTGCCCGATATTCCGCCGCGATGTGTTCGCGGCAAGCACCCTGTTCAAACGGAACCTGTTCCGATGGCAACCACGCCCGGCATCCGCGACACCACGATCGTCCTTGCGCTTTCTGTGCGCGGCGCTCTGCGGTTCCGGGCCGGGAGGGATTCTTGCGTCTCGCCGCGAGCGAGCGGCGGCACGAACTGGCGCGCCCGCTAACCCTTGATGAGTCCTTGCCGAAGTCTTCGGCATCGTGCCAGTCTTGGCACCGCCAGCAGTACAGCAGGCCCCTGTTGAGGCGGTCGATGTACTCATTGACGCCAAGTCCGGTCCGGGTTGCAGCAGCCTTAATGCCGCCGTCACGGCTACCCACGACGCCACCAGGTGGCCTCAGTCCACTGGATTCCGGTCTTGTCGGCCATTACGCTGCCTCTCTCCCCGTCGCTGCCATTGCTTCCGCGTCCGCTGTCCGTACCTCGTGAGGCGCTGATGCCATCAGTCCCGTAATAGCCCGGCACCCTTCGCCTTCACGCGCCCCGCAAGGTGTTCTCCCGGACTCATCCCGGCAGCGGACGGTGCGGGCTGTAGCGTCGGCCTCAGCGAGCAGCAGGAGGCGGTACGTGGCTGCCCAGTCGGCGCGGGTCTGGGCTAGCAAGCCCGCGCTCACGGTGCCTGCTCCCCGGCGCCCAGGGCGGCCCGCAACTCGTCGTCAACGAGCGCGAGCATGGTGAGCACCCCCGCATCCCCGAGCACGTCCAGGTGCCGCGTAGTCCGCGCGATCCGCCGTGCCGCCGCGAGTACGTGACCGCGTGATGACGGCGGCAGAGCCTCAGCGGCAGGCAGGAGGGCTGCCGGCTCCACGTCGAGTCCCTTAGCTACCCGCAGCAGCGTGGAGACCTGCGGGTCCCGGCGGCTGTTCTCCCACATCCACAGGGCGCTCTGGCCGACGCCTGATCGCACGGCTACGGCACGCAGGGACAGTCCCGCGCGGGTCCTCGCCGCCCGCAGGAGTTCGCCGGTGGTCGCGGTCACGTCGGCTCGCCGCCGATCAGGTCAGCAAGGCGCTCGGTCAGCTGCTCCAGCCGCATCGGCCAAAGCTCCGGAGCAGTGAATACGAGGTCACTGCGGTAGCGCTCGATAAGGTCCGGGACGCCGGCGCTGATCCGTGCCCGCTCGGCTGCCCGGATGGCTGGGGCCGAGTCCGGGCATCCGTCCTCATGCGTGATCACTCCCTCGGTAAGGGGAGCCATGCAGGCTGAGCAGCACCAGATCCCGTCCGGGTATCCGCCGCTCAGGGTGAGAAGCCAGCGTCCGGCC